AATAGGAGATATATTATGGATATCCAAGCCGCAACCGAATTCGCTCGTAAAATGCGTGGACTGGCTCGTCGCGCTGACAACTTTGGTTATGATCGTCAGGCAGTTCTCGAAGAGATCATCAACATTGCCGAAAACTACGAAGAAGTAGCCGAGCGTATTGAGATGAATATGATCGTACAAATGCAACGCGACTGGGTGGAGGCTAACTAATGATTAAAGAAATCAACTCAGATACCTATGCTGAGCGTATTATTGGTATGATGGCTGACTATAAAGCTACCATGTTTGATGCACTTTTGTGGGATTTTGAATCATTTTGTGGTTTACATGGTGCAGAAGCGATTTATAATGTAGATGGTATGAAGGCCCTTGAGCGAAAGTTTCGCGTATACCTTGTAAAAAATGGTATTGAAAGTTCAAAAGACGAAGACTTCTACACCGATATATTCATGGGTCGCAGCAACAATATGGAGCTAAACAAGAATGCCGAAGCGAAAGACCAGTAAAGCACAGAAGCTTCAGTCAGCAAAAGCACAACATGAAGCTTGGCTTGCATCGATGGGGTATAAAGGCGGTAAGTCACTTCGTGGTAAGCATGGCCGTCGCAAAGGCATTTATGAGCTACCAGATCTTCAAAAGGATCTTCGTCCCATGCCTGCTACAAGTGATAAGATTGCCGGTAATGGCAATAAACGTGAGTCGCAAAAGTATACTGGCGATTATGTGAAAGGTATTGCAACTACTCATAAGTCAAACAGTGTACCAATTACTAGTCGAGAGCAAGCAATTCAGGTAGCACAAATGAGGAGAAGCTAAGGCTTCTCCTTTCTTTTATAAATAGTCTAAAGTTAGACTTAAGGGTGTTACAATGCAAAACTTTAAATTATTTTTAGAAGAAGAAAAGGAACTTTTGCTTATGAGTGCAGCATCAGATAGATATGAAAATGAAGTGGCTGATTACCTTGATTCTTTAGGTGGAGTTTCAGCAATAAGACCAGCTGTTTCTACTAAATATTCAGATATCATTATAGAATACGGCGGAAAAAAAGCTTGGCTTGAAGTTAAAATGAATCATACAGATAATCTTGGGAACACACGCGTTTCCTATATTAAGGGAAAATGGGATGCTGCTAAGCCACTTGACCCTGTTAAAAACTTTGCTATAGAATATCTTTCAAAAAGTGCTCAAACAAAAAAGTTTTTAAAAGAAATGTCTGATGCATCTGGAATTCCTGTAAATAAAATGATTCTTCCATCGACTAAAGGTCTTCTTAAGCAGGAAGGTGCCGTTCCTTATGTAGTTGTAGCAGATTTCTTTAAGGATAAATCACAATATATTCTTGATGTAAAAAATGTCGATCTTGGAAAACTTGTAACAGAACATTATCTCAAAGGTAAAGCTGAACCAGCATACTATATGCAGGCTGGCGATGATTTCTATATGATTGGAAATAAAAATCCATTAGGCCTTCCTCGTGATATACCAAAATTATCAGGTAAAGGTACCTTTAGAATGCGCATTGGTGTAAGATCAGCTAAGTCTGCCTTTTATGAAATTCAGCCAGAAATTAAAATTTTGGATATGCCTAAGAGCCCATATTCAGTATTCGGAAAAAACGGAAAAAAGAATCCTTTCTATGCTTAACTTTAGTTCATTTCTTACCGAGTCAAAAAACACTCATATGACTCACCTCGAAGATCGTATTATTGATAGCGGGGTCGAAGGTACACGTGAGGCTATTAACTTTCTTCGTGCTCTTCGTGACATGCTTGCTGGTCGTTCTAAGAGTAAAGTAAATGTAACCGTAAAATGGGATGGCGCGCCTGCAGTATTTGCAGGTGTTGATCCTTCTGATGGTAAGTTCTTTGTCGCAAAGAAAGGTATCTTTAATAAGAACCCAAAGGTCTATAAAACAGAGGCTGATGTTGATGCAGATACATCAGGTGACCTGAATACAAAATTGAAATTGGCACTAAAACATTTGCCAAAGCTTGGAATACAAGGAGTGGTTCAAGGTGATTTTCTATATTCGAGAGATGATATTAAAACGGTGGACATTGATGGAGAACCGCATATTACTTTCCATCCTAATACGATTGTTTACTCGATACCAAAGAAAAGCGAACTTGCTAAAAGAATTCTCAGATCCGAAATCGGTGTGGTATGGCACACAACGTATCGAGGAGACTCATTTGAAACAATGCGAGCGTCTTTTGGAGAGGAGATTGCATCTAATCTCAAAGAAGTGAGTTCTGTTTGGTCGGTTGATGCTACCTATAAAGACGTATCTGGGATGGCCACGTTTACAGAAAAAGAAACAGACGAGATTACAAAGATTCTTTCTGATGCTGGTAAGATCTTTTCAAGGCTCGATCGTAAGACACTTGATGGTTTAAGTGCTAATGATCAGCTTAACATGCGTGTAAATACTTTTATTAACTCAAAGGTTCGTGAAGGTCAACGTATTACAAACACTCGACGCTTTGTTGATGAGCTCGTTGATTATATTCTTGCTTATTATAAGAAAGAAGAAGACAAACGTAAGAGTGAAAAGGGTAAACAAGCACAACGTGAAAAATCAAAAGAAGTGTTGTCTTACTTTAGTAATGTTGATAAACGTGAGATTGTAAAGGTATTCGATCTTTATAATTTAATTGTAGATGCTAAGCTTATGATTATTCGTAAACTCGACAAAGCAAAGCGTATTGATACTCTTCTTCTTACACCAAATGGTTATGAGGTAACAGAACAAGAAGGCTTTGTTGCTATTGATCATACCGGGAAAAATGCAGTAAAGCTCGTTGATAGACTTCAGTTTAGCCGAGCGAACTTTTCACAGGACATTATTAAAGGATGGCAAAGGTGAGTAATCCATTATCAGAGTTATTTGCTCTTGTTGCTGAGGAACAAAAGAAGCAAGAAAAAGAAAACGAAAAGCTTAATCAACTCTCAAGCTTTGTTGAATCACTTGCTGTTGTTCGAAAAGACGAGATTCCTGAATCAATTCAAGAAGAAGTAAAGACTCTCGATGTAGAAGATATTTCCAGTCAAATGGAACAAATGGTTGAAGAGGTCAAAGCAAGAGCTCTAGAAGAACTAAAAGAGCAAGGTGTAGATCTTTTTGGTACTTCACCCTCGGTTAAAACACAAGATCCTCTAACACCGTTTGACCAAAAGTTTGCCACTAAAGAAGAGTTGCAAAAGCACTATACAAACTTCCTTACGCGCATTCAGCAACAACTTTCAACAATCGGTGGTGGTGGTGAAGTTAAGTTCCTCCGTCTTGATGATGTAGCTCGTCAAACTGCAACTGATAACTGGGTTCTCGAATATGATGCTGCTACTGGTAAGGTTCAATTCACTGATGAAATCGGTCCTATTAGTATTGTCACATTTGATCCTACACATGATACATCAACACACCCACATGTTACGGGCGATGTATGCTGGAATAATGATGACCAAACACTAAATATTTTTCATCCTGCGGGTGTTGTGCAACAGGTCGGACAAGAACTTTATGCATACATTCGAAACAATACTGGTGTAACTATACCAAACGGCACTGCTGTTCAATTTGCTGGGGCTGAACAAAATGGTACAGCGCGACTTGAAGTTGCTCCAATGATTGCTAATGGTACTTTTCCTTCATTATATGGTTTAGGAATTGCTACAGCAGATATTCCTGATGGAGATGATGGTAAGGTTACTGTTTGGGGTAAAGTAAGAGAACTTGACACCTCCGCTTTTGAGATTGGCGATATTCTTTATATCAGTCCGGATACAGCAGGTGAACTAACAAACATTAAACCAACTGCACCGAATAATGTAATTCCAATTGCTGCCGTTCTTCGTAAAGATGCTACTGGTGGGGAAATATTTGTAAGACCTACTATTGAGCAGGATCAGCTTTATGGTAGATTCGCAAGAACAACTGATCAAACGGCAGCTGCTATTAATACACCGTATGTTGTAGAATTTGATGATACTGAACTATCTAATGGCGTAAACATCGGTACTCCAACAAGCAGACTTGTTGTGAATGACTCTGGTTTTTATCAGTTTGACGTATCATTCCAATTTAGCGCAACATCAAACAAAGGTATTGTGATTGTGTGGTTTCGAAAGAATGGAGTAGATATTCCATATTCTTCTAGAAGATCAACGATCACAAATAACGATACTCTTACCTTAGCCGCGTCTACACAAATATCTCTTGCTGCTAACGATTATATTGAAATCGTATGGGCAGTCACAGCATCTGGTATCCTGTTGGATGCGAACCCAACTCCTGTTGTTGGTCCACCGGTCGCAAGTGTTCTTATATCTGCAGCGCAAATCCAATTGTGAATACCGACTATTCCAAAATAGCATAGCTCATTTTAACATCTCCGTGATAAATATTCATGAATCCACAATTTATCACGGAGACACACATGACACATTTAGAATTAGAACTATCACGAGGCGCCTACAAGGTCGCCTTTATTTTTGAAAGTATCTTCACTTTTTTTGGTAAAGTATTTAGAGCTATTCAAAAATCTCGTCAAGCTAAAGCCAATCGAGCTATTGCTGATTTATTGAGATATGAATATCCTCAAGAGTCATATGCATACATTTTACGTTTAGTAGAGGAAGGAAGAATCAATGAACTTCGTAAGTAAAATTTGGAATAGTATTAGACCACTTTCTCGTAAGCAAAGAGAAGAAGCATATCTTGCACAAGCTACTGATCTTACAGATCTTGAAAGACGTATCAAAAGACTTGAAAATACCAATCTTTCTGGCTGGGTATAAATAGACTTGAAGTCTATGAAAACAAGAGGGCTTCGGCCCTCTTTTTTATTTGGAGATATTATGCCATACGAGATATACAATACTTGGAATTTTTCGATATATCTTGACATAGCTGAATCTGCTATGATGAGAGCGCGAGCACAAGAAAAATATGAGGTAGCAAAGTTCCAATGGATGAGAAATAATCTCAAACTTGCAGACACATTCATTGATGTTGGTGCTAATAAGGGCGACTTTACATTACACGCTGCTCAATTTTGCGGAAAGGTTTATTCAATAGAACCACACCCAGATAATATTGAATGGTTATGCAAAAGTATTCAATTAAATGATTATAATAACATTGTTGTTCTTGAAGGTTGTGCAACAAACGAAAAAGGTAGTGTAGATCTCACAATAGGCGGAAAAAGTGGCCACCACTCTATCACAAGAAAAGGCTCAAACACAATCACTGTAGAAGGCTTTCGTCTTGATGATATGATTTCAGAAGACAATCTTGTAATGAAAATAGATGTAGAAGGAGCAGAAAAGCTTGTTTTACAAGGAGCTGCAGACGTCATCAAACGTTGTCGTGCTTTATTAATTGACTTAGATTCTCGTGACTTAGAAGGTGTAAAAAGATTGCTACCAGATCATGACCTTGTTAGTCATAAAGGAAATGATTTATTATTCGTGAGGAAGTGATGGACTATTTTATTTTTGGACTTCAAAGATCTGGCACAAACTATCTTGAGCAGCTTGTTAATCAAAACTTTAAAGGACGAAGAGCTAATAGAGCTAATAAATGTTGGAAGCATTCTATTGATATTCCAAAAGGATATAATAACCAACATCCAACCCTTATCATATACAAAAATCCATATACTTGGGTAGAATCAATTTGTTTACGTAACACTGTAGATTGGCTAAAAACCCAAAAAGAATATCCAGCGCAAGAAGGTCCTGATGAATTACGCCTTGGACCAAATAAAATTAACGTCGAAAATCTTGCTAAGACTTATGATCACTTTCATAATACATGGTTATGGAGTAGATCTTTATCGGAAAATACCTATGTAATGAAATATGAAGATCTTCTTATAACAAATTCTAGAGAAAGAATTTTAAATAATATCTCACATATTCTTCCAGTAAGAAAAACTGATCAATGGGTTAATCCTCAACGTGGTAAGATTAGTCAGTCAAGAGATTATAATGAAGATCGAGAACATTATTATCTATCAATGAAACCAAAAGAATTAACACCTATTCAAATTGAAGCTATCAACAATGTACTTGGAGATAGAATCATTGAATTGGGGTATGATAAACTATAAATAAAAAGTAATTTGCAGTAAGTCTACGGAAAACCTGTGAAGAAAAGAGAGGAAAATATGGACGGTACAGAAAAAATCGAACCGCAAAAGTCTGCGAAAAAAACAGACAAGAAAAAAGATACAAAAGCGGATAAAGAGTTCGTAAAGAACACAGTTGAAATTAATCCCGAAATTGCAGAACAGAAAAAAGGTTCTGTTGTTATCTCCTTCGGTAGATTAAATCCAATTACCATCGGTCATGAAAAGATGGTTGACAAACTGAAGTCAGTAGCACGTAGTAAAGGTGCTAAGCCGCTTCTCTTTATGTCTCATTCTCAAGACAAGAAAAAGAATCCACTATCATATAATGATAAGTACGATCTTGCTCGTAAAGCATTTGGTTCTATCGTACAAAAATCAAAAGCCAAAACAATTATTCAAGTAATGCAAGAGCTTCAGAACAAGTATTCTGATGTTACTCTTGTTGTTGGCTCTGATCGTGTAAAAGAGTTTGAATCACTTCTTCAAAAATATAATGGGAAAGACTATGAGTTTGACAGTATTGATGTTGTTTCTGCTGGTGAGCGTGATCCTGATGCTGATGACGTAAGTGGTATGTCAGCATCTAAGATGCGTGCTCTTGCATCTGCAGGAAAAGAAGATGAATTCAAGAAAGGTCTTCCTCGTAAATTACAGTCTATGGCTGATGAAATCTATGATATGGTTCGTTCAGGTATGCAGTTAGCCGAGGAGCTTGAAGCCGAAGGACTATTAATAGAAGCACCATTAACTATTGCTCAGCGCCGTAAGCGTGGTCGTATTATGAAGCGCTATGCTCGTAAGATTGCTGCCGCAAGACGTCGTAAGTCTCGCCGTAGAGCAACACAAGATGTGATTCAAAAAAGATCACGCCGTAAAGCAATTAATGTTGTTCGTAAAAACGTTGCGGGTAAGAAGGGTAAGTCATATAGTGAACTTACACCTGCTGAAAAGTCGGCTATTGATCGTAAGGTACAAAAGCGCCAAAGACAAATAGAACGTCTTGCAAAAAGACTGATGCCAAAGGTTCGTAAAACTGAGCGTGAGCGTCTTGCTGGTCGTAGAGTTAATGAAGAGTTTGAAGCTCTTTTTGAAAAGACTGGTATGATGATGGTCGATAAAGGTGAAGTCAATCCATCAGGTGAAGGAAAGATGGTTGCTGATAGAGCCGACATTGATGTTCCTACACCAAAAGAATACAAAGACAAAAAGTATCAAAAAGCTATTGATAAGGGTGCTGAGAAACGTTCTGATAAAGAAGAAAAAAGACTTCAAAGAGAAGATTATTACAAAGGTGTTCCGAAAGATAAAAAGGATGCACGTAAAGCACACTTTGAACGTGGTGCAAAAATGGATGATGATAATCCAGCTGCATATAAGCCAGCACCAGGTGATAAAGGTGCAAAGACAAAAGAGTCAAAGCATACTAAAAAATTTCGTAAAATGTATGGCGAAGAAATAGAAGAGGCAACAATGCGTGACACAAAACCGCGTAAAAGGTTTCACGAGCTTTTAAAGAAAGACGGTAAAGTAAAGTTTGATAAGCGCTTTAAGTTCAATCGTAAAGTAGCTGAACAAACTTCACCTGAAATTGATCGTCTTAAGGATCAACATAAAGCTGAAAAGAATCGTCTTCGCTCTGACCATGAACGTGAACTTGATCGGGCAAAGGTTCGTGCGGTTCGTAATAAAACTTCTCGTCAGAACAAAATGAAAGAAGAGATTGCACTTGAAAATGATAAGGATCTTTTGAATCTTGTAGACGAGATTCATGAATCACTTCAGCTCGATGAAAGCAAAGTAAAGACCGCGCTTCAAAAGAAAGCTGATAAGACCGGCATCTCTTATGGCGTTCTTAAAAAGGTATATGATCGCGGTGTTGCAGCATGGCGTACAGGTCACCGTCCTGGTACTACACCTTCTCAGTGGGGTATGGCTCGTGTAAATAGCTTTGCAACAAAGAGTAAAGGTACTTGGGGTAAGGCAGACAAAGACCTTGCCGCAAAGGTACGTAAAGAAGAAGTTGAACTCGATTCTTTCTTTGATTTGAATGAACAGTTTGAGCTTATGGAAGCATCTATTATGGATAAAGCTCTTGCGGCTATCCATAAGCATGTAATGGGTGGTGTTGAGCTTGGAGACATCGCATATCAAGTTTCTCGTGCAAAAGGTGTTGATAAGTCTGGACGTGAACTTGAAAGAGCATACATTGATAAGTATGGCGAGCCAAAGAAAAAGAGTGTTGGATCAGGATCAGCTCTTCGTAAGAAATATGGATTTAAAGAGCATCTTGAACTTGAAGAAGGCGTAAATGACCCTGCAATCTTTAAAGCGGTATTCCTAGCTGGTGGACCAGGATCTGGTAAATCATTTATTGTTGGTAAAACTGCATTAACCGCTCTTGGATTTAAACTTATTAATTCAGATAATGCTTTCGAAAGAGCTTTAGCCAAGGCAAATCTTGAAGCAACTCCGGAAAATATCTATTCACCAAAGGGTCAGGAACTTCGCAAAGGCGCAAAGGCACTTACAGGTAAACAACTTGAGCTTGCTCTTGAAGGGCGCCTTGGGCTTGTAATTGATGGTACAGGTAAAGATTATGCTAAGATTGAAAAACAGGCAAATAGGCTTCGTGACCTTGGATATGAAGTAGCAATGATTTTTGTTAATACCGATCAGGATACAGCACTTAAGCGTAATCAAATGAGAGCTCGTTCCTTACCTGATGATGAAGTAAAATCAATGTGGAACGAAGTTCAAAAGAACCTTGGTAAGTTCCAAAGATTCTTCCGTAATAAAATGTTTATTGTTGATAACTCTGAAGGATCTGATTTCGAATCTGACGTAATGTCAGTATATAAAAAGCTTATGGTTTGGTCAAAGAAAAAGCCAGAGTCTTCTTCAGCTCGTGAATGGATTAAAGCACAAAGTGTACAGGAAGAAAAAGGACCATGCTGGAAAGGTTATAAACAGGTAGGTACTAAAAAGAAAAATGGTAAAGAAGTACCAAACTGTGTACCTGAAGAGCACGGCGCTGGTGAGTGGGGAACCGATGAGCTTGCTAATCGTTATCGTAAAGACACTCCAGGCCAAGAAAAAAAGAAAAAAGTAAACGAAGAATTTGAATCTTTATTTGAACAAAAGGCCTGTGATCTCGTAGGTATGCAACAAATTAAAGCGTTTGAAAAGTTTGTTGATCGTATGTTTGAAAAGTTTAACATAGACTTTAAATTCACAAAACACTTTGGTGATCGTATGGGTGATGATCGTAATGACCCATGTATTAAAATGCAAGAACTTGCTGATTTTATTAAAAAGATTTACAAAAAACAAGGTAAGTCTATTAAAGGAGTAGCAGGAGCAGAGGCTGTTATTAAAGATCTTCAGTCGGATCTAAATATTCCAGTCGCTGTTGAGTACGATTCTAAGAACGATGAATTCGATGTTGTGATGAAGACTATTATGAGAAAGAAAAACTTTAAGACACCAAATAAAGTAATCAAATATTGAGGAGAGATAATATGGTAGATATTCTATTTTGGGTTGCGGTGGGTGCATTTGTTGGATGGAATTTCCCACAACCATTTTGGGCAAAGTATATTCAAGAAAAAGTAATGAAAATGTGGAGTAAATAAAATGGGATTTAGATTATCAAAGAGATCATTAAGGGAGCTTGAGGGTGTAAAGCCTGAGCTTGTGCAAGTAGTTCATACTGCTATTGAATTAACATCGATTGATTTTGGTATTACTCAAGGTCTTCGTACTGTAGCAGAACAAAGACAGCTTGTCGCTAAAGGTGCTTCTCAGACTATGAAGTCCAAGCATCTTACAGGCGATGCGGTTGATGTTGTTGCATATATTGGCTCTCGTATTTCTTGGGAGCAGAATCTATATGACAACATTGCTGATGCGTTTAAAGCAGCTGCTATTGAGCATGATGTAAAAATGAGATGGGGTGCTGCATGGCATATTCCGGATATTCGTGAATGGGATGGAACAATGCAAGATGCTATGGATGCATATATCGATCTTCGTCGTAGCCAAGGCCGTAGACCGTTTATTGACGGACCACACTTTGAGTTAAACTGATGTTTCGTATTGTAATCTTTCTTTCCTTTATGTTACTTGCCTTGAGCGGTCTTGGCTATTGGTACTACCAAGACACTCAAGAGCGTATGGGAACATTAAGAGAAAATAATGCTAAACTTGAGATTGCTGTAGAAACAAATCAAGAAACTATTAATAATTTAATTGAACAAGAATCAGTAAATCAAGAACGAATTAATAACTTAACCGAAAGCCTTCGAGATGCTGAGCAGTATAATAGTGAGTTAAGAAGATTATTCCAAGAGCATAATCTTACGTTACTTGCCGAAGAGAAACCAGGACTTATTGAAAAGAGGATCAATGATGCGACAGATGAAGTATTTGATAGCATTATGCGCAGCACTCTTCCTCGTTAATTGTGCTCAGCCAGAACCAGAAGTAATCATACAAACTGAGTATGTTGAAAGAAATATTCCTACAGTATCTCGACCAGATCCAGTTACGCTTGTAGCACCTGAGTTCTATGTAGTGAATAGAGATAACTTTGAAGAGTTTATTATTGAGTTTAGAAAAAAGAATGCAACCGAAACCTTTATTGCAATATCAGTTAAAGATTATGAAAACCTATCCTTAGGTATTGCCGATATCAAAAGGTACCTAGAACAACAAAACGAAATCATAATCTATTACGAAACACAGGTGTCAAAATGAAAAAATTTAAGACCTTTACCGAAGAAAAGAAAAAGGACCCACGCTTAGAAAAAGCGGGTGTGTCTGGTTATAATAAACCAAAAGCAACTCCAAGTCATCCAGAGAAGAGTCACATCGTTGTAGCAAAAGATGGTGATAAGGTTAAAACTATTCGCTTTGGTCAACAAGGCGCAGAAACAGCAGGTGATCCAAAGAAGGGTGAATCTGAGCGTATGAAGAACAAGAGAAAATCATTTAAGGCGCGCCATGCTAAAAACATCGCCAAAGGCAAGATGTCTGCAGCCTATTGGGCTGATAAGGTAAAATGGTAAAACCTATAAATACTTAAAATATTAAAGGAGAAAAACAATGGCAATGGATCCAGTTAACAAAAAAGCTCTTAAAAAAGATTTTAAAAATCGTAAAGATCAGGACATTGATAATGACGGTGATGTAGATTCTTCCGACGAGTACCTACATAAGCGCCGCAAAGCGGTTTCGAAAGCAATTAAGAATGTAAAAGAATCTCTCGAGCTTGCTGAATCAGATTTTAAAGTCGGCCAAAAGGTTGAATATGAAGCTCCTGATGGTGGTGAATATTATGGTACTGTAATAAAGCTTGATAAGCCCGAAGAAGGTGCTTATTATCATGTTAAGCTTGAAAATGGTAAAGTAGTTAAAGCTAGCCCAGACCAACTTGAAGCAGAAGATGATGACGAAGATGACGATAAAGAAGATATGAACGAAGACGTTCGTAAAATGTCTCATGGTCGTTTAAAGTTTCATATGAATAACAAAAATGTTCCTCATGGTTCATATAGCTGGGACGAAATGAAAGCAGAACGTGATCGTCGTCTTAAGACTGGCCAAAGTGATGCATATCGTAAAGCTAAGTCCTCTATGAGTGAAGAAGTTGAGCTTGAAGAAATGAAGCTTTCAGCTGTTATGCGTAAAATTAAAGACGGTGAATGGGAAGCAATGCAGGATGTAAAAAAAGGTGAGCGTATTGAAGTACGTGACACTGAAACTGGTAAACGTAAAATGATTATGGTTGAAAAGGCAGAATCTCAAGCACAAGCGATCGCAGCTCGTATCGCTCTTAAGCATAAGCGTGAAGGCACTAAACCAAAAGCTGGTACTGCATCAGCTGATATGATGAAGATGTCAGAAAAAGATCTTGAAGATTATACAAAAGCGAAGAAAGGTGCACCTGAAAAGGTTCAGAAAGATGATGATTAATTGGATTAAAAAAGTACTTGGTATTGCACAACCTGAGCCGAAAGAGCCGGCTCAGGAAGTACCACATTTTCATATCGATAGACATCCGGTAGTGAAAGCGTTTAGTGAAGATGAACGTAAAGCTTCAATGAAACGTACACTCGCAAATACAGATTTTTACTCTATGTCAAAGCTCGAGATTGATATTTGGGCAAGAAATAAGCTTGGAATTAATCTTGACCGTAGAAGATCAAAGAATTATATGATAGAGCAAATCAAATCCCATTTAGAAAAGGAGAACTAAAATGCCACTATGGGGTAAAACTGACGACGCAAATAGCGCACCAAAGTTTCTTTCCGATGATGCAAATGCTAAGCCACAAATCGATGTGGATAACGCATACTTTGTAGATACAGAAGAAGCTGGCGTAGCATCTAACCGTGCAAAGGGTCTACAGACACCTGGCTGGAACCTTTATACAACATACACAGATTCTGATGGCGCAACACGTCACCGTGCAGAGTCTTTGATTCCAATGAAGGTTGCAGCTGTTGATGCAGGTGACCTTGGTGTAAGCGGCAATACGGATATTGAAGACGCAACAGTCGCTGATCCTGCCTAATATAACATAGGACCAAAGTAGATTATGAAGTTAGATGAAGACTCTTTTATGATATATGCTGCAAAGTATTATGATATGAGTAAAGCAGCAAGCAGTGAAGAGTTTTATGAAGATCTTAAAAGGTTCCAATATCTTAAAAGATTGTTTAAAAGGTATGATGAAGATAATGAGTTAAGGATTCGATTAATTCTAAATCACTTAATAGTATTATACAACTGCTTTGGTCCTATGTCAACTAATATGTTGTTTATGAAGCTCGAAGGCTATCATAAATATTTGAAACCATTTGTATTGTTTTTAAACTATTTGCCAAAAAGTATTGAGTATGATAGTAAAGTTTTATTATCAAATAAAATACCGATGGATCAAAAGATTGTAGAAGAACTAAGGAAGATTTAATGGCTGTCGTTGATCTCTATCTCGTATACGAATTTATTAAAAGACTTGCTACTCCTTTTAACGAGTGGGAAGCGTATGATCGTGGGATCATTGACGAAGAAGGTAATATCCTTAAGGATGCAAAGGAAAGACGTCGCAATATTAAAGATCGCCAGGCCTTTGGTAAATTTGATCTTCTTGTTCTTAAATTAAAAAAGTTACTTGAAAAGGTTCCAGGCGGTCAAACGCGTCTTGGATCTTATGCTGCAGCACTATGGCTTGTAAAAGAGCATGTAGAAAAAGGTAATGAAACACTTACCGAGGAATCATTACAAGAGTATATTTCACTTGCCGAAGATTTGGATATTAATGGTAAGTTTGAAAACTATCTTGACGAAACCATGAGTGTTGGTGCTGGCACAGTTGATGGTATTGGTTATGGTCCAAAGGGTGAACCTGGTTTGACTCCAAAACAAATGGATAAATATAAAAAGAAAAACAGAGAACAAGCTCTGAAAAGATTTAAAGACATGTGGAAGTGACACACAATACTACTAATAAGGACCTTATCATATGTCGGAAGATAAATTCAACGTATTACCAGTAGAAGCAGTCAACGAGCGCTTCGATAGACTTGAAAAAAAGATAGATAAGCTATCTGATGCAATGGTCAGCCTCGCTCGTACTGAGGAAAAAATTATGGCCATGGAAGCAGATCGAGCAAATATTATTGAAAGACTGAATCGTCACTCTGAAAAGCTTGATCAGCTTAATGATGACGTTAAAGAAAACTCTCGAATAACAGCAAATATTACAAAAGCAACTTGGATGATTGTTGCTGCTGTTATTGGTGTACTCACAAAAATGTTCATCCTTAGCTAAAATAACTGTTTACATTCTCTCTACTTATGGTATAATGACTATATGGTCAGTAATAATACTATAGGTTAAGAATGAATCATGTAGATATGAAGTATGCGGGTATCTTGAGTACCCGCCTTGAACGTTTCTCTATTAAGTCTTACAATCCTTATAAAGCTAATGTACGGTGTCCACTTTGTGGTGATAGTCAAAAGTCTAAGACTAAAGCACGTGGATGGATCCTTGATAAGAGTAATAAAACCTTTTACTATTGTCATAACTGTGGTGCATCTCTTCCATTTTGGAAATTCCTTCGTACTGTAGATCATTCTCTTTACAATGAATATGTCGTTGATAGTAAAATTGAAAATGAGCTTCTCGAAAAGAAACCAGTAAAGCCTCTTGATAAATTGGTTCAAAAGAAGCCAAGCTTTTTGAAAGGTGCTTCTCCGCTTTGTAAAATTAAAAAGATTTCTCAGCTGAAGCCTGATCATCCAGTACGTAAGTATATTCAAAAGAGACAAATTCCTGTAAATCAACATTATAAACTCTATTATGCTCCAAAGTTTAATTCGTGGGTGAATAGTATGTTGCCTGACAAGCTCACATCTCGTGAGGAACCAAGACTTGTTCTACCGCTTATTGATGAAAAAGGTAATATGTTCGGGTTTCAAGGTAGAGCCTTTGATCCAAAAAGTCTTCGTTACATTACTATTATGCTTGACGAAGAGAAGCCAAAGATTTTTGGATTAGATGAAGTCGACTTTAATCAACGTTACTATGTTGTAGAAGGTCCTATCGACAGTCTTTTCATTCGTAACTGTGTAGCCATGGCTGGTGCTGATGGAAATAGTTACGGGCTACAAAACCTTGATAATGCTATATATGTATTTGATAACGAACCTCGAAATCTTGAAATTGTAAAACGTATGGAAAAAGTTATTTCACGAGGTTATTCTGTTGTAATATGGCCTGAACAGTTGACAGAAAAGGACATCAATGATATGATAATTGCAGGTCATGATCCCCAGAAGATCATTAACAATAATATATATAAAGGGCTTGAAGGTGAACTGCAACTTAAAGTATGGAGAAAAGTATGACAGTAAGAGCTATCTTTGCTGCAGACTATGCTTGGGGAATTGGTAAAAATGGTACACTCCCTTGGCCAAAAAACTCTGCAGATTTGAAATGGTTTCGTGAATGTACCGAAGGTCATATCGTAATGATGGGTCGTAGAACTTGGGAAGATCCAAAACTTCCAAAGCCTCTACCTAATCGATATAATATAGTAGTATCTGATCGTGGAATTGGTTCATTTGACACTCGACCAAACATGGTTATCAAAAGAGATCAAGTAAAGGCTTATTTAGACCTATTGGAAAAAGATGTGTGGATCATCGGTGGTGCTCAACTATTTCAAAGTACATTACCATTTGTAGATGAAATTTGGGTAAGCCGTATTCGAGGTACATATGAATGCGACACATTTTTTGAAATTCATACTTCAGAATTTAAGTTACATAAAGCGGTTAGTTACGTAGACAAAAACCTTTTAATTGAAGAATATAGGAGACTTTGATTGCAACAATATCATGATGCATTAAAATATATCCTCGATCATGGAGAAGACCGAAGTGATCGAACAGGTGTAGGAACACGAAGCGTATTTGGTTATCAGATGCGCTTTGATCTTTCTGAAGGGTTTCCTGCCGTAACGACAAAGAAGCTTGCTTGGAAGTCTGTTGTTTCCGAGCTTCTTTGGTTTCTTGAAGGAAGCACCGACGAAAGACGACTTGCTGAAATCCATTATGGAAAACCAAGAGAAGAACTTATCGATAAAACTACTATTTGGACAGCTAATGCTGATAATCAAGGTCGATCATTAGGATATGCTAACACTCCTCTTGTAAAGTCTCTTGGTCCGGTGTACGGTAAGCAGTGGAGAAGTGCAGGCCATTATGGTGGCTACGATCAGATTGCAAAAGTGCTTAAATCTCTTAAAGAGAATCCAGACTCAAGACGACATATTGTATCAGCATGGGATGCAACTGCAGTAGATCATATGGCACTTCCACCTTGTCATACACTATTCCAGTTCTATGTAAGTAACGGTAAGCTAAGTTGTCAGCTTTATCAACGAAGTGCTGATATGTTTCTCGGTGTTCCATTTAACATTGCGTCTTACGCTCTTTTGTTACACATTTTTTCAAAAATTTTATCACTCGAAGTAGCATATTTAGTACATACCATAGGTGATGCTCATATATATAGTACTCATATGGATGTTGTACAGGAACAGATCCAAAGAGAACCACGACAATTACCAACTTTACGCATGCCGGATATTCAGAACTTGAATATTGACACGGTAAAGTCGTTGTCTGTTTCTGATTTTGTTCTTGAAAATTATGAACCGATGGAAAGTTTAAAAGCGCCAATGGCAATTTAAAAGAGGTAATAACAATAATGCTAAAAGTAATCTCCAATAATCAAGATAAAGATACACGTGCTCTCATGTCTGATACTAAGTTCTACGAGGGCTATAGTAGATGGGATGAAAGTAAACAACGTTACGAAACTTGGGAAGAAGCTGTAACTCGTGTTATGGACATGCATCGTGATTATTATAAAGATAAAATGACTCCTGAATTGAGTCAGCTTATTGATGAGGCCGAATCTCTTTATAAGCTTAAGTACGCTCTTGGCGCTCAGCGTGCTCTCCAGTTTGGCGGTGATCAACTTCTTAAGCATCAAATGAAAATGTATAACTGTACATCTACATACGCTGATCGTGCAGCTTTTTTTAACGAACTATTTTATATTCTTCTTTGTGGAGCAGGCGCAGGTTTCTCTGTGCAAAAACATCATGTCGCAAAAATGCCAAAGCTTCATGAACGTAAAAAGCAAGCAAAAGGCTATGTAATTGAGGATAGCATTGAAGGTTGGGCAGACTCTCTTGGTGTTTTGATGTCCTCTTATTTTGTTGGTGGTGGTACACATCCAGAGTTTGAAGGTCGTAAAGTATACTTCGATCTTTCTCAAATTCGTCCAAAAGGTGCAATGATTTCCGGTGGTTTCAAGGCACCTGGTCCTGAGCCTCTTCGTCGCACTCTTGATAAGATTGAATATATGCTTCAAGGTATTGTTCTTTCTGGTCGCGATTACCTCAAGCCAATTGAAGTATATGATATTGCGATGCATGCTGCAGATGCCGTTCTTTCTGGCGGCGTTCGTCGTTCGGCAACTATTTGTCTCTTTTCACATGACGACGAAGAGATGATGACTGCTAAAACCGGCAACTGGTTTATGGATAATCCTCAGCGCGCGCGTTCAAATAACTCTGCTGTAATTGTTCGTAATGAGATTACGAAAGAAGAATTCTCGAAGTTTATGGACTCTATTAAACAGTTCGGTGAGCCTGGTTTCTATTTTGTAGAAGATAAAGATTTTACCACCAATCCCTGCGTTGAGATTGGCATGTATCCTCAAATCGATGGCGTTTCGGGTTGGCAAGGTTGTAACCTTACAGAGATCAATGGTGGTAAATGTACTACAAAGGAAGAGTTCTTCAAAGCGTGTCGTGCTGCTTCTATTATGGGTTCTCTACAGGCCGGTTACACAAATTTTAGATATATTACCGATGCATCAAAGCAAATCTTTGACCGTGAAGCTCTTCTTGGTGTTTCTGTAACAGGTTGGATGAATAATCCTGATGTTCTTCTTGATGAAGAAATCCAGAGTGAAGGAGCAGAGATTGTCAAGCAAGTAAATGCAGAAGTCGCAGCTCTTATTGGTACAAATCCTGCTGCTCGTACAACTTGTGTTAAGCCATCAGGTAATGCTTCTGTTCTTCTTCAGACTGCTTCTGGTATTCATGCCGAACACGCACCTCGTTATCTTCGCCACGTTCAGCTAAATAAAGAAAGTGAAGTTGCTCAGCTTATTGCTGAAACTAATCCTTACATGGTCGAAGAAAGTGTATGGTCTGCTAACAAGTCTGACTATGTAATTGGTTTCCCGATTATTTCACCTGAAGGTTCTTTCTATCGTGATGAATTGTATGGCACAAACCTTCTTGAAAAAGTTAAGCTTGTACAGCAAAACTGGGTTGAAGCGGGTACTCGTGAAGAAGCATGCGCACATCCAAAACTTCGTCATAATGTTTCAAATACTGTAACTGTTATGCCTCATCAGTGGAAAGAAGTAGAAGACTACGTATATGAAAATCGTGGTTACTACGCGGGTATTTCTTTCCTTGGTGGCTTTGGTGATAAAGACTTTAATCAAGCACCTATGACAGAAGTTCTTACCGAAGACGAGATTGTTGCTAAATATGGTAAGGCTGCATTATTTGCTGCAGGTCTTATCGTCGATACGCGTAAGGGCTTTAGCAACTTATGGGAAGCAACATCTGTAGCACAAATGCCTGAAGAACATCGTGGTGAGCTTTCTGATCTTCGTGCTGAATGGATTCGTCGTTTTAAAAAGTTTGCTGATAATTACTTTATGGGCGATATGAAAGATGCAGAGTATTGCTTAAAAGATGTTTTCCTTCTTCATAAGTGGACAAAAATCCAGCAAAATATGAAGCCAATTGATTTCGTTACTCAGCTCGAAACTAAAAAATACACAGATATTGATACACTTGGATCCGCTGCATGTGTCGGCGGCCAATGTGAAATAAGCTTCTAGGCTTTAGGGTTATAGTGACGACCTGGTTTCCAACCATCTGGTATCGGGTCGTCACAAGGTATTCTTTTTGTTGCATTCCCATTTGTTATACATTTTTTAGGTGGTCCTGATTTTTTTATTCCTTTACCGACCCCTTTAACACCTCCCTCAAACCAACCTTTAGGTAATGTTTCGTTAATAGGAATTTTTTTATTTTTTATTCCATTGTTTATAGTTCTATTTTTGCCAGCCCATCCTTTTATTTTTATTCCTTTTCTAGTAGGATTTGCTGGTGTTCCTATTTTACCATTCGTACACGTGTATAAGTGTCTAGACATATTATGTTTTGATATTTCTCTATCACAATATTCACATTTCAATTTAGTTTGAGAACCCTTTCTACATAAACCAAAAAGAATTTCGTCTTTACCTATTTGACCACATAAGCCTTTCCAAGCGTAAAAATCTTCTATTTTACCATGTTTTTCATATAACTTACGATGAGCTTCAGCATGTTCTTCTATAGTAAGACAAATAAGATTAGATGGATCATCTGTACCACCCATGTGTCTAGGTACTATATGATGCTTATGATAAATAACTTTACTGGACATAAAGACCTCCTTTGGTTGTCTAGAGTAGATGGAGACTGGTACTCTCGCGATCTACACTATTATTTATAAATACAATGAATTGTGAGATCACATTTTAAGGAGGCAAAATGAGCTACAAACATTACAGTCACTGTCCTTATTGCGACACCGAGTACTCAGTCGAATATGAAGGAGAGGATGATCTTCTCTCCTTCTGTCCTGCATGCGGCGAAGAAGTACTCGAAGCTGACGAGGATGAAGAATATATTGATGACGATCCAGACGGAGGCTTTTGGGACGAGTAATGTATAACAAAACGTTTAAGCTTGACCTTGAAGACTTGGATATTATTGAGCGTTCTCTTTTTGATATGATGAATAAATGCGAAAACGAAGATCAAATCAAAAAGCTTCATAATCTTTTAGGTCGTCTCCACCAACAAAAAGTTTGGTATAGACCAAAAAAAGAAGTGTACGTAGGTGGTTAATGTGGTATTATAAAGGTAAAGAGTTCACGAGTGATGATATAGGCAGCCATATTGGTTTTGTCTATATCATCACCGATTTATCAAACGGTAAGAAGTACGTTGGTAAAAAGAAGTTTCAATCAAAAACGCGAAGACCTCCTCTTAAAGGAAAGACTCGTAAGCGCACCGTAATCAAAGAGTCTGATTGGATGGACTATTATGGCTCGAGTGAAGAAGTAAAGTCTCTTGTAGAAGAACTCGGTCGCAATAACTTTAAAAGAGAAATATTACATCTTTGTAATACTCTTGGTGAGATGAGTTATCTTGAAGCAAAAGAACAGTTTGATCGTGAAGTGCTACTCGACGATGATTACTACAATGCTTTCATTGGTTGCAAAATTCATGAAAAACATGTAAAAAACTTAAAAAAGTAGTTGACATTACCTTTCGCATAACTTATATTACTACTATAAGCAATAAAGAGGTACACTATGCTTAAGCTTGATTCGCACAACATGACTGACCGTCAACGTTTCATCGCAGACTTCGGTCGTAAGATGATGTTCCTCGCAGCAACTGAAAAGGAAGATGTTCTTTCAAATGCATTTGCTCGTGTTGGCGAATTGCTTGCGGAAAATGCTTCGATGAAGGGTTTGACTGCTCTTGATCATGAAGTTGTTCGTTTCGCCCGCACTCGTCTGGAGGACTAATATTGTTTCATGCCGAATTTGACATCATCGAAGAGCTTGAAATTGGTAATACTCGATTTCGGCTAGTAGAAGATCCAGTTCGTAAAAGCCGTAAGATCCAACTTTGGTCTTCGCTTAGTAAGCAATGGAACATTATGACTCGATATAATGTTGAAAGTGAGTGGACCGAATGGAAGTATACTGCAGCAAAAATCAAAGCAAGGAAAGCAAAATGAGTATTGTGCAAGATGAAGCTAACCGTGTAAATGCATACCAAACTACAATGTGTGATCTTGAGTATAATGTTAATCTACAAATTGCAGATTGGGGAGACAGCATGAACATTCATGGCATCGATAGATATTTTCCAGATTATCGTACCCGGGTACAAAGTTATTGGCGAGAAGTTTATGGTATTGATGTATAAATAGCTATATGGAACAGCAAAAGATACCAGAAGATAACTTTGAAATCAGCCTACGCATTCTTGGCAACGAGATGTTTGGTATGAAAATCACAAGTCAAAGTAAAGCTAAAAATTGGGCTTTCTTTGGTATCATAACTCTTATTGCATTGGTAATTCTTATTGATGCAATAGGTCCTAATCTGATAGCTTTATTTAGCGCATTAACTTAATGCTTCCTTAGCTCAGCGGAAGAGCAGGGGTCTTCTAAACCTCAGGTCCCGGGTTCGAATCCTGGAGGGAGCGCCAAATGCCCTCATGGTGAAATTAGGTAAACACAGCAGACTTAAAATCTGCCGCTTCGGCTTCCCGGTTCAAGTCCGGGTGAGGGCACCAAAATAAAAGGATTCAAGTATTGAAACTATATTTCTATAATGCGATTGTTACTAACATCTATGATGGTGATACAATTCGTGCTAATATTGATCTTGGTTTCAATACTTGGATTTTCGATCAAAAGCTTAGACTATATGGTATTGATACACCTGAAATTCGTGGTGAAGAACGACCTTTTGGTTTAATCGCTAAAGACTTTGTAAATGAAAAAATTCCTGTTGGCACAGACATTCAAGTCATGACTCAGCGTGATGCAACAGGAAAGTATGGTCGTTATCTTGCTACTATCTTTTATGATGGCGGTAAGAATCTTAACGAAGAACTCATCAGTTCTGGTAATGCAGAAAGATATATGGTAGGGTAGCTCAGTAGGTGAGAGCGGGCTCCTTATAAGGGTCGACGTCGTGGGTTCGAGTCCCACCCTTACCACCATTTTTTTAACTTTTTTCCAAAACTTGTAAAGTTTGTGTATAAATATTAGTAAGAAACAAACGAGGAAACTAATGCTTTCGATTCATCTCAAAAATAATCCCATTATGTGCGAACGCTTTTATAGCGTCCGTTGGGATATGCGCACGGAGGGTGCTCGAGACTAATCGTAACGAAAGTTAAGGTCTTCAACCCTCCAGCTGAGAAGCTCGGAGGGTTTTTTATTGGAGTAACGAAATGCTTGCTGGATATATTGCTTTAGGTTCTGTCGTATTTATTTTTGTTCTAATTATTTTAATGATTTATGGTTTTATTGAGTAAAAAGTGAAAAAAGTTGTTGACATTGGTTTGAGTATAGTGTAGATTGTTTATATAAGGTGTTAATCACCACGTTCTTTGAAAATTTGGCTATGGTCTTAGAGGTAACTCGATAATAGACTGGAAACAGAGAAAGCTCTGTTTTCACATGCACTGTAAGCTGATACGCATTTCTCAATCTTGCGAGATGGGAGAGACCAGCGAACCTGGGAGCGGTTCAAATCCGTGGTCGGCTAGATGCAGTGCAGTTGAAAACAGAGCCTCTGTTTTCACATGCTAATGCTTGGTAAGGTGAGAGGGTTCGATTCCCTCCTTGGTCTTGGTGGCTTCGCGAAGGTTCGATTCCTTCTTTATACTTGGTGTAGCAAATAGGACGGCGGTCCGCCCAGTAGGTTCGACTCCTACACATTAGCAGCTGAAAACAGAGATTGACTTGGTGAGAGGGTAAGGACAATTTGTGAGGCTGCAGACTCCTTTTTGCCCGTGGTAACACGCCCGATGTAGGTCGGGAGATAGTCGGTTCGAATCCGGCAGTCAAACCAATATTTGGGGAGGTTCAGTGGCGGGTAGCCACAGAAGGATTGTAAACCCGGAGTGTAAAAGCGTGCCGTTCGACTCGGCACCTCCCCACCAAAATTTGTGTAGATGGACAAATGGTAAAGTCGCCGCTCAGGAGGGCGGAGAATGTAGGCTTTACAAGTATCAAGGTAAAGTAGCGCTACAATAACTTGAGAAAGTAATCCTGCGATGGTGGTTCGAATCCACCTCTGCACACCAAATACAGTACCTCTAGTGGTCTAGACGAAGGTCTCATAAGCCTTTAGGGATGGTTCAATTCTATCAGGTACTACCAAAATTATGGGGCTGTAGCTTAGAATGGGTTAAAGCAAACCTAGACGAGTGCGCAGTAAGCTAGGTATATGAAGGTGGTTCGAATCCAGCCCAGCCTCAGTAAATAAACTCTATTTTTAGATTAGGTAGGCAAGGTGCAAAGTAAACAATTCCCTAGTTGTTGAAAAGAGGAAAAGAGTTTAGGGACTCGGTGCAAATCCCCTCGCTACCTATTGTAAAAGTAGAGTTATGCACCCATGGTCTAGATAGGACAAGGACGCCCGATTTTCGCTCGGGAGGACGGAGGGTTCGAATCCCCCTGGGTGTACCAAAACAATGGAGTATATTATGAACGATAAGCAAGCAGAATACTTTACGTTTAAATTTAACATTGATCCTGAATTAAACGGTGGTTATACCGAAGCCTTTAAACAAGGTGATGAATCTTGGTGGTGGTACACTAAAGACGATGAAGGACCTGCTGCAGGCCCAGTACCAAATTTTACTGGTGCTACATTTAAGTCGCTTCATCAATGGAATAAGCAATTGCTTCCGTAGCTCAACTGGAATAAGCCAATTAGTATAAATATTTTTTACTAAGAAACAACGCAAGGATGCTAAGAAATGAAAACTTTTAAAGAGCTTATTGCAGAACAAAAGTACGATCTTTGGTATATTACTGTTGATGGTGATGATCATAATGAATGGGCCACTGGCGGAAATCTTCAAACAAAAAATAAACTTGGAAAATTTGCCAAAGAAGTTAAAAAAGAATACAAAGAAAAATACGGTTCAGAACCAAAAATTTCTTTTCATAGAGCTGATATAAAAAGAATTAAAAAATTCAGACCTCATATGGTCAAAAAATAAAAACGCTTCCGTAGCTCAATTGGAAGAGCACTAGATTACGAATCTAGGTGTTGCGGGTTCGAGTCCTGCCGGGAGCTCCAATATAATGCATCAGTAGCTCAGTCTGGTAGTAGCACATGGTTGAAGCCCATGGTGTCGGTGGTTCGAATCCATCCTGATGCACCAATTTTTTTCACAAAGTTGTTGACATATGTTTCGAATTAGTATAGATTAACACTATACAAAATAACGGAGAAAAAAATGAAACAAAAACTTCACAAACCTCGTGATCCCCATGCAGTCGCGATGTTCAAACGAAAATCAGGTGCGCATGGGAAAACAAAGAAAGCTTTGCGCAGAGCAGATAAAGTTGCATTGCGCAAAGAACATCAAGGACCCTTAGCTCAGCTGGTTTAGAGCATCCGACTTTTAATCGGAAGGTCCTGGGTTCGAATCCCAGAGGGTCCTCCATTATTTTGATGATATACACTGAGACACAACGACTATACGGTATCCGGCCGGTACGACAGTATAGCGGACCCAGCAAGGTGTATATCTTCTAAGTAATGTTGGTGTGGCTCGAATGGTTAGGCTCCGGATTGCAAATCCGAGATTATGCAGGTTCAAGTCCTGTCACCAACTCCAAATACTGTCCTATAGCTCAGGTGGTAAGAGCGCAGAGCTGATAACTCTGAGGTCGAGTGTTCGAGTCACTCTAGGACAACCAATCACTCCGATGTAGTGTAATGGTAGCACGACTAATTGTGGATTAGTTAGAGAAGGCTCGAATCCTTCCATCGGGACCAATGTAAAAATGAAAGGATATACTATGAAAAATATTTTGATTACTACTGCTATGGTCACAAGTATGCTTGCTTTTCCGGTTTTTGCCGGTGACCGTGATCATGACGACGATGATGACTACAAAGTAATTCAAGGTCCTCAAGGTGATACTGGAGCAACTGGTCCTCAAGGTGTTGCGGGTAAAGATGGTGTTGTTGATTATGGCAAAATGGTAGAAACAGATGCTGTTGTTGCAACTGTTGGTTCTCTGGAACTTTTTGATCCTACTGAGAATACTTGGACATGGTCTGTTGGTATTGGTGGCGTAGACGCCGCTGGAACTAGTCGAGAAGCTGTTGCTGCTGGATTTGCATATGGCATTAACGATGATCTTATGGCATATGGTAAAGTTGGCCATTCACTGAGTGGTAGTGCAACATCTTATTTTGTTGGTGTTGGTGGAAAATTTTAAAAAAAGTAGTTGACATTACCGAATAAATAGACTATATTAATTATACAAGGTGTTAATCACCACGCTCTTTGAAAATTTAGAATTTCTCTTAGAGGTAACTCGATGATAGAGATGGAAATAGATAAACTCTATTTTCACATGCGCTCATTTCGCGCACACCGTAGCGGTTTTAAAGAAGGCGGATTTAGAGTGCAGCTGAAAACAGAGTTTATTCCCACGGGGCCCTATTGGCAGGGGCAAACGGCTGTTAACCGTTGAGTTCCAGGTTCGAATCCTGGGGTGGGAGCCAAATTTCTCAAACAAGCAGATATGTTTGTTTGGCTTGGGAGGGTATGGCACCCTTAATAGGCACGGAGCCGCAACCCAAGAACACAGTTTCCAGTCTTGGTCGACACGACCTCTCAGGAAATCTGCAGAATAGACAATCTTCTGGATAGAAAACACGCTTTGGTGGTTCTTAGTAGTGGCTTGAAATAGATTGTCGATAAACATATGTGGACGCCTTACCAGCTGAAGGGTATGTTTGGTAACTGTAAACCTGTCGTGTTGTAAAGTTCAAGTGAGAAAGTCCTACTCCCAAGGTAGCTGGAAAGCCAATACATGGTACTGCAAGCGCAGCTAAGACGCCATAAGAAGTTGGTAGTGCCAACAACATTCGGATCATTGTATCCAGCCGATAGTCTAATACTTCTTAGGCAAGGCAAAACACAGTCAGAGGTTGAAGTAGCGGCAGCGCATTTTATGTGACGGTTGCCTCTGATATAGAATTTAGGTTGAGGCCCACACCAACCGAGCGGTAGTAATCCAAGCGATGGTAATCCGGGCTGAAATAGGAGCTCAAATCGACCATATGTGGGAAATTATAGCGGGTTGGACTAGTAGACAAGGTCACCTGGCTCATAACCAGGAGGACGTCGGTGCAAATCCGGCACCCGCAACCAGATGATGCTAGGTATGGCAAATGGGGAGCCTGAGCGCTCATAACGCTTTCCCGGAAGGGCGAGTCGGTTCGATTCCGGCACCTAGCACCAAGTTAATGCGCCTGTGGTGAAATTTGGTAGACACGCTGCACTTAGAATGCAGTTCTTCGGAGTGGGGGTTCGAGTCCCTCCAGGCGTACCAAAATTATTCTCTATGCAAGAGGTCGACATCCTGTGTAGAGAGAAAGCTGCATACGCTGTGGGACCTCGGCGTATTTGATATAACAATCGAGACTTAAGTCGTCGCAGGGGTAAGAGTCCTAATGGGGGTCCTGGAAATTACAATTCCGGTGTAGCTCATTGGCAGAGCGGCGGTCTCCAAAACCGCGCGCAGGGGGTTCGATTCCCTCCACCGGGGCCAATAGCCAAGGTCCTAGACATAGTGAAACTTCAGGCTTTGTATGAAGTGAGATAGCTAGGAGACCTGCCAGTAGGGAGAAACTGGCACCAATTAAATGGATAGGCAAGCCAACTGGCGGTGGCCACGGTCTTGAAAACCGTTCGGAGTAATCAGTCTCGTGTGGGTTCGACTCCCACCCTATCCGCCAATACAGTAGATGATCCCACTGATCAATGCTGAGAGTTTGACCTAACTCGTCGAAGCGATTATGCATCATCTACCCTCTATGAGAATAGGTCCCTTCTAGCATGGATTATAAAGGAACACAATAATGAGTAAACATAATTGGATAAGACGATACGCTAACTTCAAAACATTCTTATTTGTTTATGCTGTAATTGTAAGCGTGTTCCTTATTCTAGGATTTACAATGACATAATTGGGGCTAGTCTATGGGTAGCGGGTTGCTCTTGCACAGCGACTGTTCACTCGGTTCGATTCCGAGTAGCTCCACCAAAATCACCGTCGCTAGCCTAGGCTTACAGCGAGTAATACGCAACCATAAGAACGCGCGGTGACTCAATTAATGCGGAGGTAGCTCAGAGGTAGAGCTCTTGCTTGCCAAGCAAGTGGTCGTGGGTTCGAATCCCATTCTCCGCTCCAAGTTACCAAGGGTGTGGCTGGAAACGAGGCATTCACTTTATAGTCAACAACGTTGCTGGTAAAACCGATAAATTCCTCCTCAGGATTTGCAACAAGACTGACCTTGGTATTTTATATTGGCCCTATGGTATATGGTGTATTACGCTCGGCTGTCTACCGGGAGAACGGGGTTAGAGTCCCCGTAGGGTCGCCATTTTTCAGTTGACATTGTTTTCTAGTTAGTATATGATACTACTATCAAATGGAGAATCATATGCCTAGAACAGTTCATGTCACAGTCACTTATTCGGTTCACATTGAAGATGATAAAATGAGTGACAAAGAAGCTTTGACACATGCAAAAGAAAACTTCGAGACTGAAGGTAGTATCTTTGATGTTCAAGCTCACTTTTTTGAAAAATGGAAAACTACTTTGAAAAAGTTTCGTAAAGGTAAAGGTTCATATTAATAATGCGAGATTAGCTCAGTTGGTAGAGCAGGTCGTTTACACCGATCAGGTCGGCGGTTCGAACCCGTCATCTCGCACCATTGGGAGGTAGTTCAGCGGCAGAATAACTGACTTTGAATCAGCAGGTCGGTGGTTCGAATCCACCCCTCCCAACCATTGGATACGTGGCAGAGTGGTCGATTGTGCTGCCCTGGAAAGGCAGTGTAGGTGCAAGCCTACCGTAGGTTCGAATCCTACCGTATCCGCCAATATAAATAGTTATAGTTAACATGGAGGTGACTATGACTAAAATCATTACTCTTATTGCAGCTTTATTCTTTTTCATTACTCCTGCATATGCTACGACAGATGAAGTAATGCTCGATATGATTGAATATATCGAAGAGAATAGCAAATACGAATACAATAACGAAAAGCTACCATACATTCAAATTCGAACAATGGATGAGTTATGCCAAGCAGTATATCCACCTGGGTTTTATGAATTAGTAAAAGATCAATGTGCAGTAGCTGGTTATTACGATCACAATTTAAATACTGTGTTCATTGCTGATGAGTCTGGACCTTATATGGTAGACGAAGGATTTATTGAGACTGTTCTTTTTCATGAGTTGGTACATTACCTACAGTACTTGAATGGTGAGCATGAAATGGTTCAATGCCAAAATGCACTTGAAGCAGATGCTTTCTTACTTCAAGATGATTACGTACAATACAAAGGTTATCCTGAAGAACAAAGACCAGATCCACTATTCGCAGCGATTGTTTCTTCTTGTAATGAAGATCCATTTGCACCGTGACAAGTGTTATAATACTAATAGTAACAACAGCAGCAACTTCACTATATGCTTTCTTAATAACAGCTTTAGCTGATAAACATCCTGAAATTGCTGCTTTAATTTCTTTAGCTGTTGTATTATTATGGTTATTGGTTTACTTATGGATATGACAACTGAGTTGGTGCTCAGGAGGGTTTGCTAAACCCATCGTGCCTGAAAGGGTATCGTGTTCGATTCACGGCATATCCGCCAATTTAACAAATGAGGTATTCTTATGCTTGATCACGATATTGAACTTGACGAACCGATTATTGAAAAACCTTCTTTAAAAGATCGTATTCAAAAAGACCGAGCTGCACGACAGCGACGTAAGGAAGTTAAGTTGATTAAGTCAGTCCATTCTTTTAAAGAAGAAAAAGAAGCTCGTGAAAGACTTAAAGCGAAACGCAGATTAGAAAAGCAAAAGAAAAGAAAATTGAAAAAAACTGGTTGACATTCAATTATAAATATGTTAGATTAAATATAACAAAGGTTACTGGCTATAGCTCAGCATGGTAGAGCGCTTGCTTTGGGAGCAAGATGTCGGGAGTTCGAGTCTCTCTAGCCAGACCAAGGTCCCCTTATTGGGGTCTTTCCGAGTCCGCAAGGATTTCGAGAGGGCTCTTCACTCAGTGAATCCCATTTAAATCCTCTAAATGCTGAGGTGGTGATAGGAAGGTTAGATTGTGCGAGCCTATCATCTAGTAGTAACAATCTATACCTGGATTGGGTGTCGGTTCAGGAAGAAATCAAATGCCGGCTTCGTAGTGGCGGTATAGGGCACCCCCGTATTAAAAGTATTCTCATCGACGGATGAGAGTATGTGGTGCAAGGAATGTAGCCCTGAATCAGAGGGCTTAACTTGGCTTACATGCTGTGGTGGCACTAGTAGATTGTGGAGACACAAAGTGCTAGTAAGTAAGACTGACCATCTTACTGTAAGGCTCAAACGTATAGGATAAAAGGTATCTGATTCGTTTGTTGGAGGTGAACCCCAGTCCTCCCCACACTATAAATAATCTTATGCGGGTAGAACTTAATGGTGGGTGGTCCCATCAGCAGCCTTCCAAGCTGTGTGTAAAGAGTTCGATTCTCTCTATCCGCTCCAAAATTTGCCGGTATAGCTCAGCTGGAAGAGCAGTTGCCTTGTAAGCATCAGGTCCGGGGTTCGATCCCTCGTGCCGGCACCATTATCCACCTTCGTAAGGTTCTTGTTCCTCATATGAAGTTTGCTTGATGAAAGCAGATGTTGGATATCCATTTCCTGCAACACCGTGGATTTTCTCTTTGCCTCGAGACCATGAGGTAACCCCCAAAATAGCACCCATAGCCAAATGAAATAAGCCTCCTGCTCCTAGAGTTAAGGGGGCCCATTGCTGTGCGACCACACCAGATACAAAGTAACCTTGCCATATTGTCCAGAATACAGGACCAATAATGAAATCAAAAAAACAAATAGCGATATAGAGCCAACCTACCATTGGTCTCCATTTATTATTGATCCAAGTCTCTTTTTCTGGTTTCATAGTATTCTCCTTTACATAATATTTATAAGAATCAGTTGACATTTAAAATATATAAGATATAATGGTATCATAACATGGAGACTTAAAATGTTTACTCAAGAACAAATTGAAGATATCGTTGAACTACTAGCAACTCTTGATCCATCTACGAAGGTGTATCTTGGTTGTGATAGTGTTCGCTATTTTAAAAAAGGTCGTGCATTTGGTAGATATGCCACTGTTGCTATTATTCACATGAACGGTAAAAATGGATGTCGTATCTTTAAAAACATTTCGTACGAACCTGATTATGATCTTAAAAAAGATCGTCCAAAGATGCGAATGTTGAATGAAGTAGCTAAGGTGTGTGAACTTTATACTGAGCTTGCACCCTTCATTGATGAATTTGATATTGAGATACACCTTGATATTTCTCAAGATCCTAAAAATGGATCCAACTGCGCCGCATCTGAAGCTGCTGGGTATGTATTAGGTATGACAGGCATGCAACCTAAGCTTAAACCGCATTCATTTGCTAGCTCATTTGGGGCAGATCATGTAGTAAATAAATTTTCATAAGTGTTAATATCTAAGTACTAAATGTATAAATAGTAGAAGGAGGAGATACAATGATCTACTATTATACATATCGCATTACATGTACACACCCTGATTCAGTTGAAAAATATTATTATGGTTTTCGAAAATCAAAAAAGCCGCCAAAGGAAGATAATTATTGGAGTAGCTCTAAATATGTCAAAGAGGCTATTTTAAAATACGGAAAGACATACTTTAAAAAGAAAGTATTAAAAGTATTTCATGAAGCTAAAGATGCAATGTTGCACGAATCTCAGCTTCATGAAAAGTTTAATGTAGATAAAAATCCTTTATTTTTTAATAAATGTAAATCTACTGTATGGGGGTTTAGATCAACTGGTTTGGTTTTAAGTGGTAAAACTTATGAAGAAATTCATGGTGTTGAAAAAGCTAAAAAGCTTAGAGAAAAACGATCTATAGATATGAAAAAACATAGAGCGCTTAACCCAAATTCAGTAAAAGGAAAAAATAATCCTAATTATGGAAATAAGTGGTCTGAAGAAAAAAGAAAAGAATTTGCTTCTAGGAGACAAGGTGATAAACATCCAGCATTTGGTTCTATGTGGATTAATAATGGAATAATAAGTAAAAAAATATCTAAAAATGAGCCTATTCCATCTGGATGGATAAAAGGTAGAATAAGAACTTGGAAAAATCAATTTGGAAAATAAAGGATGAAATGATATGAAAGACTTAGGTATTATTTTGGCTTTTTTGCTTATTGCATCATTATTTTTTCCCGAAGAAGCAGGAAAAATTTGGGCTAAAATAGAAAAAGGTTATCAAATCGAAATGAACGGGTTTGAATGATATGAGGTGGTATGACTACATAGTTTGCTTTGCAGCTGCGGATATTATAGCCTCTGGAATTGTATCTTTAAATATTTTTCTATTTACATTTGGTGTATTTGGATATATAATGTATGAGAAAGCATGTATTATGGAAATGAAGAGGAAGAAATAATGGCATATATTGAAGTAGATGTAGACCTCGATGAATTTGATGATCAATCATTGATTGATGAGCTTGAAGGGCGAGGCTGGTGGGTTTCGCCTGAAAGACATTGGGAACCACTTGAATTGGATAATGAACAAAAGAAATGGATTTGTGAGCTCATTCTTAAGCATAATCTTGATGTGACTGATATTATGGGAAAGGAAATTTATAATGAGCTATTACACTCCCGATAATTGGGTCGTCATTAAGATTAAAGGTGACGACCCGCACTATCGAGTCCTTGCAGGTTGGTCGGGTGGATATCTTGACGGCGACGCATGGCGTATGAATAGTGGTATCACAAAAGTCGAAGAAGATGAACACCACTATCTTTTTTATGGATCGAGTGGTTCATGCTATAAGTGTCATAAAGAAGCATACTACCTCCGTATGAACAATGCTTATATTTGGAACAAGTTGCAAGAACTCCATGGTGACAAAGTTCAAATGATGGACGAAGATACTGACTGGCATTCTGTGGACTGGATAATCAAATGACTGAATTCCGAATCCTCATATGCGGTGGAAGAGATTATGACGACCGAACTCGCTTCTTTCATTTCATGGATAGTGTCCTTGAGACAATCGGGGAAACTGGAGAGACTCCAAGACGAGATGTGGTCATTATTCATGGAGCAGCCCGAGGGGCAGACACACTTGCAGATGATTATGGACGTGAGCGAGGACTTAGAGTCATACGCTACCCTGCCGACTGGAAAACTCATAAAAGAGCAGCAGGGCCCATTCGAAATAGATTAATGTTGACAGACAGTCAACCACATGTTATAATAGCATTTCCAGGTGGCGATGGGACCGCTGATATGGTATCAATTGGAAAGAAAGCTGGTGTTTCAGTATATGAGGTGAAACGATGATAATTGATATTGAAACAATGGATGATAGCCATGAATGCGAAACATGTGGGATTAGTGTAGCATATGGAGGCGTAGTTTATATCGACGGAAAGGAAGTACTTCGTCGAGAACCTTCAGCTTATTGTTATGATGATCCATCTTTTGATGAAGACGCTCTCTTAGTAATGGCTCTTAAGAAAATTGGTATTGATGTGTTTGTCGATGGCGAGCGCTATTTCATCAGCTCAATTGATGAAGAATATCACGAATTTGAATTGGAGAATAAATGATGTATATGGCTTGGCTGTGTTATAATGAAAGTTTCGGTGATTCTATTGATGACGCAGAAACTAAAATCGTTTTCGAAGAACCTGAAGAATGGAAATATACAAAAGTAATTCCCATTCAATTTAATGTTCTTCATCAGTGGTCTAATAAAGACAAGGAACTTTACAAATGAAACTTTGGATTGATTGCGAGTTCAACGAATTCGGCGGTGACCTCATTTCGATGGCTCTTGTTGCAGAAGATGGACAAGAGTTTTACGAAGTGTTAAATCTTGAAAACGACGAAAAGTACGGCTCATGGGTCTTTGCTAATGTTGTTCCGTGGCTGAATAAAGAACCAATTCTGAAGGAAGTATTTCAATCTAAATTGTGGCAGTTCATAAACCAATGGGATGAAGTCCATATCATTGCTGACTGGCCTGATGATATTCGTTACTTTTGTGCAGTTCTCATTACAGGTCCTGGCCGTGCACTTAACACTCCGCCGAAGCTAACAATGCAAATCGATCGAGAATTGGACACGGTTGACAGTAAAATTCTACACAACGCTCTTGAGGATGCTAGAGCCATTAAACGTAGTTGGGAACGGCGTGAGAAAGAAATGATTGGATATGGAGTAACAGAATGAAACTGACTGTAACTGAAATTTCTATTCATAAAGAAGATGAAAGTCCTATTTTTGGTGATATTGCAACTCACGTTAAACTTGATGATGAAGGCGGTGGTGTCTTTATTAAGATCGTGCAACACGATGATACAAAAATGAATGAGATTCGTCTGGATTTTAATGAGGTCGAGTACCTAGTTAAAGCCATTGAAATGCTGAAGAAGAATTTACAACAAGAACAATTTATTCCAGACTATGTTCCACACATCTATCCAGGTGATAATACCACACAGCCAGATATTCCAAATTATTTAGGCGGACCTAATACCTGTGGTAAATGTGGTATGGTATTTGATGGTGTAACTTCTTATTATTGTTCTCATAACGATTGTCCAACTTTTATGAAAGCTACTTAACATGTATGTAAATATTGGCCCTTACAAAAACGTTAACGGTGATCGTAAGATGGATATTCATATTCATAATTACGACACGTGGAGTATGGACTCTACCCTTGCTCATATTATTCTTCCTATGCTTAAGCAGCTAAAGGAGACTAAGCATGGTTCTCCTTTTGTAGACGATGAAGATGTACCGGAAGAACTTCGTTCTACAAGTGCTCCACCAAAGGAAAATGAATGGGATACCGATGACTTTTTTCATGACCGTTGGGATTGGGTTATTGACGAAATGATTTGGGCATTTGAACAAAAGTGTCGTGATTGGTGGCAGGAAGATTATGTCATCGAGCATGCAGAAATCGACTTTGATGATAAAGAAGAAGTTGATTACGAAGGGGAAGCAGTTGTCAAGCTTAAGTGGAAAAAAGAAGGTAAGTATGATCGAGAAGGTGAAAAGGCTCATCAAGAACGTATGGACAGAGGATTTAGACTGTTTGGAAAATACTACGAGGGACTTTGGGACTGATACTAGACGTGAATCTCTTGAGAGATTAAGATCAAATCTTACTGAACTTGGATTTGAGCCATTACCTCTTAGTATTAACGATTTAGAATGTTATTGGGTGAGAGTTGTTGGCGCAGATAAACCATATGTTAGTATATCATGGGAACTTTATGAAGATGCTTTAAGTATAGAAGATCTTATGTCTTCTTTGAAAAAAGTTTGCAAAACTAACTAGGAAAAAAAATGAATAAAAAAATAGAACAAGAATACATCGAGTATTATAAAGAAATGGCAAAGACAAATTATTACCCAGGGGTTTCTTTAAGTCCTTACGTAAATGATATATCGTCTTTAGTTGAAAAAACTAATTCAAAATCAATGCTTGATTTTGGTTGCGGTGGTGGAAGACAATATAATGTTGAAAAACTGCACGAAAATTGGGGCTTCATGCCTACACTATATGATCCAGCTGTAGAAAGGTATTCATTAAAACCTGAAGGTCCATTTGACTGTGTTATAAGTACTGATGTTTTTGAGCACATTCCTGAAGAAGCATTAATATATTCTTTAGAATATATTTTTAATATTGCAGAAAAGTTCGTTTTTATAGCAATATCAACCGCTAAGGCATGTACAATATTGCCTAATGGTGAAAACGCCCATTGTACTGTTAAACCTTTAGAATGGTGGGCAGAAACTATTAATTCATATAATAAAAATAAAGTATTATGTGTAGTAAAGTCATCTAAAACTCAAGAAGTAGTATTTTATAGTTGACATTCCTTTTCAAATAGTATAGATTACTATTATACAAAATGAAAGGAAACACTATGAATCGTACATTTAAAGTTGAAATTGAAGTTGATGAACTTTATGAGCTTGAAGTTAGTACACCTTTCCAAAATTTTGATCAGCGTGAAGGATCGTGTTACACTGATTATAAAAAAGAAACTCATACCTTTACGAGCTTCAACGATGCTTGTGAATGGGTAAAGAAAAATCCAAAAGCCGAAATCAAATCGTTTGTTCGAATTGAAAACAAGCTTGAAGCTCTTAAAACTTGGACCGCATCAGACGGAGACTTGAAATGACCAAGCCTATTTGCACTGTTATGGTTGGCTTGCCTGCTATGGGCAAGTCAACTCTTGTTGACGAAATGTGCAAAATGGATCCAGATGTGTTTGTATACAGCACTGATGCTATTCTTGAGCGCATTGCCGAACAGCTTGGCAAAACCTACAACGAGGTTTTCGAAGATCACATCAAGTCAGCGCAAACTGAAGCTGATATTTGGCTTGCCGAAGCCATTAAACACAAACTGAATATCATCTGGGATCAGACTAATTTGGGTGTCGGTAAGCGCCGCAAGATCATCAATCGCATGAAGCAAGCAGGTTATGAAGTGTCTTGCTGCTGTATTGTTCCGCCTGAGGCTGGTCACTTTGATGATTTGAAAGTGTGGAAGCGGCGTTTGCAAAATCGACCAGGTAAAACGATTCCGGATCATGTGCTTTCGAATATGTGGGAAAGCTATGTCGAACCTTCCCTTGCAGAAGGGTTTGACGATATCATTTACTATAATATGCATGGTGCGTTGATTGGCATGGACTTTAAACGTGGAGATGAATAATGAAACAAACTTTTTTAGATATTCGTGAAGTGGTAGGTTTAAAAATCGTTGAAATTGGTATCAAAGTACTTCCTGCCGGCACAGTTCAAAACCATGTCGTAGTCGGTCTTCATAATGGTATTGTTAACGCGCTCAAAGAGGAAAACGATACAGCTATGAACTTTAAAAGTGGATATAAATGATGAAACCTTATGTTCATGCAAAAAATAGTGTAAAACGTTATGGAGGAATTATTGAAGACTACATGCCAATTCACGACTGGTTTGACTCAACCAAAGCCGCTTACGCGAACTTTGGCCACCGCGCAATCCTGCACAACACATTCGGAATCTTCCTTTGTGAACAACTATTTGGAAAAACAATTACCAATACGGACGGAAAGGTCGTCAGTGTACGAGACATTGGTGAAGACCACGTTAAAGAAGACTGCGGAGGTAAAATTCCCACAATTGAAGATTGGATGAAATCATTGGAAGCTGAACCGTGGATGCTTGGAAAAGGACAAAAGGCATTCGCAAAACATATGGGCTTAGATGCTGATTAATGAAAGGAAATACAATGGATTTTGAAGCACTTAAAAAGAACTTTGAAGAATTGAATGAACAAGTGGCAGCAGCTCGAAAAGAGATGCAAGCAAAATCTACAGGATTTGTAGAAGCTGCATGTAAGCAATTTTTTGATGCTTGTCCGGAAGTCAAGTCTGTATTTTGGACTCAGTACACACCATACTTTAATGATGGAGAAGCGTGTGAATTTTCTGTATACGACAAATACTTTACACTATTTGGTGCAGAAGCTGATTATGACGATGAAGAAGGTTCTGTCCTTTATACAGAGAAAGATCTTAATCAAGCAAAAGAACGCTTAGTAGAAGCTGAAAAATACACGGCCGATCCCAATACTTGGATTGAAAATTATAAAAAGGAATATCACAAAAAGTACGGGCGCGATTGGGGATCGTATAGCCAACCAAAACCGTATCCGAGTGATCCTGAAGAAGCAAAAGAACGTCTAGAAGAAATTGAATCGTTTTTGGAAAAGTATCCTCTTGAAACTACTCAAAGGATCGATGAAAGCTTTAGTGCTTTGCAAAGTGCACTTAATATGATTGATGAAGATATTATGCAAGCAATTTATGGTGATCATGTTAAAGTGACTATTACTCGCGCTGGTACTGATATCGACGAGTATGATCATGAATAGTTGGAAGCTTGAAACCGATGTAGCTGCTCAGGCATGTGGCTGCATCGGCCCTCAAAATGGTGAACCTTATTGCCCGTGCGCTATGCGGGCAAGACGTGTATATCAAAGAGACGGTCGCTGGATAGAACCAGAAAAAGATTTGGGTCCAGTTACTTCTTCTTTCTCAAAAGGATTTAATGATGTCACGTGATATTTGGCTTATTAGTGATACACATTTCTGCCATTCGAACATCTTAAACTTTACTGATGCATTTACTGGCAAGCATATTCGTCCTGGCTACGACGATGTGGATCATATGAATGAACATATGATTGAGCTTTGGAACAGTACAGTTAAGCAAGGTGATATTGTGTATCATCTTGGTGATGTAGCTATGGGTCCAGACCATAAAGAATGGATGGCTAAAAACTTTAATCGACTTCATGGAAGCAAGCGTCTTCTTGTAGGTAATCACGATGATGTAAAGTTTCTTGCATCTGGTGGCTGGTTTCAAAAGGTTGGTCTGTGGCGTCAGTTTACAGAGTACAATCTCCTTTTGAGTCATGTACCACTACATGAAATGTCTGCTTCTCGTGGTAGACCTGACGCACAAATAAAAATGGTCAACGTTCATGGACATATTCATCAAAATCCATCTCCGCCTGGTGCTTATATTAACATGTCTGTAGAGGCAATTGATTATACGCCAGTACATATTGAAGATATTGCACAACAGGCTAAAAAACTAGTTGACATTCATTCTTAAATAGTATAGATTACTATTATATAAAATGAAAGGAAACACTATGAACTTCAATCTTGACTATCGTGATTATGGTCGACGGGAAGAAACTCAGTATGGCGAAAGCCGTTGGGAATACGAATGGCGTGAGGACCATGTCTACCGCTATTTTGGGGCTCGAATAACAAATGAGGGTTATAGCGATGTGAGTCTTTTTCCTGGTGAGACAGAGGTTAAACCTGGTGATGATATTTACATTGTCTACGTGAGCTACGACAGCGGCGACAGCTTTGGTCGCGAAAATGGTTGTAGAACACATCTGTGGGCATTCAGCAACAGCGCAAAAGCTTACCGCCTTGTTGAAGCAATTCGTAAAGATGCTGCTGCGAACCCTAACTTCAATTATGAAGGTAAGCCTCTTGAATTTGAAGGCGTGCCTATTAATACTAATGAATGGAAGGGATACTTTGAACACTTCAATTATGCAGATGTCGAGGCAGTAGTAGTAAAAAACTAGTTGACATTCATTCTCAAATAGTGTAGATTACTATTATACAAAATGAAAGGAAACACTATGAATACTGCAGATATTTACATCGTTATTGATATGAGTCCTCGGTTTCAAAGTATTTTACTTACTACCTTTGATAAAGAGGAAGCTGAAGAATTTGCATCACTTTGCCGTGATCGGATGATTTTTCAGCCGAGTGGTAAAGATTTTCCTAGCACTCTGCGCCATTCTCACGTGCTTTAATAAAAGGAAACACTATGGAACTTGCAATCGTAATGTTGCTTGCTTACATGCCATTTTTTGCGTGGATGTATAAGCAAGGTAAAATTGAACTTGAAGAAGTGAAAAAAGAAATAGAGAAGAGAAAATGAAGTTTATTTGGACAATCGCTGCTCTAGGTGTACTCGGCACCGGATATGCAGCACTCACCTCTGGACAAGCAAATGCTGGTTTGTTTGATAGCATTGCAACAAGTAACTGGCCTGTCAAACAAAGTAAAGCTTTCAAAGTTGAAGCTTATGGTTTTGACTTTCGTGTATATGAGTGGCAGACAGAAAGTGATCCTAATACTTATTGCACTGTTGCAATTGGTAACTCGTCTTCGGCACCCTATATGGGTCTCAACTGTTTTCAAAAAACTCAATAAGGAGAATCTAAATAATGCTTAATCGACTTGCAAAACTTGCCCTTGCTGGCGCAATGGTAATGTCCCTTTCTGGTTGTTTTTGGGGAGAAAAGGTAGAAGTTCCGCCTGCATCTGTAGGTATGGTACTTGGTAAGAATGGCTATCAGGGTGATATCGTTCCGCCGAGTCGTTTCCGTCTTTCTCCCTGTTTCTTTAATTGTGATAAACTTGTCGTGATTGAAGCTGGTGATGCTGGCATGAAAGAGGCAATGACCGTGTTGATGCCACAAGACAATCTTGATCTTGGTGTTGATGTTCGCTTTACTCTTGCATTGAGTGAGGACCGAAACCAAATTCTTGGCGTGTTTGATCGTGTTGTTCCTACTCGACTTGAAAGTGGAAATTTTGGTACCACACTTCAACAAGTCTACGGTGTTTATGGTCAAAGCGTAGTACGTAATGTCGTTCGTTCTACTTTGAGTGAATACAGTATTGCTGAAATCGCAGAAAACCAAAGTTCTGTAAGTGAAAAGCTTAAGCAAGAAGTATCATCTGCTCTTAAACGAACTCCACTTGAAGTGAAGCAGTTTGGTCTTGCTGATATCCGCTTCCCTGCTATTATTACACAAGCACGTGAAGCAGCACAAAGTCGAAAGATTGATGTTGAACGTGCAGAAGCAGATGCACAAGTAAAAATTCGAGAAGCACAGGCACGACTTGAAGTTGCCCGAGCTGAACGTGAAGCCGATCTACTCGAAGCCAAAACTGTAGCCGAGGCAAATAAGATTCTTGCTGATGGTGTTACACCTGAACTGCTTGAGTATCGTAAGTGGCAAGTAATCGAAAAAATGGCTACCAACAAGAACTCTGTATTCTTCCCACTTGAAATGACTAATTCAGTTGGACTTGAAAACCGAATCTTCAGTGAAGGTAAGTAATATGGCTATTGAATTTATGACGGGGGCGACAGTGTTCGCCCTCATTAATCTCATAATCTTTCTTGGTTTGGTATATCTTTTTATCCGTGGCCTTAGGAAAATGTATGCACAATGGAAAGAATACGAATCGTTTAAAGATGTTAAAACTCCGCCAGAATTCTTTTATGTGATGGTTGTATGTATTTTGTTTATTTTTCTTGGAAGTGCTACACAACCCAAACTATCAATTGATCCTGTGCAAAATCGCGCACTAATTGAGTATCAAGAAAGTACTGAGGAAATTATCATCGAAACTCCACCACCTCGAACCGAAACACTTGAAGGATTTACTCCACTAAAGTGAGCCGAAGCTCACTTTTTAGTTGACATTCTTTTTGAAATAGTTTATATTGATTCTATAATGAATGAAAGGTACTAAGATATGCACTATACTTTTCCTGAAATCCGCACTATCTCTGATGTGCTTCCGCATATCGAAGGGCGTGACGAATTCATTGTGGCGGAACGAGAAGGCTACACTGTTATCAACTATGTTGTAGCAATGGCTGATACTTTCGGTAGCGTAAGTATCGGCAGCAAACTAATTCGTGGTGCACCTAAAGAATTCCATTACGATTACTCAAGTCTGGTAAGACGAGAGTGTCGAGGTCTTATCTTTGATCGTGATGGTAACATCATGAGCCGCCCGTTCCACAAGTTCTTCAATGTGAACGAGCGTGATGAAACTCAGGTCAATAAGATCGATATGTTGCAGCCGCATATAATCATGGAAAAGATGGATGGATCTATGATTCGTCCTATCTTGGTTGACGGTTACTTGCGCCTTGCTACCAAGATGGGTGTGACCGAAGTGTCAATGCAGGCTGAAGAATGGCTTGCTGCTCAAGACTCTGAGTACAAGGAATGGCTTCGTGCCTACATAGATAACGGATATACTCCTATCTTTGAATGGGTAAGCCCGTTTAATCAGATTGTTCTTGCTTATGAAGAAGCAGACCTTGTTCTTCTTGCCATTCGTGAAAACGTAACTGGTCGATATCTAGATCTAGATGAAGAGATGACTGAAATTCGTTGCCCCTTCACTGTTGTTCCTCGTTACGGTTCGATGGAAGGTAACATTGTTGACTACATCAACCGTCAGCGTGAAGCAGAGGGTCGTGAAGGTGATATTATCGCGTTTGCTGATGGTCATCGTTTGAAAATCAAGAACGACTGGTATGTCAGAATTCATAAAACTTTGGATCGTGTGAAGTTTGACCGTAACATTGTTGATCTGATTCTTAACGAGGATGTAGACGATGTTATTCCGATGCTGCCGCAAGAGCAAGTAACTCGTATTCGTGACTTCGAAACTAGTTTTTGGAAAGCGTTTAAGCAAAAGGAAAACCGTTTGTATGGTCTTTATATGGCTGCTACACAAACTTATGATGGTGATCGCAAGCGTATTGCTCTTGAGTTTGTTCCTACACTGGAGCATAAAGCAGATGCATCATTCGTTTTTCGTATGCTTGATGGAAAAGAGCTTCGTGAATTGTTGTTAGATCATATTCGCAAGAGTATTAGCAGCAACACCAAGTGGGATGCTTGCGCAGAATGGATGGGCATGTAATGGCTAATGTATTTGTTTTTGGATCAAATCTAGCAGGGCGGCATGGAAAAGGTGCCGCTCTGCATGCAAAACAACACTATGGAGCTGAGTATGGAGTGGGTAAAGGCCGTACTGGAAATGCGTATGCTCTTCCCACTAAGGGTTATCAGTTAAATGTGCTTTCTCTAGATCGCATTCAGGATTTTATAAATGAATTCATAACATATGCTAACAATAATCCAAATGACATTTTTCTACTTACACCTATTGGCACTGGATTAGCAGGTTATAAACGCGAAGAAATTTTTAATTTGATACGAAACTGTGCTCCATTGCCGAGCAATATTGTTTTTACAAAGGAATGGTTTGGACTATGAAATTTGAAACACAATGGACTCACGAAGAGCCAACATTAACAGCACAACAACAAAAAATACTTGATGAAGAACTCGATGAACTAAACGAGGTTTTAGAATCTGCGGGTGATCTTATATTTCATACAGTATTTTTAGAAGAAGATCACGAAGGTGCCACAATCGCAATTGATGGTATTGACGATACATTGTATTTGACTTATTATGAAAAAACCAAATGGGCGCCGTTAACATTTGATGAGGAAGAACAATGAACATACATCATAGGCCAATTTTTGATACTAAAAGAGTAGAAGAACATTACTCTGAGAAAGATGGTGTACCGGTGAAGTATGTCTGTACATCTGCTCCTAACGAGTATGCAAATTATGCTGCAGATATTTTTTACCGTGAAACTCCACACCCTGAGTTTGGTAATCGCTACTTTGGATTGTATCGTAATCCTGATCCAGCTTCTGATGGTACGATTATGATCACCAATGCTGATATGATTGAAGAGCTTGAGTTTGGTATGATTCAATCAGCTGGACAACTACATTACAGTCAGCATCGTCACGATTTCTATTCTGTTGGAAATATATGTATTGATGGTGGTCGTGCATACTTTCGTCGCCTTGGTGATATGACTATTCCGTCTCGCTGGTTCAAAGTGAAAGATGGCGAATTCGTCGAAGATAATAGTTGACATTCATTCTTGAATAGTATAGATTACTATTATAAGAACTTAGAGGAAAATAAAATGCTAGTAGTATTTGATATCGATGGAACTCTTGCTAACATCGAACATCGACTTGATTATGTTCGTAGTAAGCCAAAGAACTGGAAAGCCTTTGATGCTGGCATTCCGAATGATAAGGTGAATGAGCCTGTTGCGGAAGTGTTTGACGCAATGGTTATGGGTGGTCATACTGTTATCCTTGCCAGTGGTCGTAATGAACGCAGTCGTATCGCAACGCAGGATTGGCTACGTAAAAACGGTTTTAGCATGTATCAAAAACTCTATATGCGTAAGGCAGAAGACTTCCGTAGTGATGATATTGTGAAGCAGGAAATCCTTGACGAAATCATCGCTGACTACGGTAAGAAGCCTGATATGGTCTTTGACGACAGACCGAGAGTTGTGAAGATGTGGCGTGATAACGGTATCTTTGTTTTTGACGTATATCAAGGTGAGGAGGACTTTTAATGTCTATCGGTGATCTTCAATTTGAAATCAATCAGCAACGTACCAAAAAAGCAAATAGTGCTGATTTGGCTTGGAAACTTGAAGCTATAATGTATGACGCTTTGTTGAAAATTACTGAGCAAAGTCACGATGAAGTTTCCGCTACCATTGCAATGGTCGCTCTTAATGAACGTCAAAATATTATTCACGAACATCGGAATTTGATGTCAGGTTCAAGGTGGTGAGGAGGACTTTTGATGAATGAGCATTATGCTAACCTTGTGTTCTTCCTGCTTTGGGCAGAACAACAGGATCAGAACATGATGTGGGGCGGCGTTCGAATCAGTGACGCCATTGACTCATTAGCTGCTATTATAGGAAAAGACCCCGAACAACTAAGGGAGTTGATCTAATGAAACTTCGAGTACGTAACAACTGGGAAAACTATGAATGGACATTGGATGGCTCATCTGTTGATGTTCGAGACATTGACGCTGTAACTATTGAAGGGTGGGACTACGACGCTCGAGCGGTAAGAAAAAAGAATCAAGTATACGATCACGGTCATGTCTACAACACTGTGACTTATGACCTTGAGATTGAAGCAGAAGTTGCCGAAACTTTAGTTTGGGTTAGTTTATATGACAACCCAAAACTTCTTGCTAAAGTACATCGAGTAGTAAAAATGGGAGAATTCGTTCAATGAAAAATCGAACAGTATCAGATGGAAGTCATGAAAGAGATGAAGAACTATACCAATACCTAGCATGTGATTACTTTGCTACCGGCGAAGGTCGTACCATTTCTCTTCTTATCACGCGAGCATATCCTCGTGCTGATGATTATGAGACTGGTGAGACAAAGCCAGAAGTCAAAAACTCTGCTAAGTTTCGTGCAGCTCGTGAATTCAGTGAAAAGTTTGGTGGTTGGTATCTTCAAGGTGCTGAGAACCTGCCTCGTGAAGAGTTTTTGCAAAGGTTTGGTAATCACTTGCCAGAATATATGACAAAACTTCTCAATGCTGAAGGTGAAGATCGGCCTGGCAATTTGAACTTTTCAACACAAATTCATATGAACTTTTCTTAGGAGAAAAATATGTCAAATGATTATGTAGTAGTGACAACTGTATCCCAGTTTCGTATGCGGTATGTAATGCACAAAGACGATCTTCAGAAACTAAATCCTGATACTCCGGTCAATCCTATTGAATGGGCAAAGGACACTATTACGTGTAATGAATGTGATGACTTTTCACAAGAACATCTTGGTGAATTGATTATTGACTCCACAACAATGACAGAAGATGAAATGCTTGAACTGTTTGATAAGGATAATGCTTATCTTTCAAGCTGGTCACGTGATTACAAGATTGATTGGACTCGCAATTTGATCATGCAATTCAGATGAGTAACGATCAAGAACGCTACCACGAGTGGCTAAAGCGTAAAATTAAAGAGGAGAGAGAAGATAAATAGTCCTATACACAATAGGATTTACAATGCTCACCTATTTAAAACGAATTGGAATTGCTCTTTCTGTTCTTTTAAATGTTACTCTTGGAGGTAAGAGTAACCAAACATTTTCTGCTCGTAATTGGGATCGAAAAAGAAACGGTAAAACCAATCTCGTTTTAGTTATAGACGGTGTTTGTATTTTTATCGCATATTGTGTATCGTTATGGTTAACATTATACTATAGAAGAAATATAATATACAAACTCGACAATCATTGTATGGAATCTTGGATTTATTGGCGAGTTCGTAAAGACGTTATTTATGAAATTGATGAAGGAGATAAACAATGGCAAAAGGTAAGGGCGGGAAATCCAAAGGATTTATTTCGCAAGGACTTCACTCTAATGTAGCACGTGATACTCTTAAGGGTATGAAGCGTGATCGCACTGGCGCTGAAAAAGAAATGTACAAGGTTAACGCTTACTGGGCTGGTAAGAACCCTTGGATCACCATCGCAAATCCGAATCCAAATGAGACCAACAAGCGCTTTATTCGTGTGAAGGCTAACACTCTTTGGGGTACACCTAAGGAACGTCTGAACCCACCCAAGAAAAAGGCGTGATATGGTTATAATCTACGGAATGGAAAACTGTAGCTACTGTAAGTATGCAGTAGCTCTCGCACAATCTTATAACATGGATTACGAATATCGTGACGCAAAGGAATGGAAAGAAACATTCCTAGAACAATTTCCAGGTGCTAAAACAGTTCCACAAATTGTTTGGGATGGTCGTCACATTGGTGGTTATACAGAATTTGCAGAAGAAGTAGAAAATACAATTGGAGGATATGGTGATGGATCGTTCTGATGTGATCGACCTTTTGAAAAAAGGAATTGTTGTAGTAGAGTTTACTAAAGTCAACGGTGAATATCGAAAAATGCAGTGTACTCTTAATGAATTGCATCTTCCTCTTAAAATGAACGAACAAGAGTTTACCGAAAAGAAAAAGCAAAATCCTGAAGTTCTTGCTGTATTTGATATTTCTCAAGAAGGGTGGCGGAGCTTTCGTTGGGATAAATTGCAAACAGTCAATGGAGTAATCTTTGATGGAGCTCAATGAGCTGAATAAAAATGCAAAAGGCGGTACAGAGTTAATGGCTGACCGCCTTTATGAATATGTAGATAATAAACTTCTTGATGAGTTTCAAATTGTGCAAAGTCGAGTACGTGAACTTGATCCAAAAAAGAAAAAGATCTATTGGGTTCATGATCTTGCCGGTGATCCAGAAGTACAGCATCTAAAAGATGGTGGTTGGAAGAAGTTTGATCAAATAGTATTTGTTTCACATTGGCAGCAGCAAATGTATAACGCCTATCTTGGTGTTCCCTTTTTTGCTGGAGGAGTAATGCGTAATGCTATTAAGCCAATTGAAGAACACGAAAAACCAAATGATAAAATTCGTTTGATTTATTACAGTACACCACATCGTGGTCTTGAGTTACTATACCCAGCATTCGATGAGCTTTGTAAACATTATGATGACGTAGAACTTACTGTATATTCATCGTTTGGTTTATATGGGTGGCCACAACGAGATGAACCTTATAAGAAGCTATTTGAAGCGCTTGAAGCACATCCTCGTATTCGTTATAGTGGTGCAGTATCGAATAAACATATTCGCAATGAACTCAAAAACCATCACATTTTTGCTTATCCTTCAATTTGGCAAGAGACCTCTTGTCTTTGTTTGATCGAAGCAATGAGTGCTGGTCTTGAGTGTGTACATTCCTCTCTTGCTGCTCTACCTGAGACAAGTATGGGCCTGACAAGAATGTATCAGTACACCGAAGATATGCAAAATCATGTAAATATGTTCTACCAAGCGCTAGTACATGCGGTAGAAGTACAAAAACAAATGAAACCAGATTATCAAGTACAAAAACTGCTTGCAAATCATAACTATAGTTGGGAAACACGCGCAAAAGAGTGGACAAACTTGTTGACATCTCTTTTGTAATATGATAGATTGTAATTGAATCAATCGAAAGGATACAACATGGCTCGTGCTAGCATTTCTCGTAAAAAGAAAAAAGTACCGATTTCAAATGCTCGCAAATCCATTGCAGCTGAAGAGAAACATATAGGTCGTGAAACAACAGACTGGACAAATATTCTTCCTGAAGATATGGAAAAGAAAGTCTATGAGACTCTTCGTCATTATGGATACTTCTATGATGTGAAAGACTCTTATAAGTGGGCTGTTGAGTGGGTTAAGGTTAACCGCTCAAAGGAAGATCTAAAAAACTTCAAGGCTGCGCCTGAGCGTCACTTTTCTTCGACTGTTTCTGGTCTTTGTAAGATGATTATGAATGGAGCAACGTTTAGTGAAAAGCGTATGGCATTCATTAACAAAAATATTGATGATCAAATCCAACGTGGTATCAATAAAGTAGAAGAAACTGCTGAAGAAAAGGTAGTCGACATTCGCAAGAAGTCGCCTGCTGAAATTGTAAAAGAGCGTACCTCTGATTTCATTGCTGAGATCGAAGAGGTCATTGACATGTTTGGTGGCAAGACACATATGGATTGGGATGAATACTCGGTCTATAATGAGCTTCAAAAAATCGATGCGCCTTATAACACTGCTAAGGCTGTTGTTGATTACTACACACCTCTTCGCGATGAAATTCAAGAGCTTGTTGAAAAGAAAACCGAAGACCTTGTCGAAGCGTATGCATGGCTTGGTCCTCGTAAGCGTAAGCAGTATCTCAAGGTTATTCAAGCAATCATCGATGATGCTGAAAAGTACATGATGAGCAAGAAAGCGGTTCGTAAGACTCGTAAGAAAAAGGTTGCTCCTGCTTCAAAGCAAGTCGACAAAATGAAGTATATGGTCAATAGTGCTGAATTTAAGCTTGTGAGTGTTGATCCTACAAACATTGTGGGTGCCTCTGAGGTGTACCTGTTTAATACCAAGTATCGTACTATGACATACCTTGTTACTCAATCTCCTAAAGGCTTTGAGGTGAAAGGTACCACTATTCAGGGTATTGATGTAGAAGCTTCTTATAAGAAGACTCTTCGTAAGCCTGAAGAATTCTTCAGTGAATTCACTAAGACAACCAAGGCAAAGGCTCGTAAGCTTCTCAAAGATTTGAAAACAAAAGAAGCATCCTGCAACGGCCGAGTGAATGATCAAACAATTATCGTAAAGGTTTATGCATGACAGAAGTAATCGACTTCGCTAAAATAAAACAAAAGCGCGAGCAAGAAAAGCTTGATACTATTACAGAGGAGTTCGAAAGCGACGAAGAGGAGGTAGCTAACATTGCCGCGTTAGCAACTATGGAAATTGTAGATGCTATGCTACACTTTGAATATCCAATTCAAGAGAATCCTGAATGTATCAAAGATATTCTTGGCTTGATTGAAGCGATTCGAGCTCTTGGATATCGAGCAAAGGGTCTAAATAGTCCAATCCATGAAGTAAACAATACGCTTTATGGATTTATTGATGATGAAGCTTCTTTGCTCGAAGACTTTCTTGCTGATATGGAAGACAATTTAAGTTGACATTTGTCTGTGCCTAGAATATAATTAATAGGTAACAGATAAGGAGAATACAATGCCTATTTTGGTTGATCTTAACCAAGTAATGATTTCGAATATGATGGTTCAAATTGGTAATCATAAAAACGCGCAGGTTGATGAGTCAATGATCCGTCACATGGTACTTAACAGCTTGCGTTTCAATCGTAAAAAGTTTCATGAAAAGTATGGAGAATTTGTCATCTGCTGTGATGACACAAACTATTGGCGTAGGTCTTATTTTCCGTACTACAAAGCATCTCGTAAGAAAGCTCGTCAAGAGTCTGAGCTTGATTGGAATGCAATCTTTACTGCATTGAATAATGTACGTGAAGAACTCAAGACGTTCTTTCCATATAAAGTAATTCAAATTCCAACTGCTGAAGCCGATGATATTATTGGCACTGTTGTTCATAGTGAGGGTACACCTCTTAATACTGGTGAGCCTATCCTTATTCTTTCTGGTGATAAGGACTACATTCAGCTTCATAAGTATGCTAATGTCGATCAATGGGACCCTACACGTAAGCGTTGGATCAAACACTCAGATGCTGAAAAGTATCTTGCTGAGCATATCATTAAAGGCGATGTAGGTGACGGAATTCCGAATGTACTCTCACCTGATAATTGTCTCGTGGTTGGTCAGCGTCAAAAGCCAGTTACTAAGAAGCGTATCGAGATGTTTGAGGATATAAATAATCTTGATGAGACACTTAAACGTAATTGGGCTCGGAACAAAAAGCTCATCGACCTTTCTGAAGTTCCTGAGTCTATTAAAGAGCAAATTCTTGATGTGTATGGTGAAGAGAATGATAAGGATCGTTCACAGCTCTTCAATTACTTTATCAAGAACAAATTGAAATTTCTTATGGAGTCCATCCAGGACTTTTGAACGGAGTAAAAATGGGTTATAGATTGTCTATTGCAGAAATTCTTGAAGAAGCAGCAAAAATGAAATCAAAACAAGAAAAGGTAGACTACCTTCGACAGCACAATAGTCTACCTCTTCGAAATATTCTTGTACTTATGTATGATAAGTCAAAGAAGTTTAACATTCCTGATACAGCACCACCTTATACACCTTCTGAGTATCCTGATAATCAAGGTGCTCTTCAGCGTCAAGCGCGTAAACTTAAATACTTTGTTGAAGGATTTGCGCCTGAAGGTGTGCATCGTATCAAGCGTGAAACAATGTTTATCGAGATGCTTGAGTCTGTAGATAAGAAAGATGCTGAGCTATTGATTCAAATGATTCAAAAGAAACCGATCAAGGGTTTGACTAAAGCAACAATCAACGAAGCGTTTGGTGAGATCATTAGCGATGGCTAAGAATAAAAACTTCCGTGAATGGATGTACGAAGAACAAGACTCTGAAGTCAAGTTTAAAAAGCGTGATGGTAAAAGGTACGACAAAAAGAAAGCAAAGATCCAAAACGCTCGGCGAAATAAGAACAAGAATAAATTTTCGCATTTAGAGTAACTTTTTTCAAAAAAGTAGTTGACATTCCTTTTTAGAAAGCTTATAGTATAACTATACAGAATGAAAAGGAAATCAACATGAACCGCGAATTCACTTTCACAGCGCCGAAAACCTACAAGACTATTGCTAATGCTCGCCGTGCGGTTGAGAAAGCAGGTTGCGAAGGTTTTCGGCATTTTATGATGACCAATGAGGAAGGTCGCTTTTTCCCGGTGTTTGTTGGTCAAGAAGCTGTTCAAAACGGCGTTCACTTCCACTTCAACGTTGTCGGATAAGGAAATATATTATGAAACTGAGTGATAAACTAATTCTTGTAGACTGCGACGGTGTATTGCTTGATTGGCAATATGGTTTCTATCGTTGGATGCGAGATCGTGGATTTGAGCCAATCAATCATACTGAATATGATATTGGTAAGATCTTTAATATGCCGAAACCAGAAGCCAAATCATATGTCCGACAGTTTAACGAGTCAGCCGCAATTGGTTGGTTGCCTCAGCTTCGCGACTCGGTAAAATATGTTCGGCGTCTTCATGAAGATCATGGCTTTGTGTTCCACTGTATTACTTCGTTGAGTGAAGACATTTATGCAGGTAAGCTTCGTAAGAAAAATCTCGAAGCGCTCTTTGGTAAAACTGCATTTGAAAAGATTGAGTGTCTTGATTGTGGTGCTGACAAAGATGAAGCACTTGAACCTTATCGTGATACTGGTTGTCTTTGGGTAGAAGATAAACCCGAAAATGCGATCACTGGCCAAATAATGGGTCTTGATCCTATTCTTATTAATCATCCGCATAACACGCACTTTAATATGTCGAAGTATAGTATTCGTCGTGTTTCAAACTGGCGTGAAATCTATGACAGTCTAGTATAAATACTATTGTCAGTAGGTTGAACAGAGCAGCTTATTGGCTGCTCTTTTTTTATGGAGGTAAATGATGCCAAATTACACGTTTGTGAATAATGATACAAAAGAAGAAACTACACTTACTATGTCTATTGCTGAGTATGAGCAATACAAACAAGACAATCCCCACATGACACAGAAGATCGCGCCTCCAGCTTTTGGTGATTCAGTTCGTCTCGGTTTTCGAAGACCGGATGATAACTTCAATGACGTACTGAAAAAAGCAAAGTCTTCTCATAAGCATTCCACCATTAATACAAGATAAGGAATCATATGTCTCGTTTAACAAAAAAACAAAAAAGAACACTGAGACAACAAGGTATAATTGATCAAGAAGGTAATTTTAGAGAAAGTGTATTTCGAGTAAATTCTGAAATTGAACCATTAACACCAGGTCAAAAGGCTGCTTGGGAAGCGTGGGAAGAAGATTACAATCTCGTACTTCATGGTTCTCCTGGTACAGGTAAAAGCTTTTTAGGTTTGTATTTTGCCTTAAGTGATATTGTAGATAAGAACAGTCCTCGTAATAAGGTTTTCATTATACGCTCTACTGTTTCTACTCGAGATCAAGGATTTCAGCCAGGCAACAAAAACGAAAAAGAAGCAGTATATGAAACACCATATCCACCAATCTGTAATCAAGTATTTGGTCGTGGAGATGCTTATACGATCTTAAAACAAAAAAATATGATTGAGTTTACATCAACATCGTTTTTGAGATCAGCAACATTTGATAATGCATATATAGTTGTAGATGAAATACAAAACATGAACTTCCATGAAATTGATACAGTGATTACAAGAGCCGGTGAGAATACCAAATTTATCTTTTGTGGTGATACTAAGCAAGACGATCTTGCTACTCAGCGTAAATCTGAGAAGTCTGGGTTTGGTGATATACTAAACATTGTTGACAAAATGGAAGAATTTGATATAATAAGATTCTATCCAGAAGATATTGTACGTAGTGGATTAGTTAAGTCGTACATACTGAAAAAGGAAGAGCTAGGATACTAAGATGCCAAAGGCAGCAAGAGCGCAAGACGAAGACACAATCACAACTGGCCATGCGTGCGATGGCACTGCTCAAATACGTGGCACAGAACAAAACAGTGTCTATATTAATGGAATCCTTGCATCAGTAAAGGGTGATATTATTGCTCCTCACACGATTTTGCAAGGACTAGTTTGTGTACCTCATACCGCATACGTGAATGAAGGAAGCTCTACAGTTTTCTTTGAAAATATACCAGCTGCTCGTATCGGTGACTCAGCTGACGGCGGTCAAATTATTACTGGTTCTGACAACGTGTTTATCGGAGGGTAAATGTTTACTCATGTAGATCATGGAATTGTGCTGCCTGAATGCACACGTGAAACAACACCACAAGGAAGAAAGTACTTTACACCGGAGGGTAATACATATCCTTCGGTGACTACTGTTCTTGGTATTCAGGACAAGTCTGGTCTTGAAGCTTGGAAAAAAAGAGTTGGTGAAGAAGAGGCTCAAAAAATCTCAACTCAAGCTGCAGTACGTGGAACGGCTGTACATAAACTTGCCGAAGACTATCTTGACAATCGAGAAGATTGGAAAGAGAATCATATGCCTTCAAATATTTTTTCGTTTCAGCAAATCAAAGGCATTCTCGATAAGCATGTAGACAATATTTGGTTTCAAGAAGCTTTTCTCTATAGTGATTATCTTCAAACTGCTGGACAAGTTGACTGCATTGCTGAGTTTGATGGTAAGCTTTCAATTATTGATTTCAAAACATCTCGTAGAAAGAAACAAAAAGATTGGATCAAAAGCTATTTTATGCAAGAATCATTCTACGCTGTCGCATTTGAAGAGCGTACAAAGAAACCAATCACCCAGTTAGTTACTATAATTACTGTAGATGGAGATGATCCACAAGTGTTTGTTGAACATCGAGACAATCACATTCGAGACTTTATGGAACTCAGAGTTGACTTCAAGAAACTGAAAGGATTCTAAGATTTTTACTAACGAATTTGAATTTGAAGGTACTGTAACTACCGTTCTAGATGAAGAAGGTAATCTCGAAGATGTACAACTCATAATCGAAGACGATATGGTTTACATTAAACAGTTCAATGATTCTACCTTCGATGATGTACCTGATATGATATTGCTTACACCTAAAATGTTTAAAGATATGCTTGAAGCAATGAATTATCCTGAAGGATTTTACGTAACCAAGTATAAAAGATAACAGATTATTTTCAGTAGCTTAATAGCATTATACACACTAAGTTATTGAATGTCAACACTTTTTTTCATTGTACATATACTTTTTTATGTGATAGAATGTATCTATCTAACAATGGAGTTACAACATGAATATCTTCGTACTTGACGAATCACCTATTATTTCTGCTCAAATGATGTGCGATAAGCATATTCCCAAAATGATCGTAGAGTCTGCTCAAATGATGTCGACCGTACATCGTATGCTTGATGGTACTCCCACCAAACGGCCATCTAAGTCCGGTAAAACCATGCAGACTTATTACAGCTTTGGCGATGAACGTGATGATCAGTATTACCTTGCGGTACATAAGTATCATCCTTGCACCACATGGACTGCTGAGTCGAAGGCTAACTACGAATGGCATTACGAACACTTCCGTGCTCTTGGTGTCGAGTTCCTGTATCGCTTCAATAAAGATCATGCTACAATCCTAAAGCTTGGTGAACTTCTTCGTAAAGCACCTGACAATATTCCTGATATTGGTCTTACACCATTTGCTCTCGCGATGAAAGCATATCCGGATTGTATTGTCGAAGGTGATGCGGTTACCTCTTATCGTAACTATTACCATGCCGCAAAACCGTTTGCTAAATGGGATCGTGGTCGCTCTGCTCCTGACTGGTGGCAGGGTTTCCAAGACTATGATGGTGAACGTCCTTATGAAAATGCTGCATAAGTAGTTGTTTTTAAAGCAAACGTTTTTGTGTACATTCCTTCTTAAATGGTGTAGTATATAACTATACCAAATGAAAAGGAGTGTACCTTTGAAAAAGAACTCGAATGTCACCACCGCTGAATATCGTAAAATCGAACAGATGGTTAAAAAGTGCATGCGTCTTCTTCGTAAAAAGGAATATGAGCTCGAGCTTCCGACCAACTGCCCTGATATCGCAGCACGTGTTCTCGAAGTTCGAAAGACAATGGGATATCGCTCACGGGCCGGTGCTCGTGTAATTAAGATCAATATCGCTTATCCGTATCTCACCTTTCAAGAGTATAAAGCATTCAAAGATCATCCTACGATTGGATCGATTCGTTGTAATGATTGGGAAGATGTGATGTGGGTTCTTGTTGCTCATGAAGTATCTCATCACGTGCAGTATCGCTATTGCTGGAGAGTAAAGCGGTTCCGTCAAAACTATGATAAGCCACACGGTGAATGCTTCAAGCAAATCTATAGCTACCTTCGCCGGGACCTCGTTAATCCTATGATCAAAGAAAAGGCTGCTGCAAAAGTGGCAGCCTAAACTTTTTTCAAAAAAGTAAAAAAAGTAGTTGACATCCTTTTAAGAGTATTGTAGATTAGTAATATACAAAATGAAAAGGAAAACACCATGCACGGAGCTTTTGATCATATCGAGTCTCTTATGTTGGACCTCGAAGATAATATTCGCTTTTTCTCTGAAGCACAAAAGAAGCTGAAAGTTCTTCAGGACAAAGCATTGATTCGCGCAATGAATGACGACCCGCTTGATGATGATCTCAAGAATCAAATCTGGGAAGCCGAAAGCGATATGAAATTTGCAAAGGAAGAATTTGAAAAAGTCAAACAAAAGATTGCAAATTTGGTAAACAGTATTCGATTTCCTTACTAAGTGAAAACAGGAGAAACACAATGTACGAACTCTTTATGATCAACTTCGGATACTTCCTCGACTTTGTAACTGATGATCTTGTGACTGCAAAAGCAAAAGCACGCGAAGTTGGATTTGAAGTTGCAATCTACCGCGGTGGTGAAATCGTCGCAGTTTCGAAAGGATATTAAAATGAAAATGAATCTCGCGCGACTGAATTCTATTCAAACTACACTTGAAGCTATCCAGGACATTGACGAAGCGCTTGAATGGTATAAAGAAGACAAGCCTGGTCCCGCATATATGAAAGTGAGAAACCCTAAACATAGTTCAGATGCCACTGACATGCAATTTGATCGTGAGCTCTTTCGGCGGTTTATGAATGAGCATAAGCAACAACTTATTCGGAGCCTTGAAGAGCGATTCGAAGGTTTTGAATATGATCCTGAAGCAGATTGGAAAGGAGATAAAGAATGACAAAGTATGATGAACGGCACGGTGGTCCGTATGATCGTGGTTCTGCTGATAGTTACTATGGTCGTACACCTCGCCCTCACTACTATGTCGGTGGTACCGGCATGAGTGAACGAGTCGAAATGGAAAATATGACTCAGGAAGAACTTGCCGCATACTGGGCTGGTTATGACGACAACGAAAAAATGGGTTGGCACAAGGAGTGGTAAAATGGGATTTATTTGGGAGCTTATAAAGATTGCTATTATCCTCTATGTGGGTTATTGGGCTCTCATGTTTCTTCTCTTTTTTATCGCGGTTTCATAGGAGAATAAAATGGTACCTGGATGGGTTTACGTCGTTGCAGTAATTTGGTTTATAGTTTCTGTAGGTATGCTTGCATTTACCTTTCAAAAGTGTGGTGCTAAAACTTTACTGCTAGGCAATGGAGCTGCACCTGCAGCCTTTATGGGAATGTGTGACTAAGGAGAATAAAATGGGCTATTACACTGATTACGAAGTACAGATTAGTGGGTTTAAGAATCGAGACGAAGCAGAGTTTTTTGAGTTTAAAGAATTCCACAAAGATGATGGTCTTCTCAATGACATCAAAAGTTCTACAAGCATGTATGTCGAAAGTCATAGTGTTTCGTTTCGGTTGGGGCAGTGGAAGTGGTATAATTGGCAAAAAGACCTCGAGGCTTTGAGTAAAAAATATCCGCATCTTACGTTCGAAGTAAATGGTGTTGGTGAAGAGTTTCCTGATATTTGGAAAGCTCGGGTTCGTAATGGAGAAACTGAAGTTGTAGAAGCTCAAATTATTTTTCCTAATTTTGAAAAAATATGTTGACATTGTTTTAAGAATAATGTAGATTAGTATTGTAAGAAGGAAAAAGGAGTTTCCAACATGATCACCATCTACCAAATCCAACTCACCGACGAGCAAATTGACATCATCAACGAGCGCGGTCACGAAGCTGTTCCTGCTCAACGTGCTAAGTTGAATGTCATGTTTGGAGCTTCAAACTTCCGTACTTCCGATCTTCAGTACTATACCGAGACTATGCAGGTTGATACTGATGACCTCGAAGAAGCGTTTTTGCTAACCAATCTTTGGAGCAATCCAGAGCGTGTTACTCGTATTGGTGATATGCAAAGCTCAACTTCTGTTGGTGACATCTTCCAAAAAGGTGATCGGTTCTATATGGTCGACAACTTTGGCTTTGCTTCTCTTCTTCTCTTCAATGATGAAGTTGAAATGTTGAATTCTTTTTAAAAAAGAGTTGACATTCCTTCTTAAATAGTGTAGATTATATCTATCAACAGCACAAACTATGGAGTATATATCATGGCACACGAACTTGAAATGATCAACGGTCAAGCACAGCATGCATATGTTGGTGAACTTCCTTGGCATGGGCTTGGAGTTCAGGTTGATCCTGACATCTCGCCCGAGGAAATGATGAAAGCAGCTGGTGTCGACTGGCGTGTTCAGGAAGTTGAGTCCTTTGTGAACTTCAACGGTAAACAAATCCCCACTGGCCAAAAGGCTCTTGTTCGCGAGACCGATGGTCGAGTCCTGACCCAGGTCGGTAAGAACTGGCACCCTGTACAAAATGAAGAAGCTTTCGATTTCTTCGCTGAGTTTGTCGAGCGTGGACAAATGGAAATGCATACTGCTGGTTCGCTGAAGAATGGCGAAATCATCTGGGCTCTTGCAAAAGTCAATGATGACTTCGAGTTGTTCAATGGTGATAAGGTTGAAAGCTACATGCTTTTCTCGAACCCTCATCAGTATGGTAAAACCATCGACATCCGTTTCACTCCGATCCGCGTGGTCTGCAACAACACTTTGACTCTTTCTCTTCAGCAACAAGGTCAAGCAGCTGTTCGTGTTAACCACCGTTCGCAGTTCGATGCTGATGCTGTCAAGGAAATGATGGGTATCGCGCACTTTAAGATGGGTCAGTACAAAGAGATGGCTGAGTTCCTTGGCTCGAAGCGTACTACCGAAGAAACTGTAAAGCAGTACTTCGGTCATCTGCTTGGCATGTCGAACAAGAACGAAGGTGAGCTGAGCCGTAAAGGTCAGCGTGCAATGGAAGTTCTTCAGGAACAGCCCGGTGCAGAGTTTGCGGAAGGTACCTTCTGGACTGCCTTCAATGCAATCACCTACATGACTGACCACGAACTTGGTCGTACTGCTGATACTCGCCTTCAGTCGGCATGGTATGGCGCCAACCGCAAGCTGAAGACTGATGCTCTTGAGCTTGCCCTTGAAATGGCAGACGCTGCTTAATAATGGAGGGCTTCGGCCCTCCTCCACTTTCTGGAGATACTAAATGCTTAATCCTTTTCGTTGGGCCACATATACTCTTATTGCATTTGTTATGCTTACACCTTATTGGTGGGCTCAGATTGCTCTTGCATCAATGATGGTTATGTACTCTCTTTTCTATTACTACCAGGTCGGGCGTATTATGGTGACACTTGATGAGTCGCAGCTTGTGGCCGAAAGAGATGTTTTGAAAGATGCTACGTTGAGCACCGGTGGAAATCTTGTTGCATTGGTTGCGTTGTATAAGTTGACTCCCTTTGCTTATGTGGCTTTTTGGTGTGCACCTTGGGTTGCTATCGCTATTAGTTCTTTAGTTCTTGCATGGCTAATTAATATTGGCTATCTTGAAATAAATGCAAAAAATGATGAATAAACTGTTGACATTCCTTCTTAAAAGGCTTATATTAATAATATAAGCAATGGAGAAAACACTATGAACAACATGAACATCAACACTTTTGTCGGTAAATTTCTCGATGGCCAGTTTGAAGACGCTTCGTTTGAAACTCAGTGTAAAGCCGGCTGGTATGACTGGTTCTGTAAGACTGAGTCTCTTCGTAACAAAACTCGAACACTCGGCAAAAAGGTTATTCAGCTTCTTCCTTCGAAAAAGGTTGATGGTGAAACTATGTATGTGTTCTTTAAAAACAACTGCCCATCGCGCGGTTCTCTTTATGATGACTTTCGCATTTGTGACATGGAAACTGGCGATGTGATCTACACCGTTGTTCCTCGCAGTGGTCATAACGGTAAAGCCGAAGTTTGGGGCATCGACAACAACTTTGATGGACCTCTCGTAAGCGGCACATGGAAAGACATCAAAGAATTCTTTGGTGTGTAAGGAGAAATAGACATGAAAATCGCAGGTTTCCTGAACGCACTCACTCTTGCAAGTATCGTCGGTGTTGGCGCATATCAAATTCAAGATGCTCAAGCTGAGCAGTTTGTGAAAGGTATCTCCGAAGAAGATCGTTATTGTCTTCAGCAAAACATTTTCTTCGAAGCTCGTAACCAGTCTACACTTGGACAAGCAGCAGTTGCATGGGTTACACTGAATCGTGTTGAAAGTGCTCGTTATCCTAATACGATTTGCGAAGTGGTCTGGCAGCATAAGCAGTTTAGCTGGACACATGACGGTAAGTCGGATACACCTTCTGATAATGTGCTTGAACAGCGTGCATGGGAAGATGCTGGTATTGTTACTGATGTTGTCCTGCTTGACTGGGCTCGTGGAATAAATAGTCCTGTTGAAGATGCAACTATGTATCATGCAGACTACGTTGAACCATATTGGTCCAGTGCATATGATCAGGTTGTGCAAGTCGACACTCATATTTTCTATCAATAAGGAGAAACTATATGTGCGATCGGGTAATTCATCGAAGAAGCTTCAAAGAAGATGGTGCATATGCACTTCAAAGAACTCTAGAATTTGATACTGCTGTTGATGTTTTCAAAGTAATTCGTGTTTTTTCGTGTTATGGTTTACCTACGGTTTGGTATGAAACTCTTGAAAACCCAATCCATCGTCGCAAAGTAGTTCTAGAACTTTGCTATGATAATGAATATATTCCTGATAATAGTACACACGTTGGTTCTACAATGTGCGGTAATAGGATGGTTCACATCTATCAGGTAATGTCTAAATGATTACTCCTTGTGTTGGTATATGTAAGATCGACAATGAAACCCAAATTTGTAAGGGTTGTAATCGTACTGTAGAAGAAATTCGAATGTGGTCTCGATATACGGACCTTGAAAGAATGGATGTAATGAGGAGACTTGGCTATGGTCAAAGAGAAGGGCGCGAAGAGAAACTACGTCGCTATGATCACGGTTAATATCCCATTATCAATTCTTACAAGTTATATTCTAACTGTTTTTTCTGTTGCTGTTCTTACATCGTTTGGTATAGATATTGAAAATGCAAAACATATTTTTATGGGTATACTTGGTTGCGTGTTTATCTTGTTGACATTAAAGAGTTTTTATGGTATAAATATATTGTAGTCGGTGAAACTGACTGGACGTAGGACGGACCGGGGTTCGAAACCCCGCACCTCCACCACGGATACACTTAAAGGCGCCGCAACCTTTATAAGCTAGTTGGCCAACTAAGGGAACATTGTAACGTTCTGTGTTTCTGAATATCAGAGAAGGGTATGTCGGTTCGAGTCCGACACTCTGAAGCTTAAAGTGTATCTTTGATGGGGGTGAATTGGGATCGACGTATGCGGAAGGGAACGTGGAGACTATCGGAGGCGAACGCGTAATAGTCGCATCTTAATAACTGCAAACATTAACGCAGAACCTGTAGCACTCGCAGCTTGAGTCTACGCGGTATGAGCTCCACCGGGCAACAGAACGGGCTCACTTAACAACGGAGTATATTATGGAAGATCATGAAGCTTGGAAAGAATATCCTGAATATCGTAAATGGTTCAATAAGCTTTATGTGTCTAACCTTCTAGGACACTACTGTGGCCCCTGTGGTGTAGCTCCAGATCGTGATGGTTATTATATCATCAGACCGATTTACAACCTCTCTGGGATGAGTGCAGGTGCTCATAAAAAGTTTATCAAAGCCGGAGATGTAACACAAGTCCCACCTGGATATTTTTGGTGCGAATGGTTTGAAGGCGATCATTACTCGGCTACATTTACTTGGAAACATTTGGTTGGATGGCAACTTAAGAGTTGTTGGTTAGCGAGTAAACTAGAGCTTCGATTCATGTGGTGGAAAAGAACTAATTATGCTCCTGCAGTTCCACGTAAACTTAATGAGTTATCAGACTTACCTTTAATCAATATAGAATTCATAGGTGATAAAGTGATCGAAGTACATCTAAGAGATACTCCTGATCCGGAATATGATGAGCTCGTTCCTATATTCGAGGATGATCCAGTCAATTTGATTGACATTTACGAAAGTATGGGTTATAGTTATATAGAGAGTTTTGATGATGCTGATGGTTTCATCAAACCCGCAAGAATTGGATTTATGGTAAAGTGAGGACGCAAATGCTTATTTCAACTTATTTCAAAGAAGATACATCTGGTGCACGTGCAGAGGTACATGATACACCTGATGGCTATATGATCGAGTACTATGATATGAACGGTAATTTTATGAAGTCAGAAACTCATCATGGAAAATCTGTACATTGGGTCGAAAGTGCAGCACAAAATTGGGCAGCAGGAATCAAAAATCTCAATGGATAAAATTGAAGACCTCAAAGCAGAGCAAATATTAAAAGAAGTAAGTCCATGGGTAAATGAAGATGTAACACTCATGGATGCTCTTGTGCATTATGCTCAAAAAAATGAAATTGAAATTGAACTCATTGGTGATATTGTAAAGCGTTCACCTATTTTAAAAGCAAAAGTTCGTGAAGATGCTGAACGACTTCGACTAATGGAGAAAACCGCAAGGTTGCCAGTATGACAAAACTTTATAGTACTCGAGATGCTTATGACATCTATGTATACTATCTTGCAATGAAACGTCATTTTACTTCTAATTATGATTTCTTCAAGTATAATGGCAAAATCAAAGCTAATGTCCAAAGCTTTGAGAATCGAAAAGATAAGTTCTTTTTCTATAAGCTTTCAAAAAGATCAGAAGCAAAAGAGCTTATTCTTGCTAATATGATCGTTGATCCCTCGATATGGATTGGTGATATGCTTGAAGAGAAAGCGCATCAAAACTATGTCGCATGGGCTAAACGAATACAGGCTCTCACGTATAATTTTAAGCGTGAGTTAAACGAGTTGAATGATAATTTCGACTCAAACATTGTGGTTGATAACGGACAACATCCACGCTTGCTTACATTGTATATGCAAGAAAAAATTAGTCCAGAAACCCTTGTGATACTCGATGATTTGACAAAATGTTTTATTTACTGGGACAAAAAAATTCATGAAAAAATCATGTTCCCACATATAAATAGTTTCGTGCTGAATTACAAGCCATTTCTAGAGTATGACAAAGATAAGATGAGGAAAATAGTGGTTGACAAATTTAAGTATACAAGTTAATATAACGCTATATACCGCAAACAATTTTTATACACCGCATATATAAGGAGATACACATATGCCAAGTTCTTTTTCCGCACTAAAACAAGCTCGTTCTAAAGAGTTTGATAAGCTCAATTCCCAACTACAATCTATGAACTCTTCCGGCCCATCTGGCGATGATGACTACTGGAAGCTCGAAGTCGACAAAGCCGGCAATGGTTATGCTGTGCTTCGTTTTCTTCCTGCGCCTCAGGGTGAAGACATGCCATTTGTTCGTATGTGGGACCATGGTTTCCAAGGTCCTGGTGGTTGGTACATTGAAAACTCTCTTACCACTATTGGTCAAGATGACCCCGTTTCTGAATACAATAGTAAACTTTGGAATTCTGGTGTCGAATCAGATAAAGACATCGCCCGCAAACAGAAGCGCCGTCTTGGTTTCCATGCCAATGTCTATGTTGTCAAGGATCCTGCAAATCCTCAAAACGAAGGCAAGGTTTTCAAGTACAAGTTTGGTAAGAAAATTTTCGATAAGCTGAATGACATGATGAACCCTCAATTCGAGGATGAAGAAGCTGTTAATCCGTTTGACTTCTGGGAAGGTGCAGATTTCAAACTGAAAGCTCGTAATGTTGAAGGTTATCGTAACTATGATAAGTCAGAGTTTTCTGCTCCTGGTCCAATCACTAAGCCTGATGGCTCTGCGATGACAGACGAGGAAATGGAGTCCATTTGGAATTCCCAGCATTCTCTGCAGGAAATCGTCGATCCTAAAAACTTCAAGTCGTATGATGAACTCAAAGCGAAGCTTTACAAAGTTCTTGCGCTTGACGGTGGTTCCCACGCACCCACACATACCGCCGAGGATGACGAGCCGGAGATGGACTTCACTCCGAAGTTCAAGGAAAGCGCACCGAAAACAATGGATGAAGCTCCTTCTCCGGATTTTGGTTCGACAAGTGATGACGACGATGACGATCTGTCGTTCTTCAAAGGTCTCACTGACGACTAAACCTATCGGGAGGGGCTTCGGCTCCTCCCCTTTCAAAGGATTATATCATGGCACAATATACTAAAAGAACTTGTGTAAACTGTGGACTTCGTGACATTCAACCAAATATGCGTCAGAAAGAAATCTACGCAGAGTCTGGAAGATCGAAGAAAGGTGTTTCTGGATCAACTGTTACTGGATGGTTGGTATTTGGAAATAAAAAGAGTGCTCGATCAGTAGTCGATACGGTCTTTAATAACAATCAGCGTACTTACTATCGTAAACGTAAAGTATGGCTCTGTGGTAATTGTTATGGTAAAGTTCGGTCAGAAAACTCAGCAAACAATAATTGGGTCTTTTGGATTATCTTAATTCTAACATCACCACTTTGGTTCGCATTTCTTGAAGGATTTATTTCGGGGCTCTAAGGAGCCCCTTTTTTATCTTGCTTGAGCTGCGTTAAAGTTCAATGCCTGAGTTGGATCAATGATATTAGTTACCTGTGTAATAGTCTTATTATCATTATAGGTTGATCCGCCAGTAACACGATCACCGCCTTTAATAACAACAGGCGAACCAGCTGCAGCCATCGCAGTAGAGCCTTGTGATAGAGCTTCAGTCTTTTGGGCTAAAGGTGGCATTAGCTCTTCCATATTTTGTTTTTTCCACCAAAACATTCCAGTAGAAGGAATTTGTAATGGAGTACCATAAGTCATTTCTTGTTTTGTAGAAATTTCTGTTAAAACATTTTGTCTTGCTTTTTCAATATTTTGAGGTTTGGCGCCTAAGCCTACAGGAACTCGAACTGTTTTGACAATATCATACATATTCACTTCAGGCTCACGCTGTTTAAATGCCTGTGACATAAGCTTTATATAGTTTTCATAATCTTCTACAGTCTTATCACTTGCTTCTAGTCTCTTAGTAGCTGCTAATTGAATATCAGCTGGTCTTGCTTTTCCTTCTTTAGCAAGATCTTCTAATTTTGTTAATGCCTCTTCTTTAGCTCGTTTAACACTTTCTCGGGCTTCAACACCTAGCCTTTGCTCATTATTTTTTAATTCTTGATCTGTTCTAGCTAAATTTTCTGCCGATAACTTAGACGCAGTTTCATAATCACCTTCTTCAAATGCTTTATCAGCTTCCGCCATATTTGCTGCTAGCTTTTCATCTAATTTGTCTCGATATTTTTTGTCTTGGTTATTAAACCAGTCTAAAAGCTTTTGGCCTAATGTTAATGCTAGCCCAGCAACTGCCCCAATAATAAGACCTTTAATACCAAAGAACGATCCTAATGCAGCTATATTAGCAACTTGTGATATATCGTCACCTAATTCTGGATTTTCAAATGCATCTCCTACTGCATTGCCTATAAGAGATCCAATAATACCTATTCCTGTAGCAATTCCAGCTTTACCAAGAAAACCCCGCATGAATTTTTTTGTGGTGTCTTTTGCAAGAACATCCTTTATTAGACTTTTTGTAGTCTTTAAAGCAATTAATCCACCAAGGGTAACACCAGCAGCTTCAATGCCGTTTAGACCAAATTCTCCGAAAAAGCCCTCAACAAATTTATAAGCAAATGGTGCAGCAATTGCTAGTGCAGCAGTTTTAAGGATACCTCCTAAAGATATAGCACCAAGTACACCAACAATCGCATCACCTATTACGTCGGCGCCAACAGCACCACCGAATGTTACAGGTTTACCAGATTCATCAGTAGGTCGTGTTTTATTTGGTATATCAGTAAGACGCTCTTCACCTCGAGCTCTTTTACGGCCTTCTTTCAAAACCTTTAATTCTTCGGATTGAATACCGACAAGACGTTGAAGTAAAGATGTTTGTTTTTGTTGCTCTAGATTTTCAAGTGGTTTCTCATTATAAAGCGACTCAGCAAAACTCGCTTGCTTAAGCACATTCATTTCGATGGATTTAAGTACACCCGAGAATTTTTCTATTGTTTGCTCTAGAGCCATATGACTTCTCTCTACTTATTCTTTTCTTTTTGTTCTTCAATATATGCCAGAAGCATATCCACATAAATGTCTCGTTCAAATGGTAACAGATTTTCTATCTCACTTATTTGATATTTATGATGCTGAGCCAAAGCAAAAACGTTCTTATAATAAACATGAAGGCTCGTATGGCTCAGCGCTAGATAAAAAAAGTCTCTGTACCCTCCGCGACAAATGTCTTTTCTGTTCCGTCTTTAAGCTTATATTTCTTTTCATAACGAAGAACCGGCATAGTGTCAAAGAATGTTTTAATATCTGATATGTTAGACGATGAAAGACTTCCGATAAACTCTTCAACCTCTTGTTCACTAAAGTCTTTAAGCTTGTAAATTTGATCACCTTGTACAACTGAATTAATGCAACCCATCATCATATCAAACAATACAACTTCACGATCTTTCTCATTTACTTCTGCAATACTCTTAAGTTGATCAATTCTTGGATAGGCCATTTCAAGAGTAATATCATCATTGATCTTTACGAGTTTATTATGTTTCGGATCTCGCTTAATTTGAATATCTTCAATATTTAAAGCCATTTCAATACGTTCATCAGTGTCAGGATCTTTAATCGCAAACTCAATTTCGTTGCTTACAGATTTGGCACGGATGTTGATCAACATATATTCAAGATCAAACATTGCAAGTGTATCTACATCAACATCTTCAACGCAATTACCTATAATCTGTTTGATAGCAAGAATCACTTGATCAATGTCCTTAGACTCTTGAGCAATTAAAAGGATCTTCTCCTCTTTAACCGTAAAGGGTCTGTACTTTACTTTTTTCTCTGTTGATGGTACTGTCAGTTCAAAAAGCGGTTGTTGAATTTTAGGTAAACCCATTGTGTAACTCCATATTGTTTAGAAAATTCCTCTTACAGCTTCAAGTCCGCTATTAATACGGCTTGCTACTGATGAATACTGATTTACGATATCTTGAATTGGTGTATCAATACCAATTGCATCAAGTGCTTGACCAAAGTTTCCAAGTGATGTAACAAAACCACCTACACCACCGCCGCCGAAGCCTCGGCTGGAATTGATACGATTGGATTTTACTGATTGACCTAGCCCGTCTACTTGATACTTATCGTATGCAAACTGTACTGGCATCACCATAACACTGTCATTATTTTCCCATGATGTGGTAATCTCTCCAAGAGCGACAGGGTACGCATTACCAAATTTGTATACGTATTTGATATCACGTTCATTATAAGAATAAACAATGATTTCAATCGTTCCAACATAACTATCTTTGTATGCTGTTTCATAAGGAAGCATACGATTATATTCATAGTTATATCCACGATTATTGTCATAGTTTACGATGCTCTGAGCCCAACGATGGAAGAATTCTTTTACGCGATAAGTAGAATCAACCATAAATACTGTGTTGAGATTGTCAAGTGGTAAGCCGGTTGGTCGCTTTTCAGCTAGACCATATCCCTGTGTCTGTACTTCTGCAACAGATATTGAAAGAGCCGGAAGGTTAACGCTATTGCAAAAGAATCTTAAGTCTTGTGCAGGCATATCAACACCAAGATCAGGTGGTGTGATAGTGACAAGAAATAAGTTGTCTCTTGAAAGTCCATACTTATTTAGCTTAGAACTAAACTCTGAGATATTGAACGACATTAGATTGCTTTCCTTGAATCTGACCAAACCTTGCGTTTTCCCGCGCCTTCAAATCTTTCGAGGGGAAGGAACATAGCAATATCCCACTCAGATGGATATACATAAAGAAAACGACTTTTGAGTTGGCCTGTAAGATAATGTTTGACACATGGCTTAAAGTATCTAAAACGACTTGCACTGTTCAATACATCATAGCTGAGTTTCAATTTTGTTCTTTCGTCGTATCTTTCATTTGTTGTAAGATCATATAGTGAATCCATAAGTTTAGCACGGAGAGGATGTGGAAGATAATGGAGATTGATTCCAAGAAACCCGCCCTGTACTTTCTTAAATGGAAAAATTAATGGGAATCTATCCCAATATGGCAATGTATCTTTGTGTTTAGCATCATAATAAAACATGTACATCGAACCAACCTGTGGCTGTGCAGTAAGTCTTGACTTATCACCGCGCATTAATTCGGATTCATTTACTTTTCGAAAATCTTTTGCGACGTCACGATACCACTCACGTGCTTTTTGTTCGCGTGCAGGTATTTGTCCTGCTCGAACACCTTTAGTAAGAATTTCGTCGAAAAGAATTGCCATTACTTCTTAAGTCCTAAATGTTTTTCGGTAAATATTTCGAATTTCCAACCACGATCTTTACAATACTCACGAGCTGCTTTCCACTTTGCTTCATTAACACCCCATGTTTTTACTTCGTTCAAGTATCTTTGAGTCTTACTACTTTGTACTTGAGGCGGTACTGTTTGGTACTCGGGCTTTACCTCTATTAGAATTGTTTCCTTTATTCCTTTTTTATTTATACGCTTTACTAGAAAATCAGGAAAGTATCTGTGGATGCGACCATCTATAGGACTACGATATGGAATCACGACTTCTTCAGATGCCCATTGGACAACATGAGGATGACGGTCACAGTACGACATAAGCAATAGCTCCCATCTCGACCGATAAATAATATTGGTCGGATCACCCATATACTTTTTGGGATTTTTTGGTTTAAATCTGCCTTTATATGCCATTTCTTCTTTTCAATATAAATAGAAATAAGTTCAACAATTATTTATAGAGGTCATTAATATGGCGTCCAACCCAGTCGCAGTCGAAATGAGAACAAAACGAGAAGATACGAATTTCGGCTTGTATCGTTTTCCAAGAGACTTAGGTCCAAACGCTTTAGTATTAGACTTTATGCGTTATTCTTATAATGCAACATTTTCGCGTGTAAACCAATCTGGTCGATCAACAACTGCAATTATTTTACCTCTTCCTCAACAACTCGTAGACGTTGATAGTATTGATATCGGAGCAGGACAACTTGGTTCTGGCGGAGCTTTCGCCGTTGGAGCATTTAGTTCTGCTACAGACGGTGGCTTAGATCAAAAAATATCAAATGCACTTAAAGGTGCACAACAAGCTGGTGCAAGTGTTGCTGATAACATTGCTTCTGGTAATTTTAGTGTATATTCTGATTATCTTGGTTTTGCTGCACGAAATCTATTATCATTATCGCCCGAATTAAGTCTTGCTGCTGATGTAGCTACAGGCACAGCTATCAACCCTCATACAACTCTTAACTTTGATGGTGTTGGTCTTAAGGAATTTACATTTAGTTGGCAACTTGCACCTCGTAATGCTGAAGAATCTGATTTATTAAAAAACATAATTGCGAAAATTAAATCGCATATTCTACCAAAAACTGTAGGATTTGGAGATGCGCCTGGCCTCGAAAGAGCTATTTTAAAATATCCAGACATCGCAAAGATTCGTCTCAATGGTGTAGCAAAAGAATACTTTCCACAACTAAGACCTGGAATGATTAGTAACTTTACTGTTGATTATACACCACAAGGAAATGTTCTTGTAGAGGGTGGTAAGCCAGCTATTGTGAATCTTTCATTTACATTCCAAGAAGCTCAAATCAGAACATCAGGTTCAAGCTCTGCCAATAGAAGCACGCCTTATAATGGTTACTATGATCCAAATACATCAGGTGAGGGACCACGTTAATGGCTGTATATTTTCAAAACTTTCCTAATGTCACTCACACCGGTGAGCTTGTAAAAGATATTACGAGAAGAGTAGATTTTAGTAAATCTATTTTAAATGACCCATACGTATTTCTTCCATATACCATTCAAAGTGAAGAAAGACCAGAAGACATAGCTTACTATTACTATGATAGTGTAAGATATACTTGGCTTGTTTATTTGTCAGTTGGAATGATTGATCCATATTTCCAATGGCCACTCAACACAAGACAGTTTGATAAATATATCATTGATAAGTATCAAACACAAGCAAATACAACTGGTGATGCAGTTATTGCTTGGACACAAAATACAAATATCACCGAAAATATCATTCATTACACAAATGCTGAAGGTGATATTATTTCACCAGACACTTACACACTTGATCCAAATCTTGTTGAAGGTGATTGGTCTGCAGTAAGATATTATGATTATGAATCTCGTTTAAATGATGACCGAAGAACTATAGAATTGGTTGATAAGAAGTATGCTAAAAGAGCAGAAGAGCAATTGAAAGATTTATTGAATGACGGAATCGTTTAAACGTAAAGCTGGGGAATATGTTTTAAATTCTTTCAAGATCTATAAGCTTGGAGAAACTCCTACCCCTGAAAACAGTAAAGATATATGGAGACTTATTCACACTTGGAGTTTTTCCGAGTCAATGAGTACTGGATATATCCAAGGTACTGCTAAGGTATTTGATTCTGATCGTGTTCTTGATGAATTTATTGGCGAAAAAAATGGATGGTTAAAAGGTGAAGAAGAGATCGAAATTAAGATTACTGACTTCTTTCAAAATAGTATTACACTTAAGTTTTTCTTGTATGCAATATCAAATGTAAAGATTGCAAGTGGAAACAAAGACAATGTATATGAATATGACATTTTTTTCGTTTCAAAAGAAAAGTTCTATGGGGATAGGGTATCTATTCGCCGATCATTTAGCGGCGCGCCAATTAGCCAATTTGCTAATACGGTATTTAATGATTACTTTGAATCAGATAAAGAGTTTTTTGTACAAGAAACAGATGGTGATCAAAAGCTTGTAGTGCCAAACTACACTGCAGAAGAAACTATGCATTTCTTTACTCGCAAAGCCATATCTGGAAATGAACTATATGCATCTCAAACATATCGTTTCTTTGAATCTAAAGATGGATTTTACTTTGGCACTATTGGCTGGGTTATAGACGATTATGAATTGTTTAGCGGAGAGCTAGATCGAGAAGGTGGAGTTCCAATTTTTGTAAGATCAGAATTTGCTGATCAAAGTCCAGATGGTCAATTGCGAATGATGTCGACACTCATTGATATCGAGTATCCAAACTATGTTAATACTATTCAAGATATGAGTAATGGCGCTTATTATAAGCTTACCACTGAACTTGACTTTTTAAATCGTACTCCACTATATACTGAATACCGCCATCTTGATGAATATCAAAAGTATCGTTATCCAGACGGTGATAATACTACTCGTTCAAAACATACTAAAGATTTTGTTGATGAACATATGAATGATCCTCTTGAGACTCTTGTATTCAAAGATTACAAGAATCCTGAACAAACATTCTCTGATCCGGATTATTTAAGACCTGATACATTTTATCCAAAAGCTTATAATCAAAAGAATGTCAATCTATATCATCATCAAAATGAAATGGTTAAAGTAACCATTTACGGTAGAAATGAGATTACAGTTGGTGATCTTATAGAACTTAAATTGTATGATATTAACTATCAAGAAGATCGTGAAATAGATATTGAAAGATCAGGCCGTTATGTAATTGAATCAATTGAAAACATTTTTCGTGGTGATCAGTTTATACAAGAGCTTATGATTTCTCGTAGCGGTATTTATGGCCAACCAGAACGCGCAGATTCTTATGAAAATGGTCCACAAACTGAAAGTGTTTATACCGAGAGTGGTGGGACTTCTGCACCTGGCGCCGGAAATGTTAGAGGACCTGGTGAAGGCACTTTATCTACTGGCACACCTCAAATTACTACTGATCCCGCAGCAGCAGGATTAACTGCGGAAGAAAAGGCTACACTGAATGCAATTGCAGCTCGGGAGTCAAACGGTGACTATGCTGTTCTTAATGGCGGATCTTCGTTTGATACTACTAAACCCCATCCAAATACTATTGGACCAGGTGGTACAAGTACGGCTGCAGGTAGATATCAGTTTACTTACGGAACATGGTTGGATATGAATAACGGTGTTAACGTTCCAATGACACCAGAGAATCAAGATAGAGCAGCACTTAAGCTGATTAGGCAAAGATATCAGTCTTATGGAGCACTTGATGGGTTCTCAACATATGATTCTTATATTGCTGCAAATGGCCTAGACAATCGAGTGCTATCACATCTTGGACCAACATGGGAAGCATGGCAGTATTCAAACCTAAGAGCGGATTCAATTGCAACATATAATGATACATTGAGAAGGAATAGTTAATGATTTCATCTAACGGATTTGATAACGTACTTTGGTACGTCGGAGCAGTAGATAAAAATGACGATGCTATCAAGCAAGGGCGTGTACGTGTTCGAGCTTATGGTATTCATTCACCTGATAGAAATCTTGTTCCTACAGAAGATTTACCTTGGGCTCCTGTGCTGAATCTTGGTTATGGTGTGAATACACCTGCGCCAGGAGATTGGGTATTTGGTTGCTTTATTGATGGAAGAGATGCTCAACATCCTATCGTTCTTGGTATTATTCCTGGTCAAAACTTAGAGCTACCAGGTGGGACAGGAAGCTCCGATGACTATCTTTCTATTGAAGCTTTACGTCAGTATGGTATTCCTCCACTTGGTAAAATTATGGCTGGTGAAGATCTTGAAACAACTCAGCTTGTTTTACAAAATGCAGCTAAGATGATTTTTGGTTCTGCACAAACGGCAAAGCAAATCGCTGGGCAAGATGATAATACTCCTTCTGCTCCTTCTATTGAAGAACCTGGAGTTCCGGCAGCAACCGAGCCACATAAAAATATGGTATGGAAAAGCCGTAACAGTAACTCATATATCCAAATTGCAGAAGATGAAGAGTTCATTGTAATATCTCATGAATCTGGTTCTCATATGCAAATCGATTCTAGTGGTAACATTAAGATTAAATCGTTTGGCGATTCTCACTACTACAGTGAAGGTCATATGATGGAAGCAACTGCTGGTTCTAGAACAGTTCATATTGAAGGTGCATATGCACTCGAATGTAAGAACGTTACTCTTCAAGTAAACGGTGATATGAATCATACAGTCAAAGGTGATTACAATCTCAATGTTGGGGGTAAGATGAGTATAACTGCTGGCGAAAGCTTTGAAATGGGTGCACAGCGTATGTCTCTTGCTGCAACATCAGAACACTTTAATTTGAAATCAGCTCAAAAGATCAAGATTGATGCTGGCAATAATCTCAGCTTAAAGTCTGGTTCTGATATGTTTCTAACATCTGATGGTATATTAAGTGGATATTCCACTGGCAATATGTTCTTAAACACACAATCTGAGCTTCATAAAAACTCTGGATCTCGTACATACAACTCTGCTGGCGGTAATCTCTATTTAACATCAGGTGGTATCATTGCAGGAGATGGTTCTGAAGTATATCTTAACAGTGGTCTTTCTACTACTGCAACAGCCGGAAGTAAAACACCTGAATCAACAAAGGCACCTGAAATCGATACTCCTGTTGAAAGAGAAGTTACAAATATTAGCTCTGAAGTAGAGTCGACTACAAGTCAAATTGGTGCATTCGATTCTGATGAATCTGTGGAGGTATAAGAATGGCAGTATGTAAACCAATATATCCTACATCAGCTTTAGTTGCTGATAGTACAGTTGACATAACACAACTTAACGATCCTTTAAGTAGATTTGATTTAAATGAGCTGAGAACAGTATCAACATTAAATAATACGCTTTTACAGAATGTAGATTTAACACCTTATCCTGCGCTTAATCAAGCAGTAAGGAAGAGTGCGTTTAATTCAGAAACATTAACAAATCTTTCCGACTCTCAAGTTTCTACCATAGAAATATCAGAAGGCTCTATTTCTCCTATTTCTGAAGCAGTTTTTGGTGATATTTTAATATCATCTGGACTATCTATTGATTTTGTACAAACGACTTTTATTAACGATTTTCCAATTGAAATAGATAATGCAACAAGAAACGAGTTAATTGATTCGTTAGTAGATAGTGGCTATGATCGTCAAGAAATTATTAGCTCTAGTAATTCAGAAAATCTTAATGCGCTTTTAAGTATTCAAAATAATTACTTTAATGCTAATGAGTTTAATGAAAATCTGTGTGCGAGCTTTATTGATCCGTTTAAAAAGATTCTTGGTGTTGCACAAACATTTACTGATCTTATTCGCGGTATTCAAGGTTTAGCCGGAAATATTTCAAATATTCTTAATGATATTCAAAAGTATGGTTCTCTAAGTGGCATTATATCTTCATTAATGTCTACTCTTGAATCATTTCAAAATCAGCTTATTAGTATTGTTGATCGAGTAAAGGATTCTTTATTACAAAAGGTTAAAGGTATTGCTGACACCGCAAAAAGATTGTTTAATGAGATTGGTGAATTACCAAAAGCCGCTTATAATTTTATTAACAAGAAAATCAAACAAGTAAAAAACTTCTTTTCTGCTGAAAATATGAATAGACTTAAGGATGATATTAGAGCATTCTTTAAAAAGGCGATTAATCAATTTGAAGATGTAGTTCCTGATGTGTTAAACTTTTTCCTACTTAAGGCCTGTAAGATATCAGAGCTAATTAATTCGATTATGAATAAGCCTGTTAATAATTTAGCAAATCTTGTTTCTTCTTATACTGATACACATAACTTTGCATCAAGCTTTTCTAGCAATATGAGAAGTACACTTTCTACTTCAGGTGCTCTTAGAGTTCCGCCACGTCAGCGTGATATTAGTAGAAGCGCAGGTGCTGACGTTTGGAATAGAGCTAACCCAGGTCAGCAGTATCTTCCTGATGATTTAACACAAAAAGAGCGTGATCTTCTTGATCAAATATCACAAACCGGTCTCATTGGATATTTTACCTTTAGAGGATCAAATGTGCCGACTATGGGACAAAAGTCTCAAGGTTGGTTTAAAAATAACAAAACTGATCCAGAGCATCAAAAGTACTTTAGACAAGATGAGAACTATCATTATGATCTTGGTTTTGATGGTGGTATTGTTGATGCTGGCTGGGGTAAAGTAAAGATTGGTGTATGGGTAAGATTGATTAGAGCAATTGATGCTACTAAAGCTGCAGGATTTGATTTACCTGAGCTCACAATTAATAGCGCATACCGCAGTCCTTATTACAATTGGTACCTTAGAGTTGTTCAAGAAAATAGTGGAGTTGCTGTTAATTCACGTCATATACGAGGTGAAGCACTTGATATTCGAACAGTGGGAATCAACTCTATTGCATTAAATGAATTTACGAGGCAAATGCGTGCTGCTGGATTTGGTGGATTTGGAAGTTACTCAACGTTCAATCATTATGATGTCGGTCCTCTAAGATCTTGGTAAGTTTAATAAATAACTAAAAGAAGAGAGTAAACATGGCCATCACACCTCTTACAAAGAAAAGAGAAATCTATTCAGACTTTGGAAAGGATTTGCTTTTGAATCCTGTCAGTTCTGATGTTTCTCGGAAGATTAATGAAGAAGCAGTAAAAGAGTCAATTAAGAATTTGATTCTTACTGATCGAGGTGAAAGATTATTTCAACCCGAAGTTGGTTGCGATATCCGTGCTATGTTATTCGAAAACTTTACACAAGAAACTGTTGACACGATGCGCAACATGGTATTTGAAACTATTCAAACATATGAGCCTCGATGCAATCTTCTTGGCGTAGATGTAACCGGAAGAATTGACTCAAATGAGATTCGAGTGATCATTACTTTTGCTCTTATAAATAATGAAGAGCCAACAACACTCGAAGTAGTACTGAATAGGATCCGATAATGGCAAACCAAACATTTACAAATCTTGACTTTGAAAACGTTAAGGCAAGTCTGAAAAGTTACCTTAAAGCACAGGATCGCTTTAAAGATTATGACTTTGAAGGATCCAACATGAATGTGTTACTGGATGTATTAGCATATAATACATTCCAAAATAACTTTTATACAAACATGGCAATTAGCGAAATGTTCCTTGATTCTGCACAAATCAAGGACAGCGTTGTATCGCACGCAAAGGAATTAAACTATCTTCCTCGCTCTCGTAGATCCGCAAATGCTAATTTACGAGTTCAATTTTTCCCTACAAACAACCCAGCGACTATTACAATTCCTCGTAAGACAAAATTTACCGCGCGCTGTGGATCTTCTACATATTCTTTTTACAATGATACGGCTTATACTGCTCGAGCAATAAATGGTCAGTATATTATTGATGATGTTGTTGTATTTGAAGGCCGTTATATTGATGAATTTTATGAAGCTACTGGAATTGCTGATCAAAAATTTATTATCAATAATGCAAATGTTGATACTGAAAGTGTTAAAGTCTATGTAAAGGCTAATAGTTCTTCTGCAACTGAAACTGAATACCTTTACAAATCAAATATTTTTGGTGTGCAAAGTAATTCAGAAATTTTTTATCTTCAACCTTATCATGGTAATCGTTATGAAGTTGTATTTGGTAATAACGTATTTGGCAAACAGCCAATTAATGGTAATGTAATTCGAATCGAATATCGTGTTACAAATGGTGATGATGCTAATGGTATTCAAACAATTAATTTAGATACACAAATTAACGGGATTAGTAGCACTGAAACTGTGACGTCAAGATCACAAGGCGGCGCTGAGAGAGAAAGCATAGAATCAATTAAATTCTTTGCTCCTAAATCTATTCAAATTCAGGAAAGAGCTGTAACAGAATCAGATTATGAAGTACTTCTAAAAAATCAGTTTCCAGAAATCCAAGCCGTATCTGCATATGGTGGAGAGACTCTTGATCCTCCTCAGTATGGACGAGTAATTATCTCTGTTGATATTCAAGATTCTGATGGTGTTAGTGAAAATGCTAAAACTGAGTATTCTAACTTCTTAAGTGAAAGAGCGCCTCTTGCTATTGAGCCAAGAATTGTGGCCGCGGAATTCCTATACATCAGCGTCGAATCTAGAGTTTATTATGACACTGAAAAAACAAGCTTAAGTGCATCTAATATAGAATCGCTAGCAAAAAGTGCAATACTCAATTATAGTAACTTAAATCTCAATGAATTTAACAGAGATGTTAGATTTAGTAAACTGTCTAGTGCTATTGACAATAGCAGCTCAGCAATATTATCAAATGATATAGCAGTGAGAGCTATTGTAGAGTTCAATCCTACTTTAGGAGTTCCTTCTACTCTAAGATTTACTTATAATAATGTTATGTATCGACATCCTCCTTTGGATATTGGTGATGATATTAATCTTCACGAACCTGCATTAAAATCATCTGAGTTCATATATCAAGGTAAGACTGCATTCTTACAAGATGATGGACGAGGTATTTTAAAAATCATTTCAAATCAAGAAGGCGGATTTGTATATCTTAAAAATGATGCAGGAACAATTGACTATAATACCGGTGCAGTTGTAATTAATAGCATTGTTGTTGATTCATTTGGAGGATCTTCCATTAAATTAGTAGGACGAACACGCTGTGGTAATATTTTTGGGATTAAAAATAGAATAGCCACTATAAGAGATGAAGACATCACAATTACAGTTATTGGTAGTTAAGTATGACAGATATTGTAACAAATATTTCATCATTAATTGAAAGTCAATTTCCGAATATCTATAAAGAAGAAGGTCAACAACTGATTGTCTTTCTTGAGGCGTATTATGAGTTTTTAGAATCAAATCCTGATTATTCTGTAAATTTAAGCAGAAATATGTTTACAATCAGAGATATTGATACTACTCTCGAAGAGTTTATTGTATACTTTAAAGAAAAGTATCTTAAAGATTTTCCGTTTGTGGCTTTTACTGATAAGAAATTTCTTGTTAAAAATATTCTAGATCTTTATAGATCTAAAGGATCTGAGAGATCTGTAAAACTTTTAATGAACATCTTATTTGGTGAAGATGTAACAGAGATTTATACACCAGGTCAAGATATTTTACGTGCCTCTGATTCTATTTGGTATAGACCCTTTTATTTGGAAGTAACAAGATCACCGCGTACTGCTAATTTTGTAGGAAAGCAGATTACAGGATCAAACTCAGGTGCACGTGCCTTTGTCGAAGGTGTGGTGTCTAAAAGAGTAGAAGGCAGAATTATAGATATTGTTTATTTGAGCAATGTGCAAGGTAATTTTATTCGAGATGAAAGAATTACAGAAGATGGCAACATTAAAGATTGTCCTACTATTACAGGTTCTCTTACAAGTATTAATTTGATACAAGGCGGTAGAAATAACCAAATCGGTGATGTGTTTGATGTTGTTAGTAGTTCGGGTAAGCAAGGCAAAGTTCGTGTAACTGATACTGTAGATGCCACAGGTCGAGTTGATTTTGAAATTGTAGAGGGCGGTTACGGATACACAAATACTCAGTTTCCTGATCAAACAGCAAGCGACATATATGTCGCAACTGCAATGTTAGATATCGATAATGCAAATTTAGACTTTATTGATTATGAAACAGTTGTGCAAAGAATTGAAACAATTACAACTTTATCTGCCACAGATATTAATAATGCAGTTGCTGGTGATTACATTCTTGGTATCGATGGATCAGGCACACAAGTAGCTAATGGGGTTGTTATTTCTGTTGCTAATACAGATGCAAACGGGAACATTATAACAACTGCATCCGCAAATTCTATCATTACGTTACAGGCATTAGAAGGTAGCACATTTAACGATTTGCGTTTAATCCAAACTTCAAATGCTGTAGCATTTTTTCCTACAGAATATATTGAAGAAGAATCTGCTCTTGATATTACTTATTCAGATGCTACTGGTACATTTTCTCCTGGAGATGTAATCTTTCAAGAAGAAAGAGATCCTGTAGCTAATCTAATTACGAGTTATGTATTTGGCACTGTTGATACAGCAAATGCCACAACACTTTCTCTTATCGAAGCTTGGGGCGAGTTCTCTGAAGATCTTAAAATTATCCTTCAATCAAATACTAGTGTTGAGGCGAGTGTCGATAGTATTAATATCACAGATCCTGGTGCAAGAGGCCAAGTAGCTTCTGTGGATGGAGCAAATGTAAATGTTCGAGATATTTTCGGTGAATTCACAGCTAACAATAAAATTCGTGGTGTTAAGACTAGATTGATTGATACTATCGATACAGTAATTGATAGTGGTGCAACTGATCTTTGGCTTTCTGGTAATAGTGCAGCTAATGGTGTAATTGATACTGTATCGAATAATTACAGTCAAGGTATTGTGGTTGGTCAAAACACAACATCAATTGGGATTTATGGAAATACAGAACCATTTTATTTTGTTGAAGGATCAAGTGCTTTTACAATTGAAACAAATCGTGAAGAGCTTTTATCTCCACCGCGTAATGCAAATGGAGATATTATTGAAGTAGAAAAATCTATCATTGATATTAAAACTGGTATTGGTGCTGATTTTGATATCGGTTTCCTTGAAGATACAGAAGTTGTATCATTAAATACTGATCTTATTGGGGGTGTAAATATTGCCGGAGTGCCATTTGTTGATATTGGTCTTGACGGATCTAATAGTGGTGTCGGATTTATTGATAGCATTACAATAAATGATGGAGGAACACTATACTCTAATGGTTCTATTGTTACGTTTGACGGTGGTGGTTTCGCTAGCGGAGATCCTTTACTTGAAGCTGAAGGATCTATTACTACGGATGCAAATGGAACAATTCAAACAATAACGATTGATGATCCTGGCGCAGGGTTTTATCAAGCACCAACTATCAATTTACCTTCCACTTCTGGTGATATTGCAAATGCGGAAGTGGTTATGGATTTTGGATATGGATTTGCAAAGGATCCAAACTCTGATGTGAATACTATACTTGGAAATGCTCTCACTGTGGCAAACTTTACTATTGGAACTATTGCGTCACTTACAAGGATTAACCCAGGTCAAGATTATAACGTAGATCCGTTTGTTAGTGTTAGAAATAAATATATTGCTTCATACAATAGAAAAAACTTTTTATTGAATGTTAGTGGTGTTATTGGTTCATTTGCAATTGGTGAAATTATCGAACAAGAAATTGATTTAACGACTACTGCAAAAGGTAAAGTTTTATCTTATGTATCAAGTGGAGCTGGAACTGGTGTAATTGAAGTTGAAAGAACTTCTTTTAATGTGGCTTTTGATCAAAGTTTTCCAATAGTAGGAAGCATTACAGAGTCTACTGCTGATATTGACTCTATAATTGGTATACCAGAAAGCGAAGCTCTTGGTGAAAATGCCAATATCCAAGGAACAGCAATTAATGCTTCTGGCATTGCTACTGTTGTTGAAGTTATTGACTCAGGTTATGGATACATACAAGATGGCGATGTAATTTTAGAAAGAAAAGGTTTGGATTTTATAATTAATGGTAAAGCACAAATTGTTAATCAAGGTATTTCTGAAGGATATTGGAAAACCACATCATCTCATCTTAATTCAGAAAAGAAAATCCATGATAATAAATACTATCAGGAATTCTCATATGATATTCAAACAGGTTTATCTTTAAATAGATATATCGATATCATTAGAGATGTAGTACATATTGCTGGTAATGAAATATTTGGAACAGTTATTAACTCGAGCGTGATACCTTCAATTGCTCAAGCAGCAAATAGTAGCATAGAAATAATTTAGGAAATAAAATGAAAATTCTCACAGATGCATTTAAAGTAAATATTGCTCAGCAGTTTTATGAAGGATTTAATGAATCTGCTAATACTATCTATTATGCTGGTGCTCATCGCAGTGTACCATTTGCTAATGACATTCAAATTCCTGTTCCAGTTAACACTCAAAAAAATGTTAATCATGAGATATACGATGAACTAATTTTTGGTAAGCATATTACACCTGCAGATGTTGCCTTTATGGTAAAAAATAATCAATGGCAATCTGGCACAGTATACGATAAGTATGATGACTTAGATGATGATTTACAATCCAAAATATTCTATGTCGTTTCAGAAGAATCTAATAACTATTACATTTTTAAATGTTTAGATAATAACGGTGGAGTTCCTTCCATTGATCAGCCTCTTTTTTCTGAAACATCTGCAGAAGATGAATTGTATAGAACAGTAGATGGTTATCAATGGAAATATCTATGCACTATTACACAATCACAATACAATAAATTTGCTACTACAGAATATATTCCTATTTTTGAGGATCCTAATGTAACTGCAAATGCTGTAAGTGGAGCAATTGAAACAATTATCGTAGAAGATGGTGGACAAAATTATAATAGCTATGCGACTGGAACAGTAAAAGAAGCAGCTGTTGCTGGTAACACTCAGTTGTATGCATTGTCTGGTGAAAGATTCACTGACTTCCTAGTGACTGTAGATGATGTAACTGGATTCGTTCAAGAAAAGGTTACCTCTCTTGATAATGATGGTAACATTTCATCTGGTGTTATCATTAATGTCTATGAGTCTAATAATACTGTTCAAATTACAAATACGATTTTTGATTTTGTTAGTGGCCAAACACTAACTGGTGTTACAAGTAATACAGAAGCAACAATTGTTTCTACATCTCGTCTTACTACTGCCCTTTCAGCTAATACAGACTTTTATAAAAATAGTGCATTTTACGTTAAATCTGGTCTTGGGGCTGGGCAACTTAGAACAATTTCAGAATATATTGTAACAGGCACCGAGAGAAGAGTTCTTTTGGATCAACCACTATCGCCTTTACCTGATAGTAGTTCTGTATATGAAATTGGACCAAATGTTGTTATTTCCGGTGATGGTACCGGTGCTCGAGCAATTGCTGAAGTTGATCCTTCCGCAAATACTATTAGTGCTGTTAATGTGATCACAGGAGGAAGTGGTTATACCACTGCTGAAGTCACCGTTGTTGCTAATACCGGCTTTATCGATACAAATACAAGTTTAGCAATCTCTACAAGTTCGGCTGACGTCAGAACAATTATAGGCCCTAAAGGTGGTCATGGCGCAAATATTTTCAATGAATTATGTGCAAATAAAATATGTATTAGTGTTGAATTTGCTAATACTGAGGCTAACACGATACCTGTGGAAAATGATTATCGCAAGCTTACTCTTATTAAAGATCCTCTATTCGCTAACGTTGAAATAACTCTTTCTGACTCTGTTGCAACAAACTTCCAAGCCGGTGAATCTGTAATTCAGTCTGATACAAATGCAACTGGTGACGTTACTGATAGAGATGGCTCTACTTTAAGACTTACAAATATTCGTGGCTTTTTTGAAACTGGAAACAGTAGTGTTAATGTAATTACCGGTTTAACTAGCAATACGACAGCTGAAGTATCAGCTCTTGATAGACAGTTTGAAACATTTGATCAAAGAGAAACTTATCAGGTTGAAATAACTTATACTGGTCCAAGTGGTACAGGATTTATTAAAGACGAGCTTGTAATTCAATCTGGAATTAATCAACTTAGTTCTGATATTGTAAGACTTACTATTGATGACAGCGCACTTATTTACAATAGTGGTGAAGTGATTACACAGGCTGATACCGGTGCTCAAGGAACTGTAAGTGATAGATACGATTCTACTATTGTACTATTCAACGTTTCTGGAACATTTTTAACGGGTAATACAACTGTTAATGTTATCCAGGGAAGTAGTGCAAATACGACAGCTACAGTACTAGATGTCGATAATACATTGCAAGCTACTGCAACTGGTTATGTACACGAAATAAATAGTGGTGCAGCTAATACAACAGTTATTTCATTGACCGGCATTAAAGGTAACTTTTCCGTATCAGATGATCTGTCTGGTGTTATAAATACTTTTGTAGGACAAGAGTCTGGAGCTGTAGCAAAGATTAGTGGACTAGATGAAACGAAAAATAAGATTGTCGATGAATCTGGTGAAGTGATTTACATAGAGCATTTTGAACCTATATCTCGACAAAGCGATCAGACAGAACGAATTAAACTTATCATAGAATTTTAAAGGTAAGAAGAACAAATGGCAGTTGACACAGACCTAAACGTATCCCCATATTTTGATGACTTTAATGAAGAAAAGAACTTTCACAGAGTTCTTTTCAAGCCATCGGTGGCAGTACAAGCACGAGAGCTTACTCAGTTACAGACAATTCTTCAAAATCAAATTGAAAGATTTGGGGATAATATTCTTCGCGAAGGCACAATTATTAAAGGGTGCAATTTTGTCGAGGTGCCAGATTTAGGATATATTAAAATCCTTGACCTACAGACTAATGGTCAGCCAGTTTCTATGAGTACATATTTAGATGCTCGAGCAGTTGGTGTTACTACAGGAATTGAAGCTAAAATTGTTATTGTAGAAACTGGTCTACAAACACAATCACCTGACTTAAATACGATATTTGTTAAATATCTTACTAGCGGAAATAGCGGCGAAAAAGAGTTTTCTGATACTGAAAACATTGAAATTCGCAATTTTTCTACGAATGAACTTATTGCTACGGTTGTGGCAGCAGGATCCACTGAATCAAATTCAGTAGGAGCTGCATATGGTGTTAGAGTTGGTGATGGTATCATTTATCAAAAAGGGTTTTTTGTTCGAGTAGAAGAACAAATTCAAATTGTTTCAAAATATACAAATTATCCTGATCGCATCGTGGTAGGTTTTGATGTAAACGAAAGTATTATTAATAGTAATAATGATACATCTCTTCTTGATAACGCTAATGGTTTCAATAACTTTAATGCGCCGGGGGCTGATAGACTTAAACTTACTGCGACTTTGGTAAGAAAAAATTCTATTGAAGCTAAAAAAGATGAAAAATTCTTTGCAATCCAAGAATACGTTAAAGGTTCTGTAGTAAGAAGAAACAAAAGCACCGAATATTCCGGTCTAATGGAAGTAATGAATAAAAGAACTCGTGAAGAGTCCGGAAACTACACTGTTAAAAATTTTCCAATTAATGTTGCTCAAAATACAGCAAATACAGAAAAATTAGATGTGTTAGTAGGTGCTGGTACAGCATATGTTGAAGGTAGACGAATTGAACTACTTAACACATATGATTTACAAATTGATAAGGCTACTGATTTTCTAGTAGAAGAAGACCAATCAATTGCAACAAATATTGGTCAGTATATTGTTGTTGATGAATTTTTAGGTAATTTTGATCCTAATATTGCAGCTACTATTGATCTTTATGATACTGCTCAAAATGCTGCCACCGGTGGCACCGTTCCTGGTACTCCAACTGGAAATAAAATAGGTGAAGCTAAAATTAGATCTTTCCTATATGAAGATGGCACGATAGGAAATGCAGATGCGCAATATAGAGCTTATATTTTTGATATTCAAATGAATACTGGAAAAAGTTTTTCTGAAGTTCTTTCTATTTACTATCCTGGAACAGGATCAGGAGATGATGGTGTTGCAGATCTTGTGAGCAATCAAATTTTTGAACCATCTTTTGCTAGATCTTTATTTCCTGTAGGAAGAGATGGTATTAAATCAGTTCCCGCCTCAGGTAAAGTTCTTGATTTTATTTTTAGAACTGTTAATAAATCACTTAACATTGATACTAGTGGTAATATTAATATTACCCTTTCTGAGGGCGAATGGCCTTATACTGGGACTCTTAATAATACGCAGAAAAAAGATATTATTTTAATTACTACTGCTAATCAATCTCCATATGAAGATGGTAAGCCAGTAGATTTAACTAGTGCTACGGTTACTGTTACTTCTACAACAACACTTTCAATTACTGGCCTTTCTTCTCCAGTATCAAGTGTTCCTGTTATAGGTTATTATAATGTTAAGAAAAGTGCTTCTCAACCAGCTGGTAAAGATCTTGAAGCAGTTTATGTAAAAATTGATTGCTCAAACAACGTTTCAAATACAGCAGTTGGTGAATATTCTCTTGGTCTTCCAGACGTGTATGAGATTGATAATATCTATGTTGGATCGACATATTCAACGTCTAATCCAGATAGAAAAACAAGCTTTACTTTTAATACGGGCCAAAAAGATACACACTATGGTCTTTCTTCTATTAAAAAGAAAGCTTCTTTAATATTAAGTGGTACTGATAAGATTCTTGTTAAGGCTAAAGTCTTTAGAAAAAATACATCAGGCTCATTTAGTGACGGATTCTTCACTGTTAATTCGTACCCAATTGATGATGCTAATACAGCAAATACTGCTGCTATTACTACTGAGCAAATTCCAAGATACACCTCTGAAACTGGTCAGCTTTTTGATCTTAGAAATACTATTGACTTTAGACCTTATTGTCAAAATACTGCTTCTTATTCATCTACCGAAGGAAGCGCGACTATCAATCCAAGTAGTACATTAAATTTTGGTACTAATGAGTTGTATATTAGTACACCTAATGAGCAATTTGAAACAGATTATGAATATTATCTTGCTAGAAAAGACCTTATTATCATTAATGAAGAACCTAACTTTTCATCTTTAAGAGGTACTCCTTCAGAAAACCCTGTGCCGCCGACTAATCCTACAACAGGGATGGTTTTGGCAACAATTAATATTCCGGTCTATCCTTCACTTCCTAAAATTATTGCAGATAGAGCTGATAGAAGTGATTTAGGTGTCACTGTTCTTAAGAAAGAGAACAAAAGATACACAATGGAAGATATTGGAAAAATCGATCGTCGCGTTAAAAATATTGAGTACTATACGGCCCTTAATGCGTTAGAAATTAATGCAAAGGATCTATTAATTACTGATGCAAGTGGTAATGATAGATTTAAAAATGGAATATTTGTAGATAATTTTGAAGACTTTAGTACGGCTGATGTTAAAAATGATGATTTTAACGCAGGCATCGATCCAGTTGTAAAAGAAATTACGCCAAAATTTAAGCTTCATGCTTTAGATATGGTACCATATTCTACAGAATCTTGGTCTAATGTGACTAATCATGGGGAGGCTGCAACCTTAGAAATTATTGCTGAAGATCCATTTATTGATCAAGTTTATAGCACAAGCTTTAGAAGCTGTACTACAGATTTTTATAAATTTAATGGCGAAGCTCAAATATTTCCTGAGTATGATGGTGCATATGATACAAATCAGGCGCCGGCATTAAATATAGATGTAGATCTTACAACACCATTTACAGAATTTACTAATAGACTTTCACAGTTTGTTCCTCTTGTGCAAAGCCGTGTGGTTAGTACAAGAACATCTACAATAGGAGCCAGCTCTACTTCTCAAAGGGTTGGCAATCAAATTGTTACGACTAATTCACAAACAACTAGAACAAGTCAAACAATACGTAATGATGAGCTAATAGTAGAGGAAGGCAATAGCACACGTCAAGAAGTTGGTAATTTTATTACTGACTTTAGATTTCAGCCTTTCTTACGTGCAAGACCTATAAGAATATTTGCCGCAGGACTAAAGCCAAATACTCGTCATTATTTCTACTTTGACCAACAAGACATTAATGAATTTGTTGCTCCAGGAGAACTCACGAATAGCAATATCGTAGATATGACATTGTCTGGTCCATATGGGACTCCTATCACAACTGATGCAAGTGGTAATATTTTTGCAATTTTTAGAATTCCAGAAGAAACATTTTATGTTGGTGATAGAGTTTTAAAAATTATTGATGTAGATGATCTTACATCAGAAGAAGCGTTTTCTTCTTCTACGAGTATAACATATCGTGGATTTAACTTTGAAGTAGATAAACGTGGAATCAATGTTACTACACGTACACCTGAATTTAATATTGCTAGTTCTAGTAGAACAAATACAAGTACGAGAACTGTTGTTAATACTGTAAGACAATCTGTTCCAGTTCCACCACCACCACCGGTTCAACCTGTGCCGAATGTGGCAGCCCCAACTAGGACATCTGGCATACAAGAACAGGCGCGGTTCGAACCTGGCGACGGCGGTGGCGGTGATGATCCTATTTCACAAACATTTACTGTTAAGTTAAATCATACTGATGATACTGTAGTAATGTTAACAAAGGCTGATGTCTATTTTAATCAAAAATCTCCGACGCGAGGTGTCACATTTGAGATTCGTGAGACAGAAAATGGATTCCCTACTAGTAGAACTGTACCATTTTCGAAAGTACATTTAAATTCCAATGAAGTAAACGTATCAGCCGATGGCTCAGTTGCAACTACATTTACGTTTAAAGCTCCAGTTACTCTTAAAGCTGAAGTGGAGTATTGTTTTGTCGTAAAACCTGATGCAAATGATCCAGATTATAGAATTTGGATTGCACGATCCGGCGAAAGTGATACTATTAGTGGAACAGCTGTAACACAAGATGCGCATGACGGTACATTATTTACATCTACAAATGATAGTGCCTGGACTCCTTATCAGGATGAAAATATTAAATTTACGCTTTATAAAGCTGAATTTGCTGATAATGGTGCAATGAAATTAAGTAATAAAAATACTGAATTCTTTACGTTAGATAATATTTCTGGTGACTTTATTGTTGGTGAAGAAATGTTTGTCGTTAATGCAAATGTTGATGGAAATGTTTCAGTTAGCACTAATAGCAAAACTATTACCGGTACTGGTCTTTCAGTATTCAATAACAATGATAAGTTTGCTTATTACGCTAATTCGACTATTATTGATGTACTTACAGTTGATCAAGTTGTTTCTAATACAGAAATTATTGTAAAAGAAACTCCTAAATATGCTAATACAAATACTACTTTCTTTAAAACAGTATCTGGTACTGTAACGTATTATGATAGAAATACACCATCACAAATATATATCGATAACTCAAACGCAAGATCTGGAACGTATAACTATTTAGATACTTCCAATACAACTATAACTGCTGCAAACTATTTTGAAGCTAACACCATGCTTATGGGTGAATCTAGTGGAGCAACTGCAGATATAGTTAGCGTTGATAATTTTAAAGTTAGTTATATTCAAACAAATTTCTATGTGACTTCATTTGATTACACAAACTATAATATTTCAGCAGATAGACTTATTGATGAAAATACTGAAACTCTTTATGCTGATGGATTACCTTTTAATATGTCTCCAAATAGTAACAACTACTTGAGAAAATATCCAACTATTATTAAAAGTAGATCTAATGAGATTGTTGATGGGTCAGGAAAATCTTTAAGCATTAATATTGACCTTGAAAACACTTCACCGTTTACTGCAAAAGATGCATCTCCATTTGTTGATCATACTATATCTTCAATTATGGCATATGGATATCAAATCAATAATATTGTTGATGATGGTTCGGTAACTGAGCTAGATGGGACAGAAAATGGTCCTGCAGAAAGTAAATATATAAGTAAGCGTATTATTTTAGGAGATGGGTTTGATGCAGATGATCTTCGTCTATATATGACTGCATATAGACCGCCGGCCACTGACATAAAAGTATACATTAGATTTAAAAATCTAGTTGATCCTCGTGACTTCAATACTATTGAATGGACAGAATTGCTTCTAAAAAATGAAACTAATTTGTTTTCAACCGAATCAGATAGATTTGACTATAGGGAATTTGAATTTTATATTCCTTCACAACCAAGTGGTGATTTTGTAGCAGGAGGTGGAGCAGCACTTAATAGTGATAACAATGATGTAATTAGATACATTTCTCCAGATGGAACAATATACGATAATTACAAGTCTTTTGCTATTAAGATTGTTATGCTTTCAACAAGTCATAAAAATGTGCCGCGAATTAAAAACATAAGATCTATAGCATTAACATAAAATGAAAGTACAAACTGAAGATAAAAATTTTGCAAGAGATATTAACAGTAAGGCTCTAATAAATAATAATATTGGAGCCTTACAAAGACGCAAAATGGAAAAAAATAGGCAAGATAGATTGTCTAAGGTAGAAAATGAAGTCGATGAAATTAAAAAAGATTTGCAAGAGATTAAGTCTCTTTTAAAAGAACTTACGAATAGGTAAAAGAAAAGATGGCAAAAACAACATATCTTGGTGCTAATGTAGAAATTACCACAGATTCTTTTAGCGGTTGGATTAACAAAACCAATCAACTTGTTTATGACATGGGAACCGTTGTTCTTACAGCTGGGCCTGTTGCACAGCCAAATACTACAAATGGTGCTGCAGTAACAGGAAATACTCATGTTGAAGGCTTTTCTTCTGCTAATACTCTTGTTGCAACTGATGCACTTCGTGGCGGAACGGTAAGCACACCGGCAAATCTTGTAGTCACAACAAATACCGTATTTCAGCAGTCTAATCTTATTGATGTACAAGCCAATACTAATTTACTTAACGTCGACGCAAATAATGTAGTAATTTCCTCTAACGTTACAATGGATGGCGGGGCAACTAAAAACTTTGCAGCTACATTTGGTAATATTACTACAACATCAGCATTATTTGATATTACAGCAAATACATTTAATCTATCTTCTAATTCAACAGTTGATGGCGCTATTCTTAACATCCACACAACTGATCTTGATATTACTGCTAATTCTACAATCACTGCAGCTGCACTTACAGCTAACGTAACAGCAATAGATGTAGATTACACTACTGCGACATTTAATGGTACAACATTTACCCATACGGCTCAAGACATTACTATTAATTCAAACACCGTTTCTGTAAATTCTACAGCTATTGATGTAACTTCGGATGCTGTTGTTGCCACTCTTTCTGATCTTACATTAATATCAAATACAGCAATTGCAAATGTTGCTTTTGTTGATGTTAATAGTACTGCGATCGATGTTGCTGGTAATACAACTGTTAGTGGCACAACTTCTACCATTAATGCAAACACAACTGTTAACGGCACAACAGTAGATGTTAATGCAAATACGACAATTACTGGTTCGAATGTTAACATTGTGGGTCACACTACTGTAACAGGAACAACCGTAGTTACCGGCACAAATCTTGATGTTAACGCAAATACGACAATTGACGGATCTACAATTGCTCTTACTGGTAATACAACAATTACTGGAACAAATACTGATATTATTGGATCTGCATCTGTAACTGGTTCACTATTAGATATTAATTCAGATGCAACAACTGTTGATGGCACATCACTTACTGTTAATGCCAATACATCAATTATTGGTTCTACAATTGGCTTAAATGGTGATGTTACAGCATCTGGCACAAATGCAATAATTAATGCTAATACAACTGTAAATGCATCTAATGTAAATATTAATGGCATAACTACAGTAGTTGGTTCTGCATCGTTTACCGGTACTGATTTTGATGTTGCAGCTAATACAACTGTTACCGGATCTACACTCGAAATTGCTGCTAATACTACAATCACCGGATCTAATACAGATATTATTGGATCTGCATCTGTAACTGGTTCACTATTAGATGTAAATGCAAGTACTACAATTGATGGTACTTCCTTTGTAGTTAATGCTAATACCAGTGTTACCGGATCTACAGTGGATCTTAATAGTACCTTGACTATTACTGGTCCTTCTATGACTGTTGGATCAAATACAACATTTAATGGGGCAACAGTTGATATTAACTCCGCAACAGATATTACTGGTGCGACTAGTATTACAGGACCATTAACAGCTATTGGTAATGTAAGCATTACATCAACAAACACTGTAATCAATTCTACAAATACAAATATAACAGGTACTGGAACAAGTATTACAACAAATACACTTAACGTTTCTGCTAATACAACACATAGCGGAAGAGTTACTGTAAATGGTAATGCAAAATTTGCTGGTCTTTATGCAAACGTAGCTACAACTGATCTTATTGTGGGTGCTAATTCTACATTCACCGCTAACACATTTACTGCAAATATTGATACATTTACAATAGGTGTAAATAGTGCTGATGACCTTATTGTAAACTCAGACGCAACTCTTAACAGCACTTTAACTGTTGTTGGTGATCAACTAAATCAATCTGATTTAGTTGTACAAGGTGATTTAACTGTTCTTGGAAATACATCTTTTTCAAGTAATGTAACGCTATCTCTTGCAGAATCTGATGTTCAGGTATTTTCGGTTACTGATACGTTCGAACTTGTGCCAGGTGCCACTGTTATTTCTAATATTTTACCACAAGCAACTCTTACCTATGATCTTGGTAGTAGTGCTGCTCAATGGGATAATGTGTATGCCGGCAACTTTATTGGTACTCTCGATTGGACCAATGTAGCCAATAAACCTGATCCAACTATAAGTGTTGCCCTTAGTGGTGATGTAGTTGGTTCTTCGAGTGCTACACTTACAGATTTAGCCAATGGTTCAATTTCTATTTTAACAGCAATTCAACCAAACTCTGTTGTTCTCGGTACTGATACAACTGGTGCCTATGTTCAAAGTTTAGTACAAGGTACTGGCGTTACAATTACGAATAATAGTGGTGAAGGTGCTACACCTACAATTTCTATTGGTCAAGCAGTTGCAACCACATCAGATGTTACTTTCAACAGTGTTACAGTAAGTGAAGATGTTGTTGTATCTGGCAATCTTCTCGTCGAAGGTACAACTACAACTATTAACACTAATGAAGTAAATATTGGCGACAATATTCTTCTTTTAAATTCTGATGAAACAGGTACACCTTCACAAAATGCTGGATTTGAAATAGAACGAGGAACATCTACTAATGTAAGCTTCCTTTGGGATGAAACGGCGGATCGTTGGACACTTGGTTCTCAAAGCCTTGTAGCAAGTTCATTTATTGGAAGTCTTTCTGGTAATGCTTCTACTGCTTCAAAACTTCAGTTTGCTAGATCGATTACACTTGGAGGAGCATTAACTGGCTCTGCAACCTTTGATGGATCACAAAATATAACTATTAATGCAAATCTTAATAGTGGATCTATTATACTTGGCACAGATACTACTGGGGATTATGTTGAAACAGTTGCGGCGGGAGCAGGAATTAGCGTTTCTGGATCAGGTGTTGGGGCAACAGCGACAGTTTCACATGCCGATACGTCTACTCAAGCAAGTGTTAATAATTCAAATGGTAATGTAATTCAAGACATTACTCTTGACACATATGGTCATATAACAGCTCTTGGTTCAACAAATCTTGATACTCGTTATGTAAGACAAACAACTAATCAAACAATTAGCGGTTTTAAAACTTTTGCTAATACGACGATTCTACAATCAACCACTGCAGGAAGCGCAGCTGCAAAGATTGTTAAAAACATTGAAGACGGAACCAATACTCCTGCACTAATTGTTGCAGGTGATGGTGAATCAATTGATGTTATTGCTGAATTTAGAGCAAATGCTACCGGAACATCCGTTGATATAACCGATACACCAAACAGTAGTGATTCTGTTTTCCAAATTCTCGGTACAGGTAACGTAAATGCTGACGGAACAATTACTGCAGGTGGATTTACTACAACAGGAACTGTAAGCGCCGGGACCTTAACTGGCGACATTAATTATAATGACATTACTAATCCACCTACTATCGGCAATGCTACAATTACTATTAGTGCAGGAAGTGGTCTTGTTACTGGTGGCAATTTTACAACCAACCAAACATCGAATGAGACAATTACTTTAGCACATGCTGACACTTCGTCAATTACAGATACTTCAACATCTGGAAAGAATGTTATTAGCAGTCTTTCTTATGATGGATTTGGACACGTAACAGCTGCAACAACAAGAGCTCTTGATTTCTATACTACAAGTGAATCTGATTCGAGATATGTTAATGCATCTGGTGATACCATTACCGGAAATCTTACAGTTAATGGATTGGTTCAAGTAGGACAAAATGGTGGTGGTGATTCCATTATCAATTTCTATGATGATAATTCAAATGTATACAGAACACTTATGTGGGATGATACTGCGAATGATTGGTCAGTAGAAGACAACAGTGGTGTACAAAGAACTCTATTCCACTCAGGTAACCTTCCTACTCCAAATGATGCATCTATTACAATTGCAACTGGTTCTGGATTAACCGGAAGTGGTGTATTTACTCTTAATCAGGCATCTAATGAAACTGTTACAGTTTCGCACTCTGATACGTCTACATTAAGCGGATCCTACGGCGGGGCTGGAAATGGAGTAGTAGTAGAAGATATTACTGTTGATGGATTTGGTCACATCACTTCTATTGGAACAGTAGATCTGGACACAAGATTCCTTGGGATTTCGGCGAAAGCTGCTGATTCTGAATTGCTTGATGGTCTTAACAGCACTCAATTTGTACGTGCAGATGCAAATGATGTTACAACTGGTACATTCCAAACAGTTGGTCTTGGTGTAGGTACGGCTGCTCCCACAGGTGGTGAAATTCGTGCAACTGGTGATATCACAGCTTTCTATTCTGATGCAAGACTGAAAGATTTTAAAGGTACAATAAATAATGCATTAAATAAAGTAAATTCACTTAATGGATATTACTACACTCCAAATGAAACTGCTCAAAATCTTGGCTATACAAATGAACTTCAAGTAGGTGTCAGTGCACAAGAGGTTCAAGCAATTTTACCAGAAATTGTAACAAAAGCGCCAATTAGCTATGAAGAGCATGTTGAAGAGGATTATTTAACAGTTAAGTATGAAAAGCTTATACCTCTTCTTATTGAAGCTATTAAAGAATTAAAATCTGAAATTGAACAATTAAAATCTAAAGGCTAAGGAGAAATAATAAATTATGAACAATACTATGTTTAGTGATGAAGAGCGCAACATTAGATTTGGAGATTATATTGAAAAAGTAAATTTTAAAAGGTATGAACACCTTCGAGAAGTTGAAAAATTTTTTTTAGAGGAAATGAAAAAATATCCAACAAATGCTTCATATGATTTAAGTGCATTTCAACATCCTTATTTTGACTCGGTTAACTATACAAATTACAGTGACTTTTTTATGATGCATCCTCTTCAACCTGATTTATCTCACATTCAGGTTGAAGAGGCACTAATATATGGCGATGACAATTTTTCAGTCGATTTTTTTAATATCTATGCAAACAATCTTCAAAAGGAAAATGTTAATAAGTATAAAACAGCAGGCAAACATGTTAAAAACATAGAAGCCGTAGTGGTACTAATAGGTAACAATAAGCTAGATAATATGTGCTTTAATAAACTTAAGCATATATACAATACTTATGGAAAACTTGCAATATTTAAACCTCATCCTCTTGTTGATAGGGATATGACAGATTTTTTTCAAAAAAGTATACATAAGCATGCAAACGTAGCTAATAAAGAAAGTGATGTGTACGAATATATAAAAGATGCAAGCATTGTTTATACAACTCATTGGAGTGAAACAGCTTTTCATTCTTTATGCTTAGGAAAAAAAATTGATCCTATTGATACATTTCAGTCTAAATTTTTTGGATCTTTTTCCCACGTAAATAAGCATTTTTTTGAAACCAGCAATCCAGAATATGTTATAAATAAAATGTTTAATGATTATAGATCTGGTCTAGTAAATCCAAAGTATCAAGACGATTGGAGAGAAAGAATTTCAAAGTATCTTGAGTATATTCATGAAAAAAGAAAAGACTATAGGTATAAGTATGTACAATCTAACTTCTGATGTAGGATGGCCTTCTTTTGAACAAGTTTTAGAGGATGCTAAGATTGGAAAGAAATCATTAATACTTGTGTCTGGTGGATTAGACAGCGCATATATGTTATGGAAATATGCTCAATACACTGACGATATCGTATGTCATCATATTTCTATGTATGATAGTATATCTCAAAGAGCAGATACGGAAAGATTTTCTGTAGAAAGGCAAATAGAATACTTAAGAAATCAAGGCAAACATATTAAGTTAATAACTTCTGAAGTCCGTTCTACTTATGAAATGCCTCTTTTAAGAGATTGGTATACAGGTGTAATATTGTCTTTAAACTATGCATATATTGAAGGAATTTCTCATATAGTTGCCGGTGATTGTTTTATAGACGCATTTGATAGAAATCAAAATTACTCTACTCTTTCAAAAGATATTAAAGAACATATGGTATGTTTAGGTAATTTTGTTAGGGCCTATACAAGAAATAGATGTGATACCATAACAGCGTTTGAAGCTAATAATTTAGCAGAAATGTATAATGAAATGCCAGATGATTACAAAAAGTTGATATTTTCTTGTCGCGAACCTAAGTATATAAATAAAAGGATAGAGGCGTGTGGAAATTGTCATTCTTGTATGAAGAATCGACATTTTGGTTGGTGGAATAAAATAAGCAAATGCATATACAAGGACGAAATAGATGGCGTTGCAAAGTAACGGAGCTATATCATTAGGTGATATTGGCACAGAGTTTAACGACACAGTTCCTACAAGTATTTCAGAGTTTTATAACCCTCCTACACAAGTTGGCGGGGCTATTCCTGCTAACGGGGAAATTTCATTTTCTGACTTTTATAATGCCACAAATACGTGGACGACATCATTTAGTACATCATACACGACGTCATTTAGCACATCATACACGACGTCATTTAGCACATCATACACGACGTCATTTAGCACATTTTTTACCACATTTTTTACTACTTCACGTACAACATCACGTACAACCTTCACGCCCGTTGAAGGTGAACCTTATACTACGTTTTTTACCACATTTTTTACTACTTCACGTACAACATCTAAAACTACTTCACGTACAACATCTAAAACTACTTCACGTACAACATCTAAAACTACTTCACGTACAACATCTAAAACCACATCTAGAAGCACTAATTGGAGATAAAAATGATCAATTATTCACATAAATTGCTTAAAGATGTTGAAAGTACGGAAATAAATGAAATAATCGATTTTACTTTAAATTCTTCATATGGTTATAATAGAACAGTTGAAGATAATTTAAATTATGAAATTACTGTGAATACATTAAATGATTATTTTACTAGAGAAAACAGCTATTTAGTAACGGCGTATGACGATGATATTTTAGTTGGATGCTCATTCTTTTTAGATTCTTCATCATCGCCAGGAATCAATTTATCTTCTAGCAGTAATATAATAAAAAATTATATGATAGATAACAACATCAACCAAAACGAATGTTTTAGTATAACATATATTAGAGTGCATAAAGATTACCAAAATTTTAAAATATGCAAAGAACTAATGGACTATTCGACACAAGTAGTAGCATTAGAAAATGGATTTAAAAATATACTTATTTTTTCTTTAGTTAGTGAAAGCACCCTTTCATTCTATCAAAATTATTTTGGTGAAAAATTAGTTGTCACAGATGTAATAGATCCTGGAAATATTATTGACGAAGTGATAACTGAAAATTTAATGATTGTAAGAGATGTTTAGTGGTTTAAAATTTTATTTTAGTGTACAAGGTAAGAAATACTATTCAGATATAGAAGCGGCTCCTGTTGCATGTAAATTAAAGGAGCCGCTTGTTTTTCATTTAAACTATGATTTTATACAAAATGCAAATTGGCAAAAAGAGCCTGTATATCCAATACACTATTATTTGGATTTGCATAGTAGAATTCTTAATGAAAAATATGATCAAATAATTCTTATGTATAGCGGTGGGACAGATAGTCATACTGCTTTAGAATCTTTTATACGTTGTAAGATAAAAAACATCATTTTGTATGATACAGTGTCAGCAGAGCAGCTTTCTTATAATGGTCGTAAAAAAATGAATGAAGGTGTTATTCATTCATTAAAAAAATACAGTCAACAATTTAAAGACTTAAATTATAAAGTTATGTCTCCCAAAGTCGATTCAAACGATTACGTATGGTCTTCTACACCAAAAGAATTTGAAGAAACCATTAAAACGTTTAAACCACAAAAATTTTATGACATAGCAATGACATCTTCTTGGTATAGGCTATACACAGAAAAAAATAATCATATTAGAATAGACACAAGTAAAAAAAAGACTGCAGTCGTATATGGCTTTGAAAAGCCTATGATTGGTATTCGAAATAATTATTGGGAATGGTATATGCCATCCCATGAAATAGTTTCAGCAAAAATGTTAGCTACAGATGCTTATGATGATGTATTTTTTTTCATTACCGATGATGTTCCAGAAATTCAAATAAAGCTAGCATGGCTGAAAATAGAAATACTTGAACGTTTAGCTGCTGTTCACAATAAAGGCGAAGTTAGACTTGGTGGGTGGCAAACATACAATAGTCCCTTTTATGAACAAATAAATGAATATATGGGTTATAAAGCTGTAAATGCATTAATGAATTCTGCAGCATATAAACCGGGAAGCCCTTTACATAATGAAACAAAAAAAGCATTTTATAAACTAGAACACCCTGGCATAAAAAGAATTATCGATGATATTAAAGCCAGCATGGGAAATCAACAGATTTTAAGATCTAGTGAAACTGTAAAAATAAAAAAGGTACCTGATTGGTTAATACAAAAAATTTGATATTGATATGGAATTAATTCTAACATTTGCTATAGCAACATTTATGGGTATCATTGCGGGAATGATACCAGGGATATCAGCATTTACAGTGCTTATTATGTTGTATCCTCTTCTTGTTGTTATTGATCCCATAAATGTTATCATGATATATGTTGTCGTGGTTAGCATTAGTCAGTACTTCGGTTCTGTGTCATCTACTCTTTTTTGTATTCCTGGATCAGCTACTGCAATCCCTACCATACACGAAGCTCACACTTTATTTAGACAAGGTGATGGCAGTAAAGCTATTATGTATGCAGCTATAGGTAGCTTTATAGGATCTATTTTTTCTTTACTTTTTTCTATTGTTACTGTTGACTTTGCATTTATGTTCTATCCTTTTTTTAGTACATACGTAAAGACTTTTCTTTTAGTTGTTTCCTTGTTTATTTTTATGATTGTAGGAAAAAATAAAATATGGACTAATACACTTATGGTATTTGGAGGTTATGGTCTTGCTGAAGTCGGTTATAACTCGTGGGAGGATAATCATTTTTTAACATTTGGTATTGTTGATCTTTATTCTGGTATACCATCCATTACTGTAATTCTTGGAATTTATGTAATGCCTTATATTATTAAAAAGGTATTTGAAAAACAGCAACACATAGAGCTTGTAAAGTTATCTATAAATGGATATTTGGAAACTATAAAAGAACTAGTTACATATCGATATACAGTAGCAAGAGGGTTAACTTTAGGATATTTTTCTTCATTTATTCCTGGATTAACTTTTTATGTCGGAACAACAATGGCATACTACCTCGAAAAATTTATAGGCAAAAGAAATAAAACATATAAAGAAGGAGATATCTCATGTCTCCTTTCTGCAGAAACAGCAAATAATGCAGGAGTTTTTTCTCAACTTCTTCCACTACTTTTACTTGGTTTACCAATAACAGCCAGTCAAGTTTTTATTTATGATATATTTTCTATGCAAGGATTATCATTAACAACAGATTTTTTTCAAGCAATGTTTACACAATTGGGAATAGCTTACATTATTAGTGCTATAATAGGATTATTTTTTGCCGGGAAATATGTAAATTGGGTAAGACATATCACAAAAGTAAACTATCAGTATGTGTATATTTTTATTTTACTTTTATTATTTGGTATTACTATATTTGTTGGATATACTTTTTATCAACCTGTATTTTATGTGCAGTGTCTTTTTGTTATGCTTATATTTGGGCTATGTATAAATAAGTTTGACACTCTTCCTTTGGTGTTTTCTTTTTTGATGCATGATCAAATACAATCTAATCTTTTAACTTTAATATATTTAATATGAAGGAGTAAGTAAATGAAAAAAGTTCTTTGTATGTTTTTTTCTTTAATTTTTTCTATGAGTGTAGCTTATGCTGATGGAATTAAAGTTATTAACCCATATTCAGTTGGCGGAATGGCCCACAAAACCGCAAGCTATTTAAACACCGAATTTCCAGAAGTTTTTACAGAGGTTTTAAAGGTAAGCAATTGTACAGAAGCAGTTAAAATTATGGAATCTACAAAAGAACCTACCATTTTTATGTGGGACATTTTAGGATCTGCTGTTACAAGTGATAAGACGTGTCACGTAATAAACGAAGAAAATTTTGTTTCAATATATTCAAGTGCATATTATAGTGTTTTTGCATTAGAATCTAATCCAGAAAATAACTTAGACAAATTTATGAATGGTGAAGCTAAAATTGGAGCTTCCAGTGCCTCTGGTCTTTTGCAAAAAATTCAAATGAATAAAATGTTAGAAGGCTTAGAAAGCAATTCTAAGTATGTTCCTTATGCAAGCTCTGGAGATGCAATTGCTGCTCTTGAAATTGGTGAAGTAGACTTTGTTTTAACCGGAAGAGCAAAACCACATTTCAAGGCAATTATTACCGGTGATCCTTCTTCGAACAATATTCCAAGTATGTCTGATTATTTTAACAATTCTTTTTCTAAACCAGGAAATTATTTGTCTATTCTCGGTGTAAATGTTGACAAAGAAAAAGTAAGAAAATATTTAAGCAAGACATATGAGGATGAAAATTGGAATCAAACTTTTCTAGGTTATAACTATAATTTGTCTAAAATGTCTTCCAAAGAACAATTTAATTATATGATGAATGATGTAAATGCATTTTTAAGCGAGCTTAAGTCTAATTAATTTTCTTTAGTTGGAATAATTATAAATAGTCATAAGATAAAGGAGAAATCGTATGGCTATTAAAGCAAATCTTGTAATAGATCAGGGTACTGATTTNAGTGCAGTCANTCGATGTGNTTGATGCAAATGGTGATGCATTTGATTTGACTGGTTACACTTCTTCAGCTCAGATGCGAAAAAGCTACGCATCTGAGACTGCTTATAGTTTTACAACATCTGATAATGATAGCTTAGGACAAATTACACTAATAATGTCTAATAGTGTAACTAACCAACTTGACCCTGGAAGATATCTCTATGATGTAGAAATAACATCAAGTGGAGGATTAGTAACACGTGTAGTTGAGGGTATTGTGACTGTAACGCCTGGTATTACGAGGTCATAATGTCTATCACTGCTAAAGTAACTCCTCAAGGCCATAATATTAAAGGTAGAGTTAACGTGCAGAATCAACTGCAGGTTACTGAATATCGTGTTAACACAAACAATATTAGACTAGGTGATATTCTTGATGTCGACACATCTAACGCTGCTGACGGTGGTGTTCTAATATATAATGGTAATACCTCTACATTTGAAACAACAACAATAATAGAAAACGAAAATACTCAAGTTAATGGGGGACATTACTAATGTCAGTAATTAAGATTAAAAGATCTGGTACGTCTGGATCTCCAAGTGCTCTTGGCCAAGGTGAAGTTGCTTATTCCTACTTAGCAGGTAGCGAAATTAATGGTGGTGATAGACTTTATATTGGTACTGGAACTGAAACTAATGGTGAAGCTGCTAACATCGAAGTTATTGGTGGTAAGTATTTTACTCAAAAACTTGATCACACACCTGGTACACTCACAGCTAATAGTGCGCTTATTGTAGATGCTCAATCTAAAATTGATGTGCTAAATGTCGATAATATTACCATCGACGGCAATATCATTTCTTCAACAAATGTTAATGGCGATATTAATATTTCGCCTAATGGTACTGGTGTTATTAACGCATCAACAAGTAGAATTACTAATGTTGTTGACCCCACATCTAATCAAGATGCTGCTACAAAGGCGTATGTTGATACAGTTGCTTTAAGTGGTAATGTTGTTACAAGTTTTACTATTGCTGGAGATTCTGGATCCGATCTTTTTGATTCTGGCCAAACTCTCACATTTGTGGGCGGAACTGGACTAACATCATCTATTGCAAATAATGAAGTAACCTTTAATCTTGATAATACTGCTGTAACACCTGGTTCTTATGGATCTTCTACACAAGTACCGGCAATTACTGTTGATCAGCAAGGTCGCATTACAGCGATATCAACTTCTAATATTGCGACTAGTTTAGGAATTGCTGGTGATTCCGGAACAGATACTGTTAATCTTTTAAATGATACTCTTACCTTTGCTGGTGGTGCAGGGATTTCAACAGCTGTTACTGACAATACAATCACTATTAATCCAGGTGATTTTACAATTACGCTTGGTGGTGACTTAAGCGGTAGTGCCACAGTCACAGATCTCGCTAATACAACACTTACAGCTACTATTGGAACTCTTGCAGAACTACAAGTTGATAATATCAATATTAACGGCAATGATATTACATCAACAAATACAAATGGCGATATCTCTCTTAATCCAAACGGTACTGGTAATGTTGCAGTTAATGGCGCAAGAATTATTGGATTGGCAGAACCTATTGCAGCAGATGATGCAGCTACTAAAGCTTATGTAGATTCTACAGCACAAGGTCTTAACGTTAAAGAAGGTGTTGGCGCAGCTACGACTGATGAACTTGCTACTCTTTCAGGCGGTTCTGTAACATATGATAATGCAAACAATGGTATTGGTGCTACTCTTACACTTGCAAGTTCTCTTGCAACCATCGATGGTGTTTCGCTTGTTAATGGTGAAAGATACCTAATTAAAGATGAAGCAAATACTGCTCATAACGGTATCTACGTTCGAACAAGTAGTACTGTATTTACTCGTGATGTTGCGTTCGATGAAGAT